TGGTGAAGGCATAGGATTAGGCTTCGGTTGAGGAACTGCGGACGCTGGCACTGGCGACCCCGCCGCCGCAGACACCGCGCGGAAGGCATTTATCCTTCCCCATCCGAACTTATCGTCTCGTCCCGGCGTTCCGAGGTCGTCTGAATTATGGATCAAGAGATCCACTAGAGCCGCAGCGCTAAGGGACGGATTAACGGCCAGGACTAGAGCGGCCACGGCAGCCGCAATCGGAGACGCGAAGGACGTACCCTCCCACTCCTGGTAACCGCCGCCCTTCGCCGTCGTAAGGATCGCGGTTCCGGGAGCAGATAGAACGATCCACGGACCGAAGTCGGAGAAGCTAGCTATGGCGTCGCCTCCGTCGGTCGCGCTGAGAGCCACGGCCTTATCGCACGCAGCCGGATAGTACGGAGCGCTGGAGCCGTTGTTCATCGCGGCAGAGAACACGACCGCGCCTTTGCTCCAGGCGTAGTCTACCGCGCTCTGCAAGAACGTAGAAGACATCGCTCCGCCGATGCTGATATTCAAGATTCGCGCGCCGAAGTCAACCGCGTACTGGATTGCAGCTCCGATATTCGAGTACGCGGCATAGTCGTTCGCGTCCACGACGACCAGCGGAAGGATCGGGTTCTTCCAGGTGATTCCGCATACGCCGATGGCGTTATTAGACTTGGCCGCTATGACTCCGGCTACCGCCGTCCCGTAGCCGAGCGAATCCGTTGAGTCTGACGTACTGGCCACAAAGTTCCATCCCGGCAGAACCACTCCCGCGAGGTCCGGATGCGTCGCGTCAACGCCGGTGTCGATCACGGCTATCGGCGCGCTCGATCCGGTCGTGATCGACCACGCAGCCATAGCCTGGATCGTCTTCAGGTACCACTGCTGCGAGAATAACGGATCGTTCGGCGCGGAGGACTTCGTGCTGGCGTAGTAGTCCAACTCTACGTCGCGCATCAGCGGATGGGAAAGCAGGGAGTCGCGTGCCGCGCCTTCCGTTCCGACCGGAACCTCGATCACCGAAGCGCCGAGATCCGGATGATGAGATATGAGTTTCGCGCGATGAGGTTTCAGCGCGTTAACGATGCGCCGGTCGGAAGCGGAGATTCCACGGTGATGGATAATGAGACGTCCCGGAGCGGACTTTAACCTTTCCATATCGCGCTTCCTTCTTCCATAATAGATCAAGCCTTGAGACGGTCCGCGAGGGTTATTTCAAGTTCCCGGATCGTCTTGCGCGCGGCTTCGATCCTCGGCTTCGTTTCCGGACTGGCAACCTCTCCGTGCTTCTCCGCGCTTGCCACCACTTCCAGGAGAGCCGTTAGAGCGATCTGAGTAGAATCTAATCGGCCCTGAAGAGCCGCCGTGTACGTCGAATTCACGAGTCCCTTAATGTGGTTGCTGGTATTGACCAACCCCGCTATCTGGGATTCTTCTCTGCGATGATGTCTTCTATCTGAGAACGACTTCGCCGCGAACATAATCAGCGCTCCGATTAGCGTGGCTATCACGCCTATGGAGGCATTACGGATCGCCTTCATAAGGTCTGCGTGATCTTCTGCGGCTCTCTTGACTACCGCGTCGGCGGCATCCTTCGCGTCCTGGACTTCTTTGGCCCTAGCTTCCCGAACTTCCTTTAACCCCTCTTCGAGCTTCGAGAAACGGTCCTTATCTACCTTCTTGGCCGCGTCAGACCGCTCCTTCAGCTTGTAGCGTTCTAGGGCAGTAGAATCCGCAGCGGCTTTACTGGCAGCCGCTTGATCGGCTCCGGCCTTCTTCTGCGCGGCGTCGATAGACTTCAGATCGACCTTCTGCCACGCGGAGACGGCAAGCGCGGAGAAGAGAAGGAAACTAATAACCTTCATGATCTAGGTAATCATACCGTTCGTAATGAATCCATGCCAGTGGCCGGAAGCGCTTGCGTCGATTGAGGGCGTGACGGTCAGGTCGTCGGGGAAGGACGCATTGAGTCTCTGTGGAATGGTACCGCTAATCGCCCAAGAGAACTCGGGCTTCATCGGAATAACCAAGGTGTTCCAGTCTTCGCCGAACTCTTTTTCGAACATCGCCCACTGATCGCGCTCGCTCATCGCAATATTCTTACAGGCTAAGAAATCCTTCTGGCAATGCGGGCACAGGAAGACGAAGACGTTAGGATGAATCCAGCGCGGCTGCAATTCGGAGAGACGCATTAGGTTGTAGCCTTCGGACCATCCGGAGAAATTGGCTCGGTATGGGTTTCGGCTACGGTCGTAACGACCGTTCCGGAAGGGCGCAGCGGCTCCGTCTTCTGAACGGTAGTCGTCACTACTTTCAATTCAGGAAGCGGCTTCGTACGCAGAAAAGAAAACATGTTCAGTGTGCCGCTCACGAGGAATACGGAGCCGACCACCTCGAAGAACTTAACGGTCCCGAGAGCGTAGTGCTGGGGATCATTTGCGGTCACGACGACTCCGCTAACGACTGCGGAAGATCCGCCCGTTATGAATGCGGCTAGAAGGCCGCGTAGCCAATCTGAGAAGTCGAGTTCTCCGAAACCTAAAGGAAGTTTCATGGCGAACCATCCTTGCATTATGATTTTACGGGAAGAATATCTAGGGAAGGAGAAAAGCGCGGAGCGCGCGAAACGTGAAACGCGCCCCGCTGGAGAAAAACTACTGCTGCTGGGCCTTAATGGTTTCCGTAACCGACTGAACCGTCGGATGGTTCTTCAGCGTCGCGACGATGGCCTGGATGTGCGGGAGAGAATCCCCGAATATATCCTGCATAGACTGCGCCTTGGTCACGTCGGCGGCTGCTGCGGCCACCGTTCCGACCAGGGACTCTTCGAAGTGGTCCAGGTTCGTCACGGTAGCCGCCGGAGCGCCGGATAGGACGGCCACCTTACTGACGTCGTCCACGACCGTCTTGATCGTGGCTTCGTTAGCTGCGAAGTAGGAAGTAACCGAGGCCGAGAGAGACTTCGCTTCCTTCCACGCGAATGTGAATGCTTGCTGCAGCGTCATAATTTATATTCCTTTTTTTGCGTGGCCTTTCCTATCCCGCAAGCCTTACCACGCCGGGGCGCGGGATAATCCGAACGGTTTGTAACGCATACTGGAATCCCGGCTGAACAAATAATGCCAGGAGGACAGCGCGTCGTACCGTTCGGAATAGTTTGGTCAATTCTCATCACCTTCCTTTTTTTGAAGGCTCGGCGCGTCCTCTCGATAAGGCTGGATGCTTCGTCTCTCGACGATACAGTTAGCCGACATGCCCTCGACAGTCTCGACCATACTCGTTTCTGCGGTTAGTTAAGCCGCCCCTTTCTGGTCTTACCGGCTCTCGCCGTACGGTCCCACCGCGAACGCGCAGCCCTCTAAAGTTATACTCCCGGATTCGCGGCGACGAAGTCCTTCAAGTTCTGATGGACTGCCGCGCTGTCGTCTGTTTCGCTTTTGAGGATCGCAGCGAGTTCTGCCGGGACCGACGGATCGCTCGCGATAAGGTTGCGGATTCCCTGGACGGTCGTAGCCGCGACCGGCAGGAGTTGGAGGACTTGGCTCAGGACCAGGAATAAGGCTCCCATGCTATTTCACCTCCGCTTGGATGAGCGTGATCGCCGCCAGGACCGACGAGTAGAGCGTCTGGACCTCCTGGGACGTTATCCCGGCTTGAGACAGAAGCGCTTGCGCTCCGAGTTGATCGAGCAGCGCTTTAATCTGAGCGGCAGCCGCCGTCCATGGAGACGTGGACGTGGCGATAGACTGGATGGAATCGCCTACGGTCGCGATCTTGTCTGTGACGACGAGGCAGGATTTCGTCTGGGCGAGCGATAGGGTCTTGGCCGCTCCGAGAGACTTACAGGTATCGGATACCGCGTAGTCAGCCTTGACGAGCGTGGCGTTGTATACGAGCACCGACTGCTGCGGGGTCTTCGGAACGAGCGTCGCGCCTGCGCCTGACTTGACGCATCCGGTCGAAGCTCCAACGAATAGGAGCATTGCCAGAAGCGCGGGCGTGATGAAGATCGAACGTTTGATATTCATGGGTTCTCTTTCTTTCGGTAGATCACGGAGAGCGTTAACCATCCCCGCCGCCTCGGACTCGGAAGAGATCTGAAGCGGCAGAGAATGGCTCCCCATGAAGGAGACTAGTAGTTCGCCTTTCCGTCGATGGCGTTCTGAACCTGAAGCTTGATATCGGTGATAGCGGTAGCCGCGCCAGGGAACTCGTTCTCCGGATGATCGACGTCGTACTTCTTGACGACCTTGTCCAAGAAGATCTGAGCCGAGACCACCGCCGGATTGATCGGCACGGTCGCTTCGCCGCTGCCGTCCGACTTCGGACCGGTCACGAGCCACCAGGGAGCGCCAGCGGGCCAGAGGTTGCCGTGCTGGAAGTCGTAGACGAAGCTCGGCTCCGGAGGACCGTCGGCCTTCACGACCGTATAGCCGCACGCTTCGAGGATCGCTCCGAAGTCGCCGTGCGCCTGAGGCGTCGCGATGTACTGAACGTTGCGGTCGAAGACCGGCGCTCCCGCGTCGATCATCTGGCCCGTTGCCTTGTCGATGAACGGCTTGTCCGTCGGAGGCGTCACGAGGTTATAGTTCACTCCATCGCCAGCGTCTTCGTAGACGCCAAAGAACTTGATGGAATAGTCTGCTGCGAGTTGCGTTGCTGCGTTCATGGGGTAGTCCTTTTCTTTCTGCATCTCTCGATGCGCTATTATTCTACGCTACTGCGCGGTCTCGTTCCGCGTTTTTAATCTTTCGTTTAGAACGTCGATACCGCCGCCCTGCGCCAGGAACCGCCGGTATGGATGTATACGTAAGAATTATCCATACATACCTCTCCGTCATTACCGGATGCCGCGCTATTCGCTGGGGTTCGACTCGTATCGAGCAATCTCGTGGTATTGCCTGTGACGTGCAAGATTCCAGTGCCGCTGACCGTCGGAGAAGACGTTCCGATTCCGAAGCCGGTCGTACTTCCGTACGTTACGGTCGTCGCTACAACGAACAGCTTCGGCATAGCCGCTACGGCGTATCCAGTCAGCCAGACTTCGGCGGCGGAACCGGATGCCGCGTTATTGAAGCACTCCAGGAATAGCTTATCATCGGCAGAACCAGAACCACCGACGCTCAGAGCGCCGCTGCCGGTAGTCGGGGTGAGCCGGATGCCGCTAGTCCCCAATGTCGCTCCGGAGATTGTCATCACACCGGGATACGATAGGCCAGCGACGTTCGTCAGGTTATGCGCCCCGGCATTAACGTCGCCGCCCCACGTGTGGATGTCGGCAGCGATATGCTGGAAGTCCGTCGCGTGGACGACCGGAGAGCCATCCACCCATGCTGAAGGATCGTAGGACCAGGCCATCGTTATACCACCGTCGCTATCAGGGTTTTCATATCCTGGCTAAGTTTCGCTTGCTTGAATCCATGAGCGTCAGCGAGAATCGATAATGCTCCGCCGAGGGATTGGTCCGTAGCGTTAACATCAGCCACGGCGATGCGGATCTTCTTCTGAAGCTCTTCGAGTTGAACGTTCAGATCGTAGACGTATAGCTTTGCCTGTGCTATACGATTTCCGACCGCTATAACATGAGTATATTCCGCCTCCGTAAGCTCGTACGAAGTAGCTGGTTTCGGAACGATCACTGGACCGGAAGGCGGTAGTTCGTGGTTGTGTACTGGAGTCATATTTATACCTCAAAGTCGATCACGCCGGACGACATGCCGCCCATCTTCTGCGTACTCAACGGATCATGGGAAACGCCAGCTGCCGTCTGTGCCTGCGTGATCGCGGTAGATAGTGAAGATCCCACTATACAGTAGGATACTGCTGAATTTGCGGAATTGATTATTGAAATAAGATAGATCGTTTTTCCTGGGCTTGTCATTATTTCTCCTTATGTCCAACCTGTTATTATGCCGCCGGTAATGGTAACGGTATGGGTGGCAGATCCATCGGATACAGTTTTACTGCCAGAGAAACCACTGCTTCCGCTACACTTGAATAGATTGTTTGTCTCGATTGTACTATTGGCAAAGATAGTTCCGGAGCTAACGGTTACGTTTCCGACGCTTACGGATATATTCCCAGCGAATAGCTGAAGACCGGACGCTGCGCTTAGAGCTACTGCCGTAGAGCCAGCGCCGTCAAACAAGTGAATAAATGCAGCGCTAGAAATAAGGACCTGGTTTATACCAGAAGATACGTTCGAGGCTAATAGTATATTTCCAGGGCTGATTAGTACGGCGCCCGTTCCTCCGGTAGTGTTATAACACACGAAACCATTAACCACGCTGTAGGCCGAAAGATTCTGTATTAACGTCGTCGTTCCGCCGCCAGTACACTTAACTCCGTTTGTAGAGTCTATATTTATTGTGAACGATCCTCCTGAAACCGTAATCGTAGGAGCAGTAAGGCTGACGGCTACGGAGATCGTACCAGCGGTTAATTTCCCTACGCTTAGATCATTAATCTTTGCGTCCGTTACCGCAAGGTTCTGAATATTGGAGGTTCCGATAGCAAGGTTAGCAATCGCGGCATTTCCGACGGATAGGTTCTGGTACGCGCCCGTCGGAATCGAGACGGCCTGATATGCTGCCGTATAGACCGACGATGATGCCAGCTTGGCCGCAGTCGTCGCTAGATTAGCCATATTCGCAGTTAGAACAACAAGATTATCAAGGGCGGCATTTGCCAGTGTGACGCTCGCCGATTGCATATTACCTGCCGCAATAGCAAGTGACGCGACTTTAGGGTTCGTGATTGCCGATGACGCAACATAACCAGTCGTCACGCCGAGAGGCTTTCCGTCTAGCCATACGCCAGGAGATGCTTGAAGCATCGGTCCGACCTTTGACTGGATCGACTGAGACAGATCATTAACTCCGCTTCCAGTTCCAATCCTGATTCTTGCCTGAGGCGTTACTCCCGGAACAATGGTATTGCGGAAGATCTGGCCTGGAGTGCCGAGCGTAGGCGCTCCGACGCTGTTAGGCCGAACCTTTACGGACCGCGCGAAGATCGTTACCCACTGCGCCGTCGTCGGTGTCTGGAGATCGACTGAATGCGGTACGAGGATATTATCCGGACCGCAAGGTACAAGCCCGTTAACCGTCTGTAATCCGGTTAGGATAATCTGAGTCTGGGCGGGATCATTATCCCAGATACCGACCAACTCATACGCGAAATCCGTCGGAAGAGGATTGGGTAGATTTGTGGTGTCCGCCGTAACCGCGACCGGCGAAATCAGCTTTCCCGTCGAGTTATCCGGCGTCAGGCTCAACGTCAAGGTAAACGTCGGACCTGTTCCGCCTGCAAAGTTCGGTACGAACGTCGGCGGAAGTATGTTATATCCAGTACCTCCGGTCCGCACGGTTACCGTCGTCGCAAGTCCGCCGGAAATCACCACTGTGATCGAAGCGTTAACTCCATCTCCTCCGCCTGTATCGGCGAGAATATAGGTTCCGTCCGTCTGCCCGCTTCCAGCAGTCGCTATCGCCACCGCAGAAAGTATTCCAGATTGCGCTGTGATGCCGTTTATGCACGGCTCGTATTCAACTCCTGAATTCGGCTTGAGCACCGTCTGAGCCGGAATCGTTACGAGGCCGCTCGGAGTTGCACCGGCAAGACCGGCTTGAATCGGAGCTGGATCAATCGCCGCAGAATAGCTGCGCACGTAGACGCGAATGCTGAGGTTCGGCACGAGCGCTGTATTGATGACGCCCATGTTATACCAATCCGTCGGAATGAGGATCACCCATGGTTGCTGCGCGGAGAGGTACGGAATCTGGCGGATGTCGAGGGGCGTCCACTGGCCGGACGGCGCGGCTGATCCAGGGGTCGATACGCCGAGGACGAACTGGCCGTTCGATGAAACGTCCGGAATTTCAAGATAGATGTGTCCGCCGACTACGTCTCCCATGGGACTCGGAGGCGTTACCGGAATACTGATCAGAAGACCGGTATTGCGGACGTCATCCCACGCAGCCGTGATCGTTCCAATAGTGAAGTCTCCGAGAGCTTCCTGCGTCACCGTGATCGAGCAGCTAACGGTGGCCGTTGTAGAAGCGGAATCCGTCACCATTCCCGTGAAGGCGTACGTTCCAGGAGTTGTCGGCGTACCGGAGATGAGTCCGGTCGCAGTCGTTAAGGAAAGCCCAGGCGGAAGGCTTCCAGAAGAGATAGAGAACGTGTATGGAAGAACGCCGCCGGTCGCGATGAGTGAGGCTCGGAACGCAACGTTCTGAGAAGCATTGCTTCCCGAGAACGTGATCTGAAGAGCGGTCGGAGTAGCGCTCGATCCTGCGGCTCCTGCCGGTCCCGCTCCCGCTAATATAGTTAGCTGACCCATTCTTGATTTCTAGTTCGCTGGAAATTTGATCACGGAAGTACCGTTCGCCGTCGTCGAATCGCGAAGTATGATCGACGTCGGAGTTGAGCCATCGGACGCGAGCGGAAGAACGTCAGAACCGCCCGGAAGTATGACGACGTAGTTTATGTCCAGAACTCCGCCGACCGTCGTCTTCAGCCTCGTCGCGTACAGGACGGAATTAGGCACTTGAGACGCAGGCAGAAGCGTATACGTCAAGGCTCCCGGGATGACGACCGCCACGAGCGTTAGATGCGATACTGCGGTCGTTCCTAGTTGACCGCGAACCACCGTGATAGACGCCGTTCCGCTTCCTGCGGTCATAAGCATCGCTTCATAGTTTCCGCCGGTATCGATGCCGATGTACGTGCCGTTCGGCTGAGAGGTGGCAGCGGTCAGCGTAACGTTGGTTTGGGAGTTATTCAATGCACCATTCAGCGTCGTCGCCGTTGGCCGCGTAATACCTGACGTATCGAATCGCGGAAAGCGGTCCGTGGAAAGCATCGTCTGGCTGGTAGTGATCGTCCTAGCGGCTCCGGAACCCCATACGTACGCTTCCCTAATCGGCGACCAGCGCTTGACCGAAGAGTTTCCGTTCTGGTCTAGGACGAGGGCTCGAATCAGAACGACTTCCTGCGAGTAGTTCTGGATGTCGATTGAGCCAACGTTCGGAATCGGGGAAGGAACAAGGGCCGTGTTCGATATCGTCGAGTACGGAAGATCCTGCCAAGCGGCTGTCTCTATGATGTAGCGCGAAGTATTATCCGGGGTAGTATGCCACGCTTTGTCTATCGTAATCGTATCCGCGTTGTTGCCCACGATATTGCGCTCTTGGCCGCGTCCGGTTCCCTTCGTAATGCGAAGGCGCGTTCCGACTAATTCATTTCCAGTACCGCCGAATCCGGAAGGATCGTAGGCGTTGACGGTGTTTGGATCTTTGATCGTGATGGCCGTGATCGTCGTCGGAAAGTAGTTCAGCTTGAAGACCGTTCCGGCCTTCACTCCAGTGACTCCATTGATCACTACCAGCGATGGGTCTGGAGAAACGTGGTAGACGGCTCCGGTGTTATCGATGACGTGGAAGTCCGCTATCGGAACATTCAGCTGATTCGCAATCGGAAGCGCGAGCACGCTTAGGTCATATCCGTGAGTCGCGTCTACCTGCTGGAACTGGTGAGTCGTGCATGCGACGCTGAACGTGAGGAATCCGGTTCCGTCTCCGTTAGAAGTGGCATCGACCGAGCAGGCATCACCCCATACGCCTCCGTGAACTTCTGGCTTGACCTCAAACTGTAGGGAATCGGCTATCGGGTCAGGAGGTCCGTACGTTGAAACGTTCAGGCTCGTGAATGCGACGGTAGCGGGCGTCGTGCTTCCAGTGGCTTGTTCACAGAGTTTATTGTGCCCCAATCCGGCGAATAGCGTCCAGTGCGCCATTCCGGCAGGCCAAGCCACCGGAGGACTTATGAACGTGTTCGTGTTCGTTCCGGTAGGGATGTAGACCGAGAAGAACTTAGAGAGCGGAGACCATAGTCCGTTAGAATCCTGAACGGCGATAGCGCCAGTGATCGTCTGGCCGCCGGGAATCGTCCCGCCGGTATTGGCCGTCGTTCCCTGAACCCCGACCTGCGGAGGTTGAAGCGTCGGACTGAACTGATTTACAGGAGAGCATCCGCTGATCAATAGCTGCGCTATCGGTGAGCCGTCAGCCGCCTGTCCGTAGAACTGAGAAACGGAGAATCCCCACTCCGTAGTCGAGAACATCGAGTCGCCGGATATGGGTTGCTCGGCATACGGCCTCCACGGAAGCGGAGGACGCCCCGTGACGGACTTCGTCGGGTCGGAGTACGGCGGTACAGCCGTCTGACCATACGTAGTCGTATACCAATAGTCCTCGTGCATCTTCAGCGTGACGGTCATCCGCTTGTAGTCCATCTTAGGGTTGATGGCCTCTACGCGAACGAGGACTCCGGTTATCGGAGTTCCCGGAGGAGACTGAAGCGCTACCAGCGGCGACAGTTGCTGGCTCTGAAAGCGCAGCAGGCAGATCTGACCGGCGCGGAGATGCTCAAGGCGCTGCGTCGTCGTAGGAGTCCACGTATACGTGCCGCGCGTATCGCGGTTCGTATTGCCACGGTAATTCTCTGCCAGGATCGCGTTGGCGATGCGGTGGCCTTGATCGAAACTCGATACGCCGCGTATCGGGTAGTTCGCCGGAATCTGTGAGCCTCCGAGAAGGTATCCCGAGGACCGCGCCACGTCTTCTGGATCCACTACGGAAAGGCTATCTGATACCCACTGGTTATCCGCATCCTGAAACTGGAACTGAATGTAGTTGGGCGCTTGCGCGTTCGGCGCGCAGGAAGGCCCTTCCATTTGCGGATTACCGTTCTCATCCTGAAGCACGACGCCTTCGTCGATCAGGTACGCGACGAATCCGTTACCGCTCGTTCCGTCCGCGTGGATCGAAGAGATGGCCGTGTTATAGTTGCTCCCCGGAAGTGCAGCCGGTTGCTGATCGGCCAGCGTCTGCCGGATGAACAGTTGCTTCAATCCGCTGTCGCTGTTATCGACGAGTTGCCCGTTAAACGACCTCAGCGCGGAGGCGATCACTTCGTTAGCGCGCGTCAACTCTTCGAAGCAGTACTGGAAAATATAGCGCGGATGAGTCGCGGAGTTTCCGTTCAGGTCCGTATACGTCACCGGCTGATCGCAGATGACCGCAGCGTTGTAGAAACTCGTGATGTCTAGTTCGGCGTAGCTGTAGTTCGCCCAGATCAGGATATCGAAGACGGCCCACGCTGGATTCTGGCCGAAGCTCGTGTACGTATTCCCAGCGGGAGACGTGATCCCTGCGATCTGCCCATAAGACAGGTAGCGAATCCATCCGCCGGTTCCGGTTCCGGAAGGACCAGAAGCGAGCGTCACCGTTCCAGGAGGTCCGTACGACCAACTCGAAAGGCCCCACGTTCCATTAGCGGCGCTCAGGGAATTCTGGAGGACCTGAATCGTGAACGGAGCGTTACCGGCCACGTCCACGTTCGGCACGCCGGTCGGAAACGTGATCAATCCGTTGTTATACGTCGCAATCGGCGCGTACTTCGCGATCCGCGTGCCGTTTATGAGAGCCTGAACGCTGGCCGTCGAGTTCGACTGAGCGAGGTCGGAATAGACGACGGCCTCGATTGTTGCCAGTCCACCGTACGGATCTCCTTGCCCGTTGTATTCAGCGTCCTGGCTGGCATACCCGTTTCGGCTTCCCGTATGAGCGGAGATCTGAGGGGAATTCAGGTTATCTAAGAAGTTCCAACGCTCCAGCTTATCGACTCCCTGCGTACTCCATGCTGGGATTATGATGCCGTTGATAACGAGCATCTGAACGCCGTTCTGCCCGATGTCGCCGTTCGCAACGACGATCTCCATGCGCGTCGAGTTGCCGTCGCCTATGGTGTTAGCGATCAGAGGACTATTTACCCACTGCGTTCCATAGACGAGCGGGTACGGCTTGCCGTAGATTCCCTGATTCAGGAATGCGAATACCGTCACGTTCTTTCCCTGAACGTAGGACTTCGACTGGCCTTCGCGCCAGGACGGTGCCCACTGAACTCCCTTGAATCGTCCGGTCGCGCGGGCGCTGGAATCCGTCGAGTACATACCGCGCGCGACGCATCCGGTCTTCGTGTAATCACAGACGATGTAGTTTCCGCTGCCATCCGCAATCACGTTTCCGAAGCTGTCCGTCGCGTTCGGAGTCGTCGTGTTCCCGCGCCTGCAATCGCCGCCTATCTCTGGATCGGTTCCGGCCTGATCGGGGTTATATCCGCATCCCCATTCGTAGGCGCTCTGGTCGGTCGCTCCGGCCAGACGGCGAGCCGCATTGATCGGGAAAAGGTTCACGCAGCGCGTCTCACAGAGTTCGATGGGAAAGTTGACCATCGCCATATTGTGGCTGGTCGTCGCGCGGACGGCCATCGTAGAAGCGCCCATCGGAGACCGTGCGGGAGCGTCGCACACGCCAGTAAACTTGAACGGCGTGACGGAATCGTTGTTGAAGATGTAGACTCCGAGGTTCGTTATGTCGCACATGATCAGCGCGAGTTTTACGATTGCCCCCTTGAATCCCATACCTGCCGCCATCTCGTACGTCAGAAGAATATACTGGTCCGCGTTGTCGAATTCGAGCGTTACGTCTGAAATGCTATCGACGCCTTGGGAAGATCGCGCCTGAATCGTACTGATCGTCTGGTTGTTGAGCCGCGCTAGATACGAATTACTCTGGTACTGGTTTCCGCCTTCAGCCGTGTTGAAGTTGTGCGTTGAGAAGTAGCCGAAGGAACCGTTCTCGAACTGGATCTGCGCGAGTAGGCAAGGGAAGTATGCCTGCTCCTTGCTCGTTAGTATTGCCGGAAGAGACGCCATTTATCAGAACGACTGCATGATCTTCAGGACCGTAGAGTTCTGGTTGAAGTTCGCGTGGCTGATCTCCATCACGTCCTGGTCGTAGCGGAAGCCCGTGTACGTGGTCGAGTTGTCTGGATCGACGTAGGAGAATCCGCTAGCCGTCGTTCCACCGCTCCACATACCCCAGTTCGCCACGAAGTGCGCTTCCCATAGAGCGAGGTCGGGATTGATGAGCGCTGGGCCGTGAAGTTCATAACCGCGCAGAGCGCTCGACGGGAATCCGGTCAATCCTCCGCCGATCCACGCCCACGAATACCGGATGCCGACATTCTGGTTATCGTTCAGCGTTACCTGATAGCGGTCGATCTGTGCGTAGGGAAACTGCGCTGGCGCTCCGTTGCCGAGACGCGGAAAGTTCGTACCTGCCGTTCCCGTATTCACGTACGGGTTTATCGTCTGGCGCGCGTTGATCACGAAGTCGTACTGCTGATAGTCGCGCTCACTTACCTGAAAGTTTCTATCGGTGAGCGTCATGTGCGGATAGTAGATGCCCCATCGCGTGTCCGCTCCGCTTACGGCTGTAGAAGCCGGATCTGTCGTCACGACGTGCTGCGAATCCGTGAACGACGCAATCGTGGAGACGAAAAGCGCTCCCGCTGGACCGGCTCCAGCTACGACTACCTGCTGGCCCACGCAGTCCGGATTCACGAACATCGGCGCGCTGATGGAAAGATGCGTAGGACTACCAAGCGAGATCGTGCCGAAAGAAGCGAGACCGATCACGACTCCCCAGGTCTGATCGAACTGCCCCTTCTGGCTGGCGACGAAGTTACGCATAGACGTCATATCCGTCGCGTTGATCCGCGAGTACGGAAGTTGAAGGGTAACGAGTGGAGGCCGCGTTCTCGATCTCTGCTCTGTGCAGTTCTGCGCCATCGCTACGTCGGTCAGGAACGTCACCTTGCGCGTAACAGGATAGAGGCACGTCGCTCCCGCGCCGGTAGCCGTGCGGACCAGTGGCAGAAGACCGGCCACGCGCTATTGGCTCCTCATCGTCGTCTGGAACTCCGTGGCGTGACCAAGTACGACTGCGTGGTTCATAGCCTTACCGACGGCTGCGGGATGGCGCGTTAGGACTCTCTCTACGTCATTACCGTCCATCGCGTAGATATTATTTACCACGGCTTGCGGATGGCCAGCCGATGCCTGATTCGGACTCGGGCCGCCGAACGGACTCGTTACGTATCCTGGAACGACCTGGTTATGCCTATAGTCGAAGTATCCCTGCGCGACCTGCGGCATTGCCGAAAGATTAGAACTACGCACGCCGCCGAAGCGGTCGAAGTCAGAGAATGTTCCGGACGTGCTCATGCTTTCCGAGATTGCTATGGGAGCCATAAACTGGGAATACTTAAGATGACGTGTGATCTCTGCTTCACGGTTCGCTTTCGGATCACCCATGATCGCTGCAATGGTTCCGGTAATAGCCGCTGCTGCCGCAACGAACGGCTGTTGTGGGCCAGGAATCATTGAGGCTGCGCCGAGGATAGAGCTAGTTCCCATGAGCGCTCCCTGAGCGCCACCAGCTTTAAATCCGCTATATGCTCCGTAAGCCGCCGCACCAGCCGCAGCAGCCATACCGACTACTTGCGTAGCCGTTAACTTTCCAGCCGTCGGGCTATAGGCTACTGAACCTCCTGGGGTTAAATTCATGTTATAGATCGAAGACGTATGGGTAAGCGGTAAATCCCCATTCTGCATCATAGGATCTAATCCGAATACATCAGGAGGCCCGAAGAAATTACCGCCGCCTGGGTCACCGGCTCCAAACATAGGAACCGCAGCTCCGCCGCCACCGGAACGTGACATTGACATAGCGCGCGTCAATCCCATCGTCGCTGCGGTGTTCGCGTTCGTCGCAGCCGTATTATCCTGCGTGGCGATCTTCGTAGGGTCTGCGCCAAACGGCGTACCACTGAAGATCTTTCCGAGTCCTCCAGGAAGATGAAGAGAACCGAGAACGGACTGGCCGGTTCCGGAGCCGATGGCCATCTTTAGAACGTTCTGTATGACGGTCGATTCCAGACCTTCAAATTGAGAGCGCACGAACGATCCGGCTTTGCCGTGCTGCGCAGCAGTAATGAGATTCGCTCCTACTCCGGCGACTCGGTTGATCTGAGCGTCAATCAGTGAGAGAATTACGTCTTCACGGTCCATCTGCGCTTCGAATATCTTCTCGTTCTTTTGATCGAGAGCATCCTGCCTAGCCTGCGCGCGTTCACCTTCATCGTGCTTTAGATTAGCTATGCGAAGTTCTGCCTGATATTCTCGCTCTGCGTTATCCATACGAACCTGAAACGAACGCATCGCGGCTCCGGTCGCTCCGTCCGCTAATTCCCCAGGAGTAGCACGTGCCGCGCGGCGTAGATTAATTGACCCCGTTCTACGCGCATCGCGGAGTTGTTCTTCAGGAGATGACATCGTTCGCGCTGGACCTTCGACGTCGAACGCTCCGAATCCGAAAAATGCCGGATTAAGATTTCCCCTGGAATCCAGGACGCCTTCTCCGTGGGATATCATTCCGGATAACCAGCGTTTGTGCTGCTCTACCGCATCACCAGCTCCGAGCAGTTCGCGGTTAATCCGTTCCGCCCCGTCGATCAATTCATGATTAAACTTCTCCAGCGCAGAAGATGACTCCGTCAGGAACTTTAAGAACGCGGCGGTTTTCTGAAGATCGAACGCTTCATTTATGGCGCGCGGCTGCGCAGCGACGTGAGTCTTCAGCGCTCGTTCTTCGTCTTTTCTTAAAGTATCCTTACGCTCTTCTTCGATCTTTGCCATCGCTACGGATAGATGGCGTTGCGGTGAATCTTCTCCGCCATAGATCGCTGCGCCAAACATCTCTCGCGACCGCTTCTGAAGTTCGGCTATCGAGTCTGTCTCACTAAATGATGTCCTAGCCGCAGCCTGCGCCAGTTTAGCATTAGCCGTCGCCGTAGACACCATAGCGCTTGAACGTAGGGCCAACTGCTGGCGCAGAAGAGCTGGAATACGAGCCTGCATGATCTTCTGTTCAGAAGACGGTACCATCGCTCCGGGAGCTAGGCCGAAATCGAATACTCCAGAGAGGTCTCCGGCCTCTTGCTGCGTCGGAACAGGAAACTGCGTAAAGCCTTGGCGCAGAAACTTGCCAGACGGATCTAGGCCCATCCCCCAGGCCGAGCCGCCGGTAGCCGGACCAGTAATTCTTCGGATCGCGTCAATCTCGCGCTGGAGTCTTTGGACCTGCCTATCAGCCGCCGCTTTATCCTGTCCTAATTCTCCGGCCTGCCGCCTTGCTGCCGCCTCTGGTCCGTATTTAGCTCTATACTCCTCATCACGTAGTTCCTTCAACTTTTTGATGTTCTGTTCATACGTCTTAGTTGCGTCTTCAAGGAGTTTGTTGGACTCTTTCTGAGCGTCTGCGATCTGCTTCCAGAAATTTAGGTGGATGCCAAGTTTATCTCCGACCTTACTAAGTACCTCGAATAGAGCGATAGCTCCAACTAGCGGAAATGCGAACTGTAGCGCTGCTCCGAGCGTCGGTAAGCCAGCTAGGAATCTTCCCGCCGCGCGCATAGAGCTAGCGCCTTCTAATTCACGCAGCGCAGCCGTTGCCGCCATAGCGCTACCAGTCGTACGTCCGAGCGACGCATTAAACTGCTCGTTAACGACGGTGCTCTTCGTCTGAGAAGCGGCTAACCCTTCGATCTGCATCCGATGCCGCTCGCGGAGTTGCTCCAGCTTCGCTTCCTCTATCTGAAGTTGGACTAGCTTCAGCGACGCGGCTTCCGATGCCTTCGCCTGCCCGTATAGCGCGTCGTTGAGTTTAGACGTGCTGCCGCTGAGTTTGTCAGTCGTACCGACGAGCGCGTCAGCCTGCTGCTGGCCGGACACTCCTGCGTGGATGTTTAACTCGTAGGCCATCTAGATCACTCGTTATGAACGGCTTCGTCTATCGCGTTCTCGGCCATCTTTGTTTCGCGCTGAATGATTCGAAGAGCGTCAACTACGGAACCGGGTAGTTCCACGATGTCCGCGTTGATCGTTTCTCCGGAGACGATGGCGGACGCCACTTGAATTAGTTCCACGGAGCGTTGAGATATCAGTGATACCGGACATTCCGCCGTAGCTGGTCCGTCGTTGATCGGCGCGGGAGTAGGAATCACGTCCCATCCCTGCGTCATCCGCCGAGCCTTGCGTACGCGGACCTCGTAGCGCGGCATCCACCATTGCTGACGCTTCGGCGCTACGCTGCCTGGGTGCTTGGTATAGCAGTTTCGGTTGTTCCATTCGACGCACCCGGCGCACTTGTACTCTCGCTTGTCCCACCCGCCGGTGCGTCCGAAGTGGAATGCGATTGCGAGTTTTTTGATTCTTCTCCCGTCAATCGCCCGTCCGAAAGAAGCGCCGCGTAGATCTCAAATGAGAGCGCCTGAGGAGCCGAATCGAGGATCTGATCGACCGTCATGCCGTCCGCTTCGCCGCCCTCGATCTTAACGAATCCTTCTCGAATCCAGATCAAGCGGATCTGCGAATCGACGAGCGCATACTCCTGATCGAACGCGGCGCGAGTCTTCCGAATCTCTACCGATATCGGGACGTTGCGGAATTCTTCTTCGAGCGGCGCGACGTCGGCAGAATAGACGGCCAGCTTATCGGCTTCCGGAGTATACTCCAGCTTCTTCATAGCTGCCTGGAGTTGGCGCGATATCTCCTTCTCCCTATCGTTCTGCGGAGGATATTCCTGCTCGATCTCGCGCATCCTCTGGCGCAGCTTCAGCGCCTTAAAGTCTACCTCCGTCCGCCGCGCGAACCCCATGCGGCGGAGCGTGATCTTCGATCCAGGAACTGCCGCTGAAGCGAACTCGTATTCTGCTGAAAATGCCATACCGTCTCTTTCTTTCTACGTAAACGCCAAGCTGAAGTCGTCGATGTTGCCGATGGCGCTCGCGTGGGCCGTGGCTTCTGAAAAGTTGATGTCGAACGCTCCGCCGTTCTCGACGATCTGATACGGATTCAATTGGACGCTCTTCAGCGTGAACGTCGCGGTGGCTCCCGAGATATTGTTGACGACGATCACTATGTCGCCGGAGGTCTTCGTAAACGAATTCACCTTGAGCGTCTTCAGGTTCGTGTCGTCGGAGTCGATGAAGTGCATGTTACTGATCGACGCCGTTCTGCGCCCGGACGTAATGGCAAACGGATAACCGTCGAGGTACCCATCTTCCGCGAAGTCGAGGCCGGTATTCAGGACGATGGAATACGTGCCGCGCAGACCGAGCGGAGAAACCGTGAACATAGTCGCCGTTCCGCCGAAGCCGTTGATCAGGCTGCCGTGAACTGTGATCGGAGCGCCGGAACTCGGCTCCGTCGGAAACGTCGTCAGGCCGAACTGCGACACGGTATCGAATCCGGTGAACGGATACTGCGAGAACTGGGCCGAACTACAGATCGCGACGCACTTTCCTTCGACGCTCATCATCATGTGCTCGCCGCCGAACGTGAACGTCACGCGCTGCGGAATACATCCGCCCGCGATTTGATGCTCCGGACTCGATCCGCCGGAACGATTGAAGCGGAAGAGAGCGAACGGCAGGATGCCGGTATCGAGCATAGTGTACGCTCCGGCAGATCCGACCTGTCCGAACATAGCAGAGAACATCGGATCGAGATCTGGATTCGTAGACGTCACGCCGTTCGGGATCAGCGGACCGGTCCAGGTAAATCCGCCGGACGTGCGCCCCGCGATGCCGTTGAGGTTCGACCGCGTTCCGGTTTTATACGGAGCCGTCGTCGTCGGCCTGTTCTGCGTAAGAGTGAGGCTCTGGTGGCGCGTGAGGATAGAGCCGGTGTTCGTCCACGTTCCGGCGCTGTTCGTGATGGTTCGCGGAGTGTTCGAAGCCTGCGCTTGGACGAACACCCGATCAAGAGGACTTGCTGACCAAACGGCCATGGCTATTCACCTTCCTTTACGGGTACGATTGGGGCGACGACATCCGCCGATGGAGTCTTTAGCGCTTTCCGATACGCAGCCAGCGCTGCCCAAGCCTTGTCGCGCTTGGCGATGAACTCCGTCTTCGCGCCGACGTGAAGCTGCGTGGAATAGTTAGCTTCAAGTTCTGTCGGAGTAAAGCCGCACGCGGCGAAGTCAGCGTCCGGCAGGAAGCAGTTCCGATCAGCCAGTTCGCGCACGAACGCCTCATCGAGTTCGACCTTCTCTCCGAAGCGCTCGACCATTCTGCCGCCGAGATCGACGGACGAACCAACGAAACGATAGACCATTTTTTGATTCTCCTTATACCTTTCAGGCGATCATCGCCTCGAACGAGCACGCGAACAGAATCGTCCTGCGCCATCCCTGGCCGAGGGCTAACACCGGAGTCTTCTGAGCGCTCAGATCGTACCGGAAGTTCAGAGTGTTCCAGGAATTCGCAACGTTTGGCTGGCTCATGGACGGAGCCTGCACGCACTGGAACATTGCGTCGATCACGGCGTCAGGAAGAGTTTCGAAGTCGCGTACTTCTTCTTGCTCCCAGGAAACGTGGACTTCAACGAATCCCTGTATCGCGCCGGAAAACTGCTGGTAGTGGACGCGGTTCCCGGTTCCCCACGGCTGAATCCGCTCTGCTGATATCGTTAGAAACGGATACGTGAACGCGGACGTTTCTTCGATCAAGTCCGGCGGCACGCGTCCGAAGTTGAAATTTACCGAACCCGCCGAGAAGTCAATGACGATTGGATCGACCGGATCTCCGCTAAAGAAGTCTAAATACCCCGGCTGAACGGCTGCGTACGTAGCATTGAACCCAAGCGTCTGATCAGAGATCCGATTGAACAGAGCTTGTCGCGCGATGCGGCAGACGTCGGCCATTCGTTAGAATCCCACGTCGTCTATCGTTATCGGACCGCTCTGATATTGCGCCACGTTCGACGCGGGAGATGCCCCGGATGATCCGGCCTGCGCGCGCGACATCATCCTCTGCCCTATCGCCCGCTCTCCGACGCGCAGGTCCATGTCGTTAAGAGCGAAGAATTCCCGCTTCGGAAGATTGACCTTCGGAACGCCTTCATTATTTCCGCGCGCGCGTTCCGCCTCAGGGCCGTAGAATCCGATGGCCAGATTGTTCTCCGGAGTATTCGCTTCGAACGAAGAGAACTCACTTCCGAAGTCCGCGCCGCCGGAACTGGGCGGCAACTCCGAACCTCCGGCGCGCACCATAATCGTATCAAGCATGTGCGTATGCTGCTCCATGCCGTAGAGGTTGACGTTTCCGACTCCGTGAGCCGCCTTAGCTGCCCCGTAGCTGGCGTAGCGGATACCGTAGGGCGTTCTTTGGCCCTTAGCGAGCCGTTGTCTACCTTTCGCAGCCGTCGCACGAGCCTTGCGGCTGCTAGCCGTGGCCTTCGGTCCGTGAGCGGCTCCGACTTCCCTATTCGGGTAGAAGTAGTAGGGACCTTTCTGCGAGTACGCGGCAAACGGTACTCCATTGACGTCGGTCCCCTGGAGCGTACGCTTCACGATCCGAGCGCGGTATGCCTGTCCGACGTAGAGCATATCTCCAGCCGTTACGGTCATAAGCGCGTGAACTTCCTGTCGGATTGATATAGCCGCGTTTCCGCCTCCGGGAGTAGTGAACGTCGCGCCGCTAGGCATGGTCGTCTTCCATACGTTTCAGGATCAAATGCTTCACCGTCTCTAGCATTCCGACTATCGGAGACCGATTGCGCGTCGAAGTACTCCAATTTATATCACCGTTGTCACTCGTCCAGATAATCACGCACATCTGAGGTTCGGATTCTCCGAAGTCTTCTAGTGCGGCTATAAGAGTCTCAGAAGGAGTACGCTCTTTCTTGATTCCTTCCGGAATCGGCGTCATGCGGCCTCCGCAGCCATAACTTCTAGTTCGCTTACGTCGAGGAGGAAATTATGGCGGCAGTTCCAACCACCGCCACTGATGAAGACGTTCGGGAGTTGACCGTTGCTCATCTTGTCGATCTGCTCTCGCGTATACGCTTTATCGACCGCGAGAAGATGAACGCAGAACGGACGCGTCAGTACGTCGTTCGGACCGCTATACTTATACTTCACTACGGTCTTTCCAAACGAAGCCTCGATAGCCCGATATCCGCGATCCGTCGCCGTCCGGTAGAACACACTCATTCCGGTATCGGCTATCGTTCGCGCCTGAGCGATTCCAACGTCGAGGCGCTTACCGAGCGTTTCTACCAGCTCTCCGAAGCGTAGGCCGCCGACGCTCAACATACCGCGCGTCATTACTGCCGCAGCCGCCGTCTCCATAGCCGTTTCAAGACTCGATACCGCGTTCGCCTGGAAGCTCGACATGACGCTTATGTCGGCTCCGGTGAACTTGATCTTCGGAAGCGGAGTATCCATTTGCTCTGAGAGGTACTCCAGCGTCTGATCGAAGAACTGAAGCTGCTGCGGAAACTCTCCGGCATAGGCGTTCAGAAGCGTCTTTAATCCGCGCTTCTTCATCTCCTTAACGAGAAGATTATTCAGATTCCTGATGAGTTTAAGATTCCCCGGAGTCTGCTGGATTATGCCGTCTTCGATCACGAGATCGTGCTGTAGTTTCGCCGTTACGCTCGCCTGAGAAGCCGTGACTATGGCGCGTAGATGCTCTTCGAACGCGCGGACCATCGCGTCCTGATACGCGGATTGCTGCGCGTGGATCTTATCGAGAGAAGGCATGCCTACGCTACTTCCCGACCCATCCAGTATTCGACGCCGTACCGGATTCCTTCACGTACATGGTCGTTCCCGATCCGCCGGACTTGTTCCAGTACCGGTCGCAGGGGTTTCCGGTGACGACGCCGTTCGGACTGCCGGTGCCTTCGTATTGCACGCAGCCGTTCCAACTGGTCGATTGGTCCGTGATGATCCAGGGACGCAGACCAATGAACGGGCCGCTTACGTCCGTGTAGCCGTTGTGTGGTCCGTTGTCCCACTTCATCAGGATGCCATCAGCGTTTCCACCGTTAGGGCCGGTGCCTACTTTAAATGTCGCGACTGGTATCGTCTGCACTTCCATATTACCGGTCGCCACCGTAAGGCCGCTGAAGACTGGATTCAATAAACTACACCCGACGCTACCGTAGATGGCGTTCAGGTTGTTGCAGGCCACTATGGCCGTCGTATTCGGAGCGAGAGAAAGATCCGTCGTTCCGCTGGCGAACCCGTAATTGCCGAGGTAGGTATTCGTCAGGAAGTGAGCCTGCTGAACGGGCGAATTGAAGTCGTCCTCGCGAATGCCATATACGGCGGCTCCGGTAAAGACGTTAAGGGCGATTGTGTTGTTCGCCGTACTGGCCACAGACGGGCTCTGCGATTCCCAGAACATAGCGATGGCACTGCACACCTGCGGCTGCGATTCACTTAAATGAGCCGGACACCATTGGCCTGCGTTCTCGATTCGATTCGACGTGACGACCGCGTTTATCGTATCTAGAATCAGGATACCGGCTCCCGATGGAGACCTAATAAAGTTCCCCTGGATCACGCAGCTATTGCCGTCGTTAATCTCGATGGCGGTACCGCGATAGACCGAAGTAGCCAACGCGCCAGAATTCAGGATGACGTTATTCGTGATCGTGCAGTTCGTTGCGAAAAAGTTAGTTATACCTTTGTTGCCGCAGTTCGTGAGAGTATTTCCGGTTACGGTCTGAGCCGTATCAAAGTATATGCAACCTGCGTTATCCGGAGACGGCCACGGGCCGGTCGTGTTCTCTATGATGTTCGACGCGATTATGTTCCGGCCAGCGGAGTTCGCGTAGATTCCATCGACGTCGCCGTTCGATGTATTGTTTCGGATTACGTTCTGCGCTACTCCGGAACCGCTCATCCACGCTGGCATCCCGTTAGCCGAAAAGTGATTATCGTGAACGCTTGATTCAGTGGTAGCGCCGGTCAGAAGTACTCCGGCATTAGCGCAATTGTGAATATAGATTCCGGAGACTTCGACCTTAGAGGCCCCGTTGACGGCCACGCCGTCGTTTCCGATGGTCGGCGGAGACGTATTATTGGTTCCGTTTCCGTTGATCTCCCCGCCAGATATCGAAGATCCGCCAGCGGTTATCGTTATAACCGGGAAGTTGCTATTGTTCCGCAGCGTCAGGACCGCTCCGGACGAAAGCGAGAGATTGATCTTACTCGATATCGTGATCGGAGAGACGGTGTACGCTCCAGGAGGAACGGGGACGATAGAGCCGACTATAGCGGAGTTTATGGCCTCCTGAATACCGACTGATGCGCTACCGACCGTCCACGCTCCGCTGTGGTTGTTAGCAGGCGTTACGGTGATCGTTCCGGATGGCGCTCCACTGGTGCAGGTCCCGCCGGTTATCGGAGTGGCTTCCGCAGTCCCGGTACCGTTAGAAAGGTATACGTAGTGCGCTACGTCAGTTCCAGAAACTCCGAGCGGGCATCCGAGAGGAAGAGAGATCGTGTTCGTTATTCCGGACGTTAGCGTTCCGCCCGGAGTCTGCGGCGTAAAGTTATAATTCGCGGCGCTTGTGTTCGGGCATGGATTCCATCCGACCGTTCCGTTCACTGATAGGAAGCAGAACGTTCCGGCTCCGATTCCAGCAGAGACTACCTGAGACGGCGGAATCATGGCAGACGGATTCGGAGGCGTCGTTCCCCATATCGAATTCCACGTCACCGGCGTAGACGAGGTAGGCACGAGCCAGATTCCGGTCTTGCTCCATCCGCGCGTATCGGAGACGCACGATGCGGCATAATACTGCCCTACCGGTACTCCCGTATCCGTCGGAACGATCTTCGCGAAGAACGCTCCGCTCTTGAACTTCACGGTAACCGGCTCGCCGATTATCTGGTCCTGCGCTGCTCCGAGGAATCTTCCTGTAGCCGCGCGGAACGTGCAGGAACCGCTGACTGGATTTCCGGCTCCGTCGTGGATCACTTCGGATACGGTCGTCAGGGTATCCTGACACCACGCGGTACAGGCTGCCAGGAGGATGCTGACGATAATTTTATATAGCGCGTTCATTCTAGTTCTTCGACGGTTCCGAGGTGGCCGTTTTCGCGGGCTCCGGCTTCACGCCCACCGTACCAGCCTGCCAGTTCACCGCGCACTTATCTGCCGGGATATTTGCCTCTTCGCAGGCGTGCGCTTCGAGCCGCTTCATAGCCGCATTCGACTCCGCGATAATCCGCCGCATCTGCTGGTCAAGCGCGGTCGCCAAGGTCATGTACTCGGGCGCGATGGGCTTGGCAGCGGGCGGTTGATCCTGAGCGAAAGCGGCACAGGCGAACATTGAGAAGATCGTTAATTTGCGCATGATTATTTCCAGGCCGGTATCCAAATCGTTGAGCCGTCTGCGGCGACGGCCTGCACCCAGGTATAAGCTGCCGTGCATGTGACCGCTGGGCAAGTTGAGCCGATAACCCCGACCACGGCGGCGGTGCTGTTTGTGCCAAGGAACTTGATCGTGCCTGTCACTGCTAGATTATTGGCTCCTGGGTCAGTAACCGTGCTGCCCACCGTTACACCTTTGCCGCCATCCGGCATCAGTTCAAGCGGCCCGTTGCTTGCCGCGAAAAAAACGGATCGAGCGCCAACATAGTCATGCATTCCGATGCCGCCATTGTCGTTGATCTGCCAGCGATTCGTTCCGTTTGACTGAAATCGGATGTCGGACGTGTTGGTGCCGCCCGATGTGTTATTGAAAATCACGAGTGGAGCTCCAGCGGTGACGAAGTTGCCGCTCGCGCCTTGCAAGCCAGCCGAGGCAAGTACGTTGCCGGTAACCGAGAGGGCATTACCGTTGTTGGGGTTGATCGAGACGTTACCCATTGAGATCGATGTCCAGGCGCTGAAAATCAAGGCGTTGGAGTGGGAACCCAAGCTACCAAATGTCACCTGAGCGGTGCTAGGGTTTGTGCCAATTGTCCAGCCGTCCGTATATGTGCCAGCGGTTTTGTAGCCGAGCATGTTGATGGTTCCTGCGCTGATGTTGCCGCTGGTCCCCGCTCCGTCGTCTCCGTTGAAGAAACTTATGGTGTTGAAGTGAAGCAGATAAACCCATGATCCTGCCGCGCCGAGCGAATCATATTTGCTCACTGTCAAGGAGAACGGTCGATGCTGCACGCCGCTGCGGTCCACAAAGAAGACGTGCGCCTCATGTCTACAGTCATCCAGCCACCACGTGCCGCCCGTCGTACCTACAGGCGCAGGGGACGATGCAAGAATTGCTTTGTTTGCGGCCACGCTGGAGACGGTGTAATAGCCGTGTGTCCAGCCGGTGCCAGCCGTGATCTGAATTTGCCGGTTAACGTCGCCAGCGACGAAGTTGTAAGAGGCACTGCTAACATTCAGGTTATTCGACCCATCCACCACGAGATCGGTACCGTTGTGGTAAGTCGGGCAATAGTTGCCTTCCTCGGCCCATCCCCACCCTGTCTGCGCTGGATTGGCCGCACCGCCGCCAGAATTTATGTTGTACGTCCAGTTAGTGGCCGGATTTCCGTTGGTCGGGTCACCTGGATTCGCCGCGACTGAAAGGTTATGGTAGAACTTGATCCCATCAGCCTGCTGCGGGTCCCACGTCAGGACAGGGCCGCTATTGTTGAGCGGGAATGTGGGGTCCAAATTCAGCATTACGTTGCTGCCAGTTCCCGTCACACCGTAACTCGAAGCCCACGCGCTACCTGTCGATTTGGCGATACCAGCAGCGGGATACGTCGCTACCGCTGGAGGATTTACCACGCCTTGCGCCCAAAGATTCACGGCAAAGAATGCGGTTGATACTATAAGTTTCATTATGCTCTCCAGCAAAGTCCATCCGGTATAGAGAAGTCATACTGCGCCGGTTGTCCTGCGTTCTCGAAGTTTCCATTAACGACCGGAACGTCGGCCAGCGTGTACGTGGTCGTCGCTATCGGAATCGGAACGGCATTCTGCAAGCAGCGCGCGCCGTTCTGCGGACCGACGTAGACGTTCCAGTGCGTTGCGTTCATGGGCGCGAAGATCCCCTGAGCGGTTCCTATCGCTACCGGCATGATCGACGTCGGCGGATTCAATCCGGCGAGGTTGATCTGTAAAACGTGGTTCGCAGCCACCGCTTGAGATTGCGGTATAGACCCTGCGCTTTCCGCTCCGTTCTGATTCGCGTAATTGACGTATGCTGGCAGAGAACACCACGTGATCGAGACGTCGTACGTAGCCGCTCCAGGCTGGGAGCCACCAGCCGTGGTCGTCACGTTCGATGAACCCCAGGTGCCAGCGCCGTACGTCCAGATCGCTCCCGGTGCGGCCAGAGGAGAAAGAATGATCGGAAGTCCGCGTCCCTTCAGGATCGTCCAGTGAGCCTTCTCTTCCTCCGCGAAGTCGTTCATCTTCCGCTCGTAGCGGTCGTTCAATTTGCGGCGGAAGACGTTCTGATAGAAGTCCTTGAGCACCGAATAGCGGCACCAGCGCGCGAACGCGTGGCGCGTGTGGTCCGGTTCCGCGACGGTGATCTGCTGAAGCAGCGCGCGCGGCCTATTGATCGCTGTACTGAGGACGTTCATCACGGCAGCCGCGTGGTTCGAATTGACGCCGACCCCAACAAGGTAGCCGCTAAAGTTCTGGACGCGCGAGAGCAGCTTCTCTCCCGCTGACAGCGTGTAGTGCCAGAGGACCGATGTCTCCGCGTCGCTGATGTCTAGACTCTCCGCTTTAGCGACGTTAGATAGTTCTCCGTCGATGAACGACAGCGCCTCGGCTGTGCAGAACATGCGGTCAGTAAAGAGCATTGGATGGTCGCTTAAAGTAGATTATGAAAATAGGGACGGCGGATGGCTTGAGGGCAATCTCCGCCGCCCCGAGTTGGAGAATTGCTCGATTAGGTTTCGAGCCAAGCGTTGAACGTTCCGCCCGCCGATCCATCGACGCCGATCACGTTCAGCCGAGCCTTCGCGCCGGAAGCGCCGAAGTAGTTCGCCGCCGAGAACGGAAGCTGCTGCTTGACGATGACGGAGCGCTTATCGGTTGCCTGCGTGTAGTCGCCTGCGGTGAACGTAGTGCCGCCTTCGCCTTCCGCTCCGATAAACTGGAATACGTTGGCTGCGACGGACGCGGTGAAGGCATTCGTGGACGTCTCCAATTGGACGGCTATGGTCTTCGACGCCGTCAACTGAATGCACTCGATGCAGACGGTGACCTGCTTGCTCATGGCCGAGATGTCCACACCGGCGGTCGGAGATACGGCCCCGGTGGCGCTCACCGTCTGGAGGCCAGTGGTCAATGCGGTGATCGTCATTTCTGGTTACCCCTTCCTTCTGCCTTGTTCTGGAGCACGGCGGCGGCAGAAGTGGTGTCGCCCGTGGTGGATTTCTGGTTCTGGGGCGGCGCGGTCAAGGTATAACCGGCGCGCTCCGCTTCGGCTTGCGTCATGACGACGGTGCGCTCGACGATGCGCTCCGTGTTCTTGCGGTTCTGCGGATTATTGCGCTCCATCTCGGCGCAGGCTTCTTCTCGTTTGATCTGAGCCTGCCGAAACGAATGGATCTCTTCGGGAGTCGCCAAGCGGTGTGAGCCTTCCGCGATCCGCTGGGCGGCGACGCGTCCCGTTGCTTCGCAGACGATGGGATTGCTTCCCTTCGTTCCGAGAAGATCGGCATCATCCGGATTACTCTCCGCGATATGAACGACGGATTCCGGCGTGATGCTCTGGTCGGCCAGTGCGAGCGTCGCGAGGACCTCACGGCGCGCGTAGCGATTGCTCCAGTTCGGGTCCAGCACTCTCGGATTGAGTTGTCCCCATCCGGCCATATAAGCGCGCTGGAGGCGCTCGATGCTGCTGGCCAGCGGGGTCTGAGTTGCGGTTGACATATCGGTTGTCGTTTCTCCTTTAATTGGTCTGGACCTGGACGCCGAACGAATTGCGGAGGATTCCGCAGCCGTAGAGGGCATCGACGGTGAACTGCTGGGCGAGCGTGCCGGACTGGTAGCTCATGATGACGCGCAGGCCGAATCCGCCCTTCTCGACGAACTCGGCAATGGCACCGGTGCCGGGAAGCGGCTGCGGTAGCTTGCGCATGACGAGCGCGATGCCGTCGCGAGCGAAGGCCACGTTGTAGGTCGTACTAGACGGCTTCGCGACGAACTGGGAGCGATAGACCCAGAAGTCCTTGATGCGACCGTCGGCAGCGCCGCCAGGGAGCATTCCGGTGATCTGCGCGGAAGGCTGGCTGTTCGGACCGAGGTTGTTCCAGTCGGTGAAGCGCGGCAGTTGACGGAGAGCGCCGTAGGTCGCGCCGGACACGATCAGGAACTTCTGCTGGTTCTTCGGGACCTTCTGCGCGAAGAGTTCCGTCTCCGCCAAGTCGATGCGCGCCTCGTCCACCGCAGTCGCGCCGCCGGTCGCGGCGTTGACCGTGAAGTTGGTGTAGAGGTTGAGCAGATCGGTCTCGATGCGCTCGGCGCAGGCATTGACCGCCGGTTCCATGTAGATCTTCAAGAGATCCGGCACGGCCAGCACCTTCGTCGCATCGGGGATCGCCACGGTGGACTCGATGTGCTGGTTCAGGATGATCTGCGCGTTTCCGAGCGACGGCGTCTGAGGAACGACCGAGCCGCCTTCGGAGATCGTGTTGGCCGTCAACACCGGAGGAATCGGAATGTTGACGGTGTCTCCGGCCTGCGCCAGAGTCGGTTCATAGTCGCGGTTCACGATGTTGGCCATTACGGTTGCACCGATGAGCGCGTCGAGGTATTTGGCGGCCACCAGCTTGACAATCGCCTGGGCCGTATTTTGCGACGTGATGGTCGCCATGGTTCACTCTCCTTAAGAGTTTTTCGGTTGTTGAGGTTTAACGACGGCGCGAATAATCCGCCGCTATGTAAGACTGTGAACCAGCTCCGCCAAATGCGCGTCTCGCTCTGCCACCGGAATAGCCGAAAGCTGCGTTGCGGTCATACTGGCGTAGTCTGGCATCTTGTTGCCTCCGGCCACTCGCGCGCCCGGAGCCGCGCCCGATCCGCCGTGACCTTGGGGAGCGGCCAGATAAGGTGATGCTTCGAACTCCGACTGCATATACTGCTTCACCCCTACCGGACCGGCTTCCGTATCCACGACGAACTCGCCGTCTTCGGCGCGCTTGACCTTCGGCATGTATGCGTCGATGAACTGCGCGCGCGCCTTCGATACTCCGTCCTTCCCGACTGCGAACGGCAGGTCTTGAATGCTCTCCATAAAAGCGGCCTTGCGGTTCGCCTCCAACACGAGAGCTTCCTTTTCCATCGCGACCTTCTCCGATGCCTCGCGCTTCTTCACTTCGGCTTCGAGCGTTCGGTTGACGCGCTGGAGTTCTAGAGCGACTTCCGCGACGGTCTTAGCCTTCGGCGGATCTGCCGGAGGATCGTTCGGATCGGCTCCCGGAGCTGGCGGATTGGGATTCGGAGGAGCCGCGAGTTTTTCTGCTACCGCGTTGATCTTCTTGTCCAGAGCGTTGATTCCCTTATTGAACTCAGCGAGAATCGCCGCCTGGAAAGCTGCTGGATCAAATGCCCCCGGAACTGGTTCTGCGGCTCCGGCACCGCCGCCCGCGCCTCCGCCTGCCCCCGCAGGCATCATGAGCGGACCTCTGCTTACATCGTTAAAATACTTCATTGGGGTTTACCTTTCTACTGCCCCGCGAATGTTTAGACCGGCGCGGCCCGGTTGATTTTACTGCACCCGCGATTACCCACGCGGCTGGGTGCTGCCGAAAACTTGGCCTAGCTGAAGAGCGTTCCGATGACCGTATTCGGGTCTTCGCCGCCCGCGCGCTGGCGCAGGCACGCTTCTAGGAAGTAAAGCTGAGAAACCGTCATATTCTCCACCGCCGTCGCCAGGATCGTCGTCATCGTCGATGCCGGATGAGCGGGCGAGATATTTGTTGAGATCGTCTTCGCACCAGAAACCGAGGCTGCCATTTTTCGTTTCCTCCTTTCGTTTAAAGAATTTTCGTGATTATCTACTTGACAAAGCACGCGGCAAGAGCCATACTACATCTAGTGGTGGCCTGAATGAACCTGATAGACGTAACCAAAAAGTTCGCGGATGAAGAAGCCTGCGTGAAGCATCTCGCCGCGATGCGCTGGCCGGACGGCGTGCGTTGCCTGAAGTGCGACAGCGACAAGGTTACGTTCATGGCGACGAAGAGCAAGCCGAACCGCCACGGCATTCAGAAGACTCGCTACATCTACCAGTGCCGCGCCTGCAAGTATCAGTTCACGCCGATGACGGGCACACTGTTCAACGATACGCACCTGGATCTTGAGAAGTGGTACATGGCCATCGCGCTCATGTGCAACGCGAAAAAGAGCCTCAGCGCCCTTCAGATGAAGCGCGATCTGAACGTGGCGTACAAGACCGCGTGGTACCTGAATCACCGCATCCGCGAAGCGATGAACCTGTTTGAGCACGCGACAGCCACACCGCTCACTGGCACGATCGAAGCGGACGAAACCTACGTCGGCGCGAAGAAATACGACAAGCGCCGCAAGCGTGCGAAGTACGACAAAGAGCCGGTGTTCGGAATGGTGGAGCGCGACGGCAAGGTGAGGACGTGGCACGTTCCGACCGTCAATCGTCACCACGTCATCGACAAGCTGAAGGATAACGTCTCTATCGAAGCGGATGCCGTCTACACAGAGCTTCTTCAATGGCGCGGCGCGCTCTACGCGCCATCTCATCAAGCCCGATTTCATGCGTCAATCTGCTGTCGGATTGATCGATATCCATTGCTTCGCTAGCGAAACTAGGAACCCCGAGGGATTCAGGGTTATTGTTAAATGACCCATCCAACACGCGGCTGAATGGAATAAAGCGAACATCCAGGCCAACATCATAAGCAGCAGCAATCCGAAGAAGAGTAGTCAGTGTTGGCTTCGTGTCAGAGTTTGGATCTTCCAAAATCGAAATTCTTTCTTGCGCCATATTGGCTTCTCTTCCAAGGCGCTTCTGGGACCAGGCGCGTTGCTCGCGAAGCACCCGAATCTGAGATGCAAGGAGCGCATAGACACTCTCAGCCACATACGCTTCTCTGTAGTCGCTACTCTCTTTGAGATTCTCTAAGAGATCGTGTCTAGCGGAAACGATGTTCACGAATCCTCCCAATCGGATCAGACAAAACCAAACCCATTCTATTCACCGCTATTTCCGGAGCGTTTCTAGGGTTGAAGGCATCTCCCTGTTCCGGAAGACCAGTTCAACGCCGTGCTGCGCGCGTTGCTGAAGGCCCCGCCGATGCCGATGTCTCATATACCACGCAAGCGCGGGCCGAAGGCGCCGGTGAAGCGCAAGGCGAAGAACTCGCGTTGATTGGACCATTACCACAGTGGCGCAGGGAAGCCGTGGACGCTGGCTTTGTGCTGCTGTAATGACAACCTGGCGCTCTTAGCCTTTGCCCACGATTCGCCCACCATTCCCCGCACTCCGTTAATGTCCGTATCCCTGCGCGCTAGACCGTCCCGGTAGTTCGCTATAGCCCTTCGGTATTCACGAAGACTAGCACCGTACGCGTCGAGGAGCGCACGGCAGTCTGCGCAAATCTCAACCACAAGCTATTGTGGTCGAAAATTCGCTACTTTGTCAAGTAGAGAGTCACGAGAATTTTACTCGCTGTCGTCGAGACGCGATCCGACGTACGCGGCTTCGGCACCGTGGAGCGTCTTCGTCAGAAGGGTAATCTCGCGCTCGACGTGCGTCAAGATGTGATCCAGATCTTGGATGGCGTGCTCCCAGATGTCCGACGTATAGTCGGCCTTCGCCTCGTACGTAGCCTTACGGAATTCGCAGAACTGATCGTGAGCCGCCGTAACGAGTTCTTCCGCGCGCGTCAGGATCTCTTCGACCGTGTCCGCGCCGGATACCGTACCGGCGTCGTACTCCGGGTCTTCACCGAATTGGAAGATACGCTTCGTGACTATGCAGAGCTGGTGGCCCGTCATGTGATGCCACTTGCAGAGGCGCTTGGCGAGCCACTTCAGGCCCATAACGTTTAGGTTGATCTTGTCAACCTTGAATTGACCGGCGATGTGCGCGAGCATCTGCGCACCGGTCTGAAGATCGTCGATGACCTGCTTGTTAGCTGCCTTCATTTTCGTTAGACTCCTATTTCTTCTTGCGCGCGCGTCCTGCGTTGCTCATCGCAATCGCCACGGCCTGACGCTGGGGATACTTGCCGGTCGCTATGAGTTCTTTTATATTCGCGCTGACGACTGAGTTACTGCGTCCGGCTTTGAGGGGCATGGCCCGTTATCTCCGAACCTTCATGCGATCCAGCGGAAGACCGAGAGTATCGAACCGCAGGTCCGCTCGTTCCTTCGGAATGCAGAGCAGCATCGTGCTTCCGAGACCGCCGAAGACGTTGACCGCGTTGCCGCGAAAGTTCTGAAGATTGAACATCCGCGCGGCGTGCTTGTAGACGCGGTAGCCGCGCTCGTCGAGCCAGAGGATCATGTCCGGATAGCAGTCCGGCTTGTCGTATTCGACGTAGATAATCGGACGATGCCTCTCAATGGTCTTCTCTCCGCCGCGCAAGATGGCGTGCTCCTGGCCGTCCACGTCGATCTTCAGGAAGTGAAGCGCTAAGAAGTCGAGCGCGTCTATAGTTATGCATGAAACTTTGTTCGGACGGTCTACTCCATACCAGTTCGGTGCGTGCGTCTTTTCGAGTTCTACGTTCTCTACGTCGATCTCGCCTTGGTAATCGGATAGAGCGGCGAGAGTTATATCGACGTTCGACGGCGCGTTCTCTGCGAGTAGATGGCAGTATTCTTTCTGCGGCTCGAAGGCGTATACTGTGCCTAACGTATTAGTACCGTTTCCGTAGCCGAGAATCTGAGCAATCGGGACCGTATGCGCGCCGATATTCGCTCCGGCTTCGATGACCGTATCACCTGGCTTCAAGAGGCGGCGGAATACGTCCACTTCGCCTTCGCTGTACTCGCCGTAGAGATCGAGTGAGCGGCCTACGTAGGAGTCGTTATCGCGCCAGACCATCTTGCCGTAGCGGCAGTCGGCTGTAAAGCATAGAACGATCTTGCGCGGCTCCTTCTGCGCATAGCGGAACTCCGGAGGAACGGAAGCATTCGGATGTTCCAGCACTGGAGGAACTTTATCGAACTGCATCCCGATATTCTCAGCGCAATAATTTTCAGCGATAGTAAACGATACTTCGTCTACACGACAGCCTGATTCTTTAACTAGATCACGTAGTATAGAGACCGGATTACCGCTTAGGTAATCTTTACCGTGAGCTATGCAGTCATCTTTCGTATACGAATCTCCGACAGGTATGAACCGTGCGGGGACGGGATTTGAATCCGCGACCTCAAGGTCATGATCCTCGCGCGCTACCGCTGCGCCACCCCTCTCCATTACCACGTTCCGTAGAACCGCTTTAATCTGCTTCGGCACGTCGCATACACTCTTACGGAACAGCCGCGTAGTCGGATACCACGGCGTCGATCCGGATAGTCCGCTTCCCCAGCGCCAGTCGCTAGGCTGTCCGAGCATGATCCAGACGTCCTTACCGAGCGATCCGGCAAGATGCGCGATCATCGTATCGACCGTGATTACGAGATCAAGAGCGTTGATCGCAGCCGCACAGTCCGCCACGTCATGCCCGTATTCCGCTAGATGAACGAGAAGATCTCCGGACTGCTTCGCCGCTTCTCCGTCCTGAAGCGAATAGAAGTCGATACCGGGAATGTCGAGGAGCGGATTCAGCGATTCGAACGGAACACCGCGAAAGCGCTCCTTCGCTTGAGCGGGATTTCCGGCCCAGCGGAGTCCGACCTTCAGGTTCGAAGATTGCTTGATTTGCCGAACCACGCGTGAACTGAGGAACGGTCCGAATTCGAGACGCTTTGGCGTTAAGATTTCATCGCGTACTTTCCAGTCTTTCTCATCTGCGGAAAGACCTAACTCGTTGAAATCATCTAAAAACCTTATTAACCTCTGATTCGCCCGTAGCGCCAGACTCCCCATAGCTACCCAGTAGTCGAACTCGCACGGAATGTCCGGCAGAAACGTATAAACCGCGTCTACGCAGGCTAGCGAGGCCAAGAGGCGTGCGGCGCGCGGATAGGTATATAACCAGACCGTCGCGCCCTGCGCCTTAAGGATGGGCAGATAACGCGCGAACATGATCTCGTCGCCGAGGCCCTGATCACGCATCACGACGATGGTCTTGCCTTCGAGCGGCTGGCCGGTCCATTCCGGATATTCGTCCATGTCGCTGCGGAGTTGCGCGAGCGTTCCCCTGAAGCTCGACGTGCCCATCGTGCCGCGATGCTCGTAGTTCTTCCATCCCTGCTCGTAGCGCCTCTGCTTCAGATCGAGTTCGGCGGTACAGAACAGAAGTTCGGGAGAATCCGGAGAGTGCGCTAGACCGTCCAGAAGGACCTGGCGAGCCGCGTCCAGTTCATTCTCTTGATCGAACAGCGTGTAGAGATGCGCGTACGCCGCGACGCACTTCGGATCGCGCGCTATAGCTTCTTTCGCGAATACCATGGCGTCATCGACGTTACCGAGTTGATCGTGCGCGATAGAAGCGTTCAGGAATGCCAGCGGAGTATCGGATAACTGCGCCGCGCGCCCGAAGAGAGCCGAGGCTTCGAGCCAGTTCTTCCGCGACTGCTCGTAATAGCCGATGCCGTTATAGGCTTCCGCCGACTGCGAATCGAGTTCTAGAACCATGCGCCAGAGCCGCGCCGTATGTTCGGATTCCTGCGGTTTGCGCAGAGCGATCTCGGTCAGCAGAGCAGATATACGAATATGGATATCAGGAAGCGTACCTTGTTTTATTCCAGGCTCTATCTGAAGTTTCTGTTCTTCCATCAGCGTGCTCATAGCGCCGTGGCAGGCTAGTAGTTCAGAGGTCTTCATGCTGCCACCTCCAATCCAACGCCGGAGCAGACGTCCACGTACTGCCGCCCGATCACGTCCGGAGCGTGCTTCTTGATTCGCTCGCGGTTCGCAGCGCCGAGCGCGGGTAGCGCGTCCCGGTGGCGATATGCCCATTCGAGCTTCGCTATGAATTCGTCTACGTGCGGCTCGAACCACACGGCCTGGAGTTTGCCGTCTTCCTTACTTCTGATCTCTAGGTCGTCGGATTCCGTGCAAGTGACCGGTTGATGGTAGTCGAGAACGTCGCGCTGACCGTGAGCGTAGAGCGCAATGACCGGCTTCGCGCAGGCCATCATATCGACCATCATCGAGTTCGGAGTTCCCTCCGCGCGGTTCGGGAAGATCCCGACGTCGCTCTGCCGATACGCCTGGAGTTTATCGGCGACGTGCTCTTCCGGAGTAGCCGAGGCGGTCTGAAGCGTCCGAACGCGCCCGAAGTCAATGCCGCACTTCCGCATGATCTGGTGCGTGCTCAAGTCCGGATTATCCGCGTACAGCCGCGTCATCCGGATATTCTCCGCAGTCTTCGGCCAAGGATTGTACCAGTCGAAGATCAACTCGACGTCGGAGTACTTCTGCATCAGGTAGCCGACGGCCTGTATCGCGACGTCCTGACCCTTACGCCACTCCATCTTGCCGCCCGAGAAGATAGTGAAGCGGTCGCGCGGCTTATCATCTTCCGCAGGGGTGAACGTCTCCGTATTCGCGCCGTGCGTGATCACGCTGACCGAATGATAACCGGCGGAGCGTATCATCTCGGCGGACCATTCGCATCCGGCCACGATGTGGTCCCAGTATCGATGCGCGTTCGCGATGTAGTCCCGCAGGATGAACTGCTCGCACGGAACCGACTGGGCGATGTTCCGCGCGCGGCTCCGAAGATACGGCTTCGTCGGCAGCATGTCTATGGCGCGAGTCGATTGGAGCAGAGGCGCGTCGAAGTCGATGGGACGATCCGTCTTATCCCACGCAGGATCGAACTCGACCCTCTCGCCGGTCTTCCGCATGCCTTCGAGGATATCGCCCCATCCTGCGGTCCAGGCGTGCGACGGATTATAGGGAGCGCCGAATATGATCACGCTGCCACCCCCGGCTCCTCATAGAAGCAGAGGCTCGTCTCTTCCACGCGATGGATGTTCAGCGTCTCCGCTACCTCGTCGAGATACTTGGTGACGTCCCACTCCGGAGTGCCGTAGTCGTGCCAGACGATTATTCCGCCGGGACGAACCATGCGAACGGCGTTCTCTGTATCGGACTTTACTGTATAGTAGTCGTGACCTCCGTCGATAAAGATCAGGTCGAACGTTTTGCTGAACGGCGCGAAGTCGAACGATCCGGAATGACCCTTCAATCGCGTGACGTTGAGACTCCCGTTGAGCAGAACGTCGGATAGCGATGGATTCAAATCAAGCGTCGATACGGCCAGAGCCGGAAGATTCAGGACTATAGTTCGCGTCGTCTGTCCCTTGAACGTTCCGAACTCGAACATAGAAGCACCGTTCGGACCGCGCTTTCCTTCCAGCCATTTGGCGAATGACAGAAGCGCGCACGTCTCTAGGACCGTGACGCCTCCGGAGAGTCGCGGCGGAACCGGAATCGAAAAGACCGTCTTCGTATCGACGAGGTCGAAGGCGTAGCTGGGACGCACGGTGAGCATCATGCCACCACCGCCAATCTGCGCTTCGGCGCGGATACTTTTGTGCTCGCGAGCGCGCGCTCCCAAAGCAGCGCGGCTTCTGTTCTATTCGAGCATCCAGTTGCGGCCAGCATGCGGCTCACGAGAACGTTGACGGTTCGCGCTCCGATGCCGAGCGTGAAGGCGATCCGCTTGTTCGACGCTCCTGAGTGAACTGCGACGAGCACGTCTAGCAAGCGCGGTGCCATGGATTCTAAGTCACCGACGCGCTTCGTCAGCGCTCGGCACTGCGGGCAGTGGAGGCCGGAGCGCACCATCCCGTGCTGAGTAAGGCGCGTGCATTGATCTTCTCGGGAAACGTGGGAGAGCGGACAGTATCGGAGGTTCATGCGATCCTCCGATAGCTAGTGATTCCGCCTTTACTATCCGAAGTAAATTGGACACGGTCACCAATCCGCGCGTGATAGCCGTCAAAATCTTCTGGCGTATACGCCGTCGCTAAACGTCCGGAAGACGAAGTCGCTTCTTCAAATCGGAATACGCGACCGCTAGAGTCCGTAACGTCCTGATAGATGCCTGCGCTAGACGGTGCTGGATGGCTCGGAGGTTCTACCGTTCCGTGATATCCCGGTCGCGACTTCCACTCGACCGTAGCCTTCGGATCGCAGACGTGGGCATGCCATTCCGTGTTCGGATAGATCGGCTCCGACGGGTAGTTAAAAGCGTTGCCGCCGAACTCTATTGACATTTTACAGACCATCGCGCCGCAGTTTTCGCAAGCGTGTGGTCCGTAGTAGATGATGCGTGAACTCCTGAACGTTAGTTGACTCATTTGATCCTCACTGCGTAAGTAGGTAAAGACTTTCTAAGCGGATACTTTTCTCGGAGCGCAAAACTCACACTCCGTATTCGCTCTGCGCCACTCGATAGAACCATTTGCGTATCCCCAATCGAGACCGTACCAGTATGCGGCTGCGTTCGTGCAGCGCTCACACATATTACCTACGATCAAGATGGCCTCTCCGAGTTTATATCCGGTCGTGGCGAGTGCCATAACGAGTTCTTCATTCCATCCGGACGAACCGCTCATAACCTGTCCGCGCGTAGTGCAACACGAATCGTGCAACTCGCACGGAAACTGAGAACGTTGGTATTTGAATCCTTCTGGAGAATCATCTGGAGACTGTAGTTTATCCAGTGATACCGGTATCCATCGCTCTCCGCGTTCGTTCTCGTACCAAAGAACTGGCGGAACCGCGTACGGACGGCGCATAAGCCGTTCCGCTTTTTGCTTTGCCTCATCGAATCCGCGCATCAGCGCGTTAGCGAACCATCCCGACATCGTCTCTTCGTCCGTTGCGATACTGGGAATCTGGTGGACGTGCGCGACGAACGCCTTGGCCCAATCCCGCGCGTCGAAGGACTTCAGTATCTCTGCTCCAGTGGGAAGCGGACGGCGAACGGAAGGTAGGGCCGAAGCGACGGTAGTACCGCCGAATAGTGCTGCGATCATCTGGAAGATTCTGCGTCTCGTTTCTTTCATTTCATTTCTCCTGCGTAAGTATGGAAGTTTACTTCTATGCCGCCACTGCGGCCTGTTCTCCGGCGATCACTTGCTTCGCCGTGTTCCGCTGGAACGACTTCTGGAACGCGTCGGCCTGCGCCTGCTGTTCCGCGTCCTTCTGCTCCTTCCGCGTCGGAGCCTCGTCGATCTCTTTTAATGCGGCTTCCTTATCGTCTTCGTTCGCGCCGTCCATGGCCGCTATGGCGACCTGCTTGTCGAGGTAGCGCTCCAGCGTCGGAGACTTGTCCGGTAAACCGAGATCGACGACGGCCTGCGCCACGGCGATATTCTGCATGATCGGCTTCGTCTCGAAGCGGTAGCCGTTCACGTCCGGCTGGTCCGTTCCATCGTACGGCATCCCGGCGCACTTCTTGTAGTCCGTTAGGATTAACTGCTGCTGCGCGCGAAGGATGTCGCCGAACGCGGCCAGCATGTCAACCGCCGGAGCCATCTCCATCTCTTTCGAGTACCCCGAAGCGCCGTCCGCAGTCGCCGTGTTCTGCTTCGCCTGAGCCTGAAGGTGGAAGCCGCGATAGACCTCCTGTCTGAGATCCATCAACTGCATCCGCGAATGGTCGAGGGATTTTCCGTCCGGTTCCAGGTAGAAGATCTTATCGTTCGGATCGAGCTGAACGAACGATACCTCGCTCTTCGTGATCCCGGTGAGCTCCCTCTCCGTCTGGATCACGAGTTGAGGGTAGTTCGACATGAACAGCTTCCACGTATAGCCATTGTATTGATCGACGTGCTCCAGGATCTGGAGATACGTCCGGTTGGCAAACCAGAGAGACAGCGGAAGCTCGCAGCACCTAACCGGGACCTGATCGAACGCGGATAAAGCGTGCGGCCCCGCATCGACGAGTTCCGGCTGCGCGTTCTCGTCGTCAAGGACGGAATCCTTCCAGAACGCCGCTATGTTACGGGTATCCTTCTCCGGACTCTTGAACTGGAAGTGCTGGAACTTCTGCCGGTCGAAGACGTACCAGTTCGCGACGCGCTGTGATGGACCGAGAGGATCGTCCTGGTCGTCTTCCACGGTCTTGATGATGATCCACTTCAGGTTCCCGTACTTGTCGAGCTGCCAATTAAATACGTTCTTCGGCTCGTACAAGACGACGTACGGCTGATCGAGTCCGAGCGCCTTCTCATCAGCGCGCGTGTTGATCGTGGCGACGCTCGGGTCCGGACGCTTCGGCTTGTCGATCAGGACGAACGCCCTTCGATAGAGCATCATCATTTCGAGAAGCTGGCGACCGGCGACGTTGACGAACGTGCCGCCGCACTGATCGCAGTCCTGAAGGAACGCCGCGAAGCGGTCGTCGGAGTTGTTCTCTTTAGCGCTGGGTTTGATCTCCGGATCATTCTGGAATAGTTTGCCGAGGTACCAGCCTAGGGCCGATTGCAGTATGTTCTGATACGTCAACCGCCGCTGGCGCTCGTAGAACACGTCGAACATCTCCTTCGGCCTGCGCGGCACGAAGTTGTCGCCGTTGTTCTTCATCTCTATGGCTCCTTCGTAGAGCAGTCGGATGTTCTCCCACTGATCGGAACGAAGCTGCCACTCAGGATGCTTCCGGTCGAGTTGTTTTACGGTCGGCATTAAACGGTCTGGAAGCTTACCAGCGCCTTGTCGCCGGAATTCGAGCCGTGGATCCAGTACTGCGCGAGGTCTACGATGTTCGCGTCTGTATGGGATTCGACGCTGGCGAATCCGCCGGGAGCCGTCGCCGAAGCCGCCGCCAACTCGTAATCCGCGTTCGCACCGGCTGCGGTCACGGAAGAATTGCCGACGAACCCGCGCCCCGATCCACCTTCGAGCATTTGAAACGACAGCTTGGCCGCTCGCAAGGTACCGGTTCCGTATGCCGCGATCCATCCTGCGGGATACGCCACGTTGACCGTTCCGAGAAATGCCTGCGCCGCCAAGTTCAGCGCAGACGCTCCAATCGTGACGGTGAATTCGTACTTGGTCACTTCAGCTTCTCCGGCGTTTGAGATCCAGTTATGATCCCAGTCAGGACCGGTTTGGTCGGTTTCTGCTGCGCGGCTTCAGGTTCTTCCGACGACGCCCTCATTTCCGCTTCGAACGCAGCCGTCAGTTGCGTAGCTTTCTGGTGCGCGGCGTTGTCGCCCGTCCTCCGCGCGTTCTCCAGAAGGAACAACAGCGTATCGGTCAAAAGAAGTTTCATTGCCAGCCTGCCTTTCCCTGCATCTTGAGTTCGCCCCAGCATAGGTATCCGAGCGCGTCGCTTATGTGCGACCGCTGCGTGTTCGACTTATCCAGTTCGCCCGTCGGATTTCCAGCGACGTCGCGCTTCCACCTCATCTGCATGAAGTCTTTCTTCAATTCTTTGCATCGCGGATCTACCAGCAAGCGCCGCTCTCCGCGAGCGTTCAGAAATGCGTTGTTCACCGTCGTAACGCGGTCGCGTACCGGAGGATCTTTATGCGTAGCCCGCACTGAAACCACGAACCTGCCAGCGCGTTCGAGCCGCTCCTGGATGACGCGGTAGTCCATCAAGCCGGAAGTCTTCCTAGAATGGCCGCTGGCGTCGCCGTAGACTATGACCTCGATCTTCTGGCCGCGCGGTACTAGCCGTTCGGCGCGCTCTATGAATTCATACGTCGCCGCCTGCGTGGTCGTGTTCGCGAGGAAGATCTCGTCGAGGATGCGGATGGTCTTGTTGCTCGTCTCCTCATGAGTGACGAGTCCCATTGTGTCGTACCACTGCGGCGAGAAGTCGCGCTGGACCTGCGCGATCAGCCACGCCATCGGGTCAACGTTGAAATCGCAGGCCAAGCAGAGCGGCAGCTTCGGATCGTAGTCGCAGGGAACGAAGGAATGCTGCGCGCTGAAGGCGTGATACGCCAGACCTTCGGTAGATGCCTCCGGCGGCGACTGCTGCCACTGCGAGCGCCAGAAGGCCGGATCTTCGAGCGAGAGGCGCTTGGCTTCCAGGGCGTTGAGGTCGTAGCGCTCCGGCCAGAGCGGCTCGCCCATCTGACGTCCTATCGGGTCGTCCGCTTCAGCGATGGCTGGCAGCAGGATCAATTCCCAATCTTCACGTCCGGATTCCTTCTGCTCGATCAACCAAGTAACGAAGTCGCTCGAAGGCCAGCGCTGCATCGTGACGATCACAGATGCGTTTGGCTCCAAGCGGCTGCCGATGGTCGATTGATACGTCTGCCTCATGTTGTACTGGTACGTCGGAGAATAAGCGTCGGCGGCATTTTTGACGGGATCATCGACAGTTGCAAGGTGAAGCCTGCGCCCCATGATTCCGCCCATAATTCCGGCGCAGATCATTCCGCCGCCCTTCTTCGTGCGCCACTCTCCGACTGCCGCGTCTTTCCCCTGATCGAGCGCCACGCCGAGTTCGGAGTGTTCGACGAGGAGGTCACGTACCTTCCGTCCCCACGAATCCGCGAACGCATCGGAATATCCGAGCAATCCGATGCGCCGCTCCGGATACTTCCAAATAAACCACGCCGACACCGCGCGGCTGATCAGTTCGGATTTACCGTGGCCTGGAGGAGCGCAGACGATGATGCGCGCGCCGCCGCGATCCAGCTGCCTACAGATCTTTTCGCTGATGAATTGAAGATGCTTAGGACGTGAGCGCTTGAAGTCCGAAGTCCACCAGTCGAAGTAAAGGGCGTCACGGCGCGCAAGCTCGCGGTGAAGGTCCGTCAGCGTGACGCGTCCTACGCCGGGAACTACGAGAGCTGCGGCCATCTAGCGGACGTTCTCCTTCTTCGCGCAGTTCGGACATTCGATCACGTAACCAGGGGATTGAACGTCGAGAACCGTAAAATTCTTTCCGCAACCGCCGCAGCGCCACTGCGGATAGCGCTGAGAGCGCGGCTTCCACATCCAGACGATCAGTATGGCAACGAGCACGACGGCGCACGTCAGCATAACGTAATCGGACGGAGCGGAAGGAAACGGCATCGGCATTGATCAGTGAGCGCCGAACAGTGACACCGTCTCCGGACTGAGCCGGAGCAGGAAGACGAACAGGCCGCAGAAGAACGAGATGCGCCCGATCTCCTGGAGTTTTGGGTTGACGCTTAAGGCGTACATCAGCACGCCGACGAGAGCTACGAGCAGTGAAATGAAGATGGTCATTTAGATTACCTTTAAGACGCGTTCCCGCAGGGAAACGGTATCACGTTAGGTCTATCGTCGATCTCCTGAAGAGCATCCCTAATTTCATCGCAAAGTTTGTTGCTGAAAACTCTTAGCGGCATTAGGACCATGCGCTCTTCACGCGGAGTTCCATTCGAGATCTGCTCTTGGTAATGCGCGATGACGTGCTGGAGTATCGACGTATGGCATTGACCGCACATGTACTGACGGTTAACCTTACGCCGCTCAGGATTGCAGCAATACGTATCGGTACGGAGCGTTTCGCACCACGCGCATCGGCGCTTTTCCGTTCCGTCTTTTTCAATAACGACCAATTTCTTTATCCGGCCTGTTGAGTCTTTTTGGCCCAATCCTTTAAGCAGCGGTCGCAGACTCCTGAAGTACTACGAGCCTTTCTTCCGCACTTCGGACAATAACGGGAAGAGCGTACTTTCTCCAAGTCTCGGCCCTGGACATCGACGACTTGATTCGGAGCCGCTTCAACTCGTACGGCTTGATCGAATACGAGAGAAGTCAACCGATATAAAGACTTCTGACCGCGCCTGCTAAGGCGTTCAGTATGGGCGTGTCCCCTCGGTTGCCCCTCCGGTCGAACGCCTTCCAATTCCTTCAATGCCCGCGCTACAGTTGTTGGATGTTTTTTAACTACTGGAGCGAGTTCGCGCGCCGACGCTTCGACCAAATTCGTTCCGAAGTGCTTCTTATAATTCTTTAGCGCTAGCAGATCATATAGCCGATAGGCGAGAGAACTCAAAGAAAAGTCTAGGGTTACGCTAGACGGCTTACGTGACCATGATACTGGAAACTGTAGCGCCCAAGACGCTACACTTTGGACCTTAACTGTAGCACCCTGAACGCTACAGTTTTTTCGCGTACCGCTCACGCCTGACGAGCCTCTCGCGCAGCCTCAAGCGCTTCTCGATAGGCAATTAATCCCTCGAAGAAGCGCTTATCTGCGAGCCGCTTACGCCGCTTTTTCGCTCGGAGTTTCGGACAATTTTCAGGTCTATGAAACTTCCGGCATTCGACGCAGATAGGACGTTCACGCGTTCCGTTTCTATCGATAAGCGTAAGCATCACTTCTTCTCTTCGCCTTCGACCTGCGCCGGAGGCGCTGCCTGCTCCGTCTTCGGCGTCAGCAACTCTATCGCCTTCACGAGATTATCATTCGGAATCAGCGCCAGATTCGTGGTAGCGGCCTCCGCACCATCCGGAGTCGTCTGCGCCTGCTTTTCAACCCACTGGCCGAGTTCCTGTGAAAGCTGCTTGCGCGCCGTCAGTTTCGCTTGAAAGAGAGCCGCGTCAAATTGATAGACGACCTTCTGGCCGTCCTTACCGCGATAGTCCCGCGTGATGAATCCGGTGCTAGCGCCACCGGCGTAGTTTACGCCGCCTTCCGCTTCGACGTCGCCTATGGGCTCCTGCGCCGCGAGAAGCGCTACTTGTTCGCCACGTTCCTTCTCGATCTGCTCAAGTTTATCGAGGTCGGAGAAATAGCTTTCGATCCGACGCTCTTTTACGGCCCAGTAGCGCTTGCGGATGCCTTCGATTGATTCCTCGAACAGCGCGTCGTACTTCGCCTTAAACTCCGAATGCTGCTTCCAGGCATGAAGAGACTGGCGGGAAACGCCGATCTTCGCGCAGATCTCGAATTCCTGGAGCCGTCCTTCGACGAGAAGAGCACAGGCTTGCTCACGCTTTTTAGTCCAGAGAAACGGGGCGTTGAGGTCAATCGGCACGATACTGTAAACCTACGTAATACGCTACTGCGTTAGTATAAAAAATCCTAATACTAAGCGCTTTCTCGCTTCAATCGAGAATGATCTGGCGTTCACCGGACGGTTCGATCATAGCGGAAGATGGCGCGGGAGACTTCGGTAGATGATTCCGGTGGGTTCCGTTAAGTTCATCGACCAGCCATTCTACGCCGTTGCGCAACTCTTCCAGTCCGTTATTCCGAAGTTTCGACGATTCAATTACCCTAGAAGAGGTAAACGTCTCAAAGTTCGGCTTAACGCCTTGAACCGAAAGAATAAACCTATCCGCGATATAGTCCCGGCAGATAGATCCCGTAAGCGACAGCCATCCGTTTAGATTCGGTTTAAGGAATTCTTCGATAGCCCTATTGAAAAACGCTTCGCCACTAGGAGAAGAAAATCCGTAATGTCCGCCGTAGCGACTGATATCAGACGCGACGGTCACTAGAGAACCGGTCTCAAATGAAGGATTAAACTGCCACGCCATACGTTTATTCTACCGCCATCTTCTTCGCGGCTCTATCCCCGAAGAGGACCAGGAACAAGCGGACGAGCCAGGGTTCCGGCGGCTGGCCGTCGTGGGCCGCAGCGAGTTCGAAGAGCGGCGCGGAGGCGCGGACGGTGGGAATAGACGCGGAAGGCTCCGGCGACGCAGCTTCGGCTTCCTCCGTCGCGGCGAGGGCCATTCTTTCGGCTGCCAGGTACTTCGCTCCGCGCGTAGTCATGCGGCCTTCTCCGGGAGATTAGCTTTGAGCACGCCGATCTTCTGCTTGCCGCGCGTCAGATTACGTACTTCGATCTCACCTCTGCCGAGCGCGTAGCAGAGCTGGTACGTGGACATGCCGGTACGAGCGTGAGCGATTCCGAGGCTGGCTTTAAGGGAACCTTCCGAGATTCCCATAGCGTGCGCGGTTTCTTTCAGACAGGAGCCGGAAGCCATCGATTCGACGGCCTGAGCTTCACGGACGGTGAGGCGCGTCAGATTTCGGCTCGCTTTCTCGGATCATGCTTCGACCTAAGAAGCTGAAACGAATACGTAAACGATCCTCCGGATGAATCGGATTCTCCGACGACGCGCGGATATCCGGATGAACGGTCCACGGTCACCGCGTCGAGATGTTCTTTGTAGTGGCGGATCTTCGCGTGCTGGAAGAGCGCGTTGACGTTCGACTGGTAGATCTCGGGAGAAGTAGACCGGCGCGGCACGAAGACGGGAGCTACGGCTGGCTTCTGCGCGTCGATCCTGCGGAAGTACTTCGGCCTGCCGTCACCTGTTAAGACAGCTTCGACGTCGTAGGCGATCACTTCTGCGCGGAGGTCCGAGAACGAAACGGTATCGAGGAATGCGCCGTCCGAGCGCCTGCGCAGCGGAAGCGCTCCGTCGAACCTGAACTTCTCTATCGAATCCTGGGTGATCCGCGTGCCGACCGGCATGATTGAGGGATTTTGGGGACGCCGCAACGAAAAGTTTGGTACTTTCCGTTGCTCAACGGAGGTTTCTCAGCGCCGAAGAGCCGCCGGGAACCGCAGAGCGTTTCCGAATTTAGTTTACGCAGTAAAGCGTTAGCAAGTAAACAACTTTCTACGGAATCTAGGCGCGAAGAATAGCGCATAATCCTAAAAACTACTAGACAAGCGCGTAGAATACGTATTAAGATCAGTCGATGGACGCGCAGAGCGAATTTATAACAATCGATGAGGTAGCGTCGATCTACGGAGTAAAGGCGACGACGATACGTCGCTGGCTGCATTCGAAGAAGATCCCTGGCGAAAAGCAACCAGGCAATCATAAATGGATGATCTGGCGGGCGGATATTGAAAGGCTTACGGCGCGGAGGATGGCGTGAAACGATTTCTGGATATTGCGGGCGTACCCATATTCGCGGTAGTCATAATCTGCGCGCTACTATTCGTTACGTATTGGGACCACGTCACTCCGGTCTATACCTTCGAAGCCGGAACCAGTCCGGTTTCCGCTGGTACGGTTCAGAAGAACTCGCAGAGTAGTTCTATTCGCGGCAACGCGATTATCCCCGAAGAGGTTCCCTGCGACGAAGAAGGCGGAACGTATGCGGTGATACGGAAGCTCAACCCCGTTCTCTACCTTAATCCGTCGGAGAATCACTCGCTAAACGAAGTCAAGGCGAACGATCTCCGGATCGCCTGCATACGAGAATGGGCAAACTCTATCAAAGACCCGTGCGTCCGTTCGAAGTATATCCAGATTCTGGATTCCTATGCCAGAGATGACCAAAAGATTGCGGATGCGATTTCTCAGCATAGGCCAGTCGAAGATAGCTTCGAGGTGATCCATCAGAAGATGGAACGCCAGATTAAGACGTTCGAAGCCGCGCACGAAGTACCGAAGCCTCCGAAGTGCGAGGCGGATCTTATTCGGAAGGTTAGGCCATAGATTTATGCCGAATGGATTATGGACGCCGGGGCCTCACCGCGTTTCGGACGTCAAGCAGAAAGTAGTAATCTGCGGCCAGCGCGTCGATTGCTTCGAGATCGTCTCGGATAAAGATGCCTGCTGGCTCGCTCAGGTGATGAATCATCATTCCTGCTCCGGCACTCCGGAAGGTCCGGGGAATGCTCATCTATACGCCGCAGCGTCGGAACTCTACGAGGCGCTGGAACGTCTTCGATCCGAAATACGCGATCTATTTTCAAGTACGGCTGATTCCGAACTTCTCGCGGATTTAGGTATGGCTTGCGACGCAGCCGATTCCGCTCTTGCTAAAGCGCGGGGCGGAGTATGAGCGCTCCGTCCTACCAGGAACTCGCGGACGTGCTCGTCGCTCTCACCGAGCACGTGATATCGAACCTTAACTATCCAGGGAACGAATTCGTCACCTGCTATACGTACGGCAAGAAGATCCCGCCGGTCTATCGAAACGCGATGAAGCTACGTTCTCAGCTAGGCAAAGAAAAGATCGTGGAAGTCTCGGAAACGCGCTGCTCGAACTGCTTCAAGCCGTTTATGAACTGCGACTGCGCGGTCGAGCGGAAGAAGAAGGCGCGGAGATGATCCAGCGGATTCTCGGCGACGTCCTGCCGCTCTTCACTTCCGGCATCGATTATCTGCCGGGAGCGCATCGTCCGTGGGTCGTAGACTTCCAGGACCCGGAACGGCGGCAGGGACGCGGGAAGACGTTAATCGAAGCGTGGATTATGTATTGGAGGAAGAGATGAAGAGGAAGATCGCGTTGGCTATCGAAGCGGTGGATAACATATTCTCCGATACGAGCGTCAGCCAGGAGGAGACGCTCGACGCGCTCGCAGAAGTCCGCGAGAGCATCGAGATGAAGATCGAATGTCTGAAGTCCGACATCAGGCGCGCGCAGGAGAAGAGAAAATGAACATCCTCCCCGAAAAGGACTTCTCAGAGATCAAGCGGACGATAGTCGAATTGATTCCAATCTGGATGGCTTACTTTAGCGGCGGGTTGGTATTTTCTCCGGCTGCGCTGCGTCATCCGTGGCTATTCGTCCCCGGAGTCCTTCTGTTTGTTGCTTCCGTCGTAAGCTAATTCATTTATCAATCATCGAGAAAGGAATACGCCATGATCGAAGCTTCTTACGGAACCTACCCTAAGCCGCCGCACGGCTGGACCTGCTATCACTGCGGCGAGACGTTCACGGTCTGGGGCGCGGCGGAAGACCACTTCGGTAAGAATCCGTCCGCGACTCCGGCCTGCCTGATCAAGGTCGGTGAAGAACTCGGACTCGTCATGGCACTGCGGAAGGCCGAAGCGCTAGCCGAAGAATACGCTTCGCGGATGCGCATCGCGGAAGATCAAGTTGAAGTCCTCGAAGGCCAGCTATCGGATTTCCAGCGCGTAACGAAGTTCCGCGACGCTCAGGAGGTCCGCAACCATCTCGACGTCCTAGAAGGCAGACGGATCACGCACGACGTGGTAATAGACGCCTTCCGCGAGAAGGCTCCGGAGATCTTCGCGGAGGTTATCGGATGAGCGGATACCAGCACCACCAGATGGACTACGATCCGGACCGCGAAGAATCAACGCGCGTTCACGTTGCTCAGTCTCAGGAACAGGCGAGGCGGATAGCCGAACTCGAAGCAGAACTCGCGGCCACGCAGAAGACGCTTCAATTAGCGCGTGAGGCGGCGAACCGCGACCTGGAAATGAAGCGGACCGCCGAACGCGTGGCCTCCGCAGCGCTCGCGAGCCGCCGCTCGATAGCGTTAGCAATAGCTGGATACCGTAAATGGTTCGATACTCCCGTACGAAAATGGGATAGATCAACCCCGAAAGCGGATACGCCTACCGAGGTAAAGCCGTGAACCCGTTTCTGGCCATCCTAAATTCGATCCTCTGCCGCCATCAATACCAGTGGCCGCAGGACGGCATCGAAACGTGCAACCGCTGCGGCGGCACGCGACCTTCGAAGATCAACTTCTTTCCGGCTCCGCGCTTCGACGTTCCGCGCTGGAAGCCGTCGCCGGTGATCGGTGAGAAGCGCGAACCGGAGCGCGTGGTCGAGATCAAGCGGACGAAGAAGGGGAGATCGTGACTCAAGTAAAACCTCAACTTAATGCCGACGGAGTGAGCGTAAAAGGCTGCTCAATCATCTACGCGCCGTCCGGACAAGCCGGTGAATATTCAGCCTTAGCGACCAATCCGTATCGCGGCTGCGGGCACAAGTGTGCCTACTGCTACGTGCCGAACGTACTGCGGATGACGCGCGAAGAATTCGATGCCGGAGCCGTGCCGCGCGAGAACTTCCTCCGCAATCTGGAGAAGGATGCGCGCAAGTATCAGACTCTTGGTATCACGGAGCAGGTGATGCTTTCCTTTACTACCGATCCATACGCTCCTGGAGATACAACGCTAACGCGCCAGACGCTCGAAGTCCTACAGGCATACGGCCTCGGGATATGTACTCTTACGAAGGGCGGCACGAAGGCTCTCATGGATATGGAAATCTTCCGGTCAGGAAGAGACGCCTTCGCGTCTACGCTCACTTCGCTCGACGAGAACTTCTCACTAAAGTGGGAGCGCGATGCGGCGGTTCCGGCGAAGCGGATCGAAGCGCTGCGCGCGTTTCACGAAAACGGAATCTTCACCTGGGTCAGCTTAGAGCCGGTGCTCGATACGGCTGCGACGCTTGAGATCATCCGTCAGACTCATACCTTCGTTGATCTCTACAAGATCGGACGCGTGAATTACATCGGGTTAACGAAGACGACCGACTGGAAGAAATTCACGGCGGACGTTATTGAAGTCCTGGTAGATACCGGAGCGCGCCATTATATCAAGCGCGATCTTCAGCCGTTCCTTCCGGAAGGGTACTCAAATCCGCTCCGCGTTCCTCAGATGAAGGCTGAGGTATTTCCGATTCTATAAATATCCTATGGCCAAAAGTACGGAAGCCGTTAAGAGATGGAGAGATCGGCAAAGAGTTAAAGGATTATCATCGGTGAACAAAATCGGAGAAGCTATGCACCGACGTTATGATGATACTAATCCAGGATGGCAAGGTGCTCATATGTGCGCTGCCCCGAAGCTTAGTATCTGTCTGCCTGGAGTTGAATATTCCGACGCCGCGATGAAAGGAAAGCTATGAGTGAACTGCCTCCGTCCGTCAAGGAGTATCGGATAATCTCACGCGCTATCCTACCAACGCGCTTCAAAGGTAATTTCACATTCGAGGATGCTCATCAACTCTGCTGTGATTGGAATTTTGGACGCGATGCGGAGACGATGGCGTTTCCCGAGAAGATTGACGGTGGCTGCTTCCTGGAGGATCTGTAAATGCCTGACGAACAACCGATAGCGGAGATCTGCGAGGAACTGGAGCAATTACAGCAATCCATATCTCCGTCCAATGACCTCTCCGCATACTTCTTCGCGTGCCTCCGCGAGCGCCTTCCCCGCCTCATAGCGGAGTACCGCGAGGCCGATGCTACTGCTTCATGGCGTGAGTATTCTTCGTCTACAGTCGGTCAACTAGAATACGCTACGCAGGAACTCGCCGCCCTCCGCAAGATCGAGGCGGCGGCGCAAGATTGTCAGTGCTTTTGCCCGGCAGAGTGCTTATGTGGAGTAAAACGACTTAACACCGCACTGGAGGCCCGCAAATGAGCGACGAACAAATCACGCACATGGTAAATCGTTTCCTGCAATGGAGACTGCCGAAGGACTTTCAGCCGGATTGCGGCATTCAGTTCGATGCGAATGCTGCCAAGAAGCTGAATCCGAACAATCACACATATGAACCAGTCGGTACGAATCTTCTCTCGGCAGATCAGGCAAAGGAAATGGTTCGCTTTATCATCGAAGGATTACCTGATGGCATTGGAGGTGCTCCAAATGAGCGACGAGCTTGAACGGCGCGTGGCAGAACTCGAAAGAGAGCTTGTTGCTAGACGAGAGCGCGAGGCGATCTGCGACAAGTTATCAAACGAAATGATTGAAAGGAGACTATGCACTCATAGTTGGAAAGCAGAAGACGGATGGAGACGGTTTGAAAGCTGCCCTAAGTGTGGTGCATTTCGGAGGAACTTCTAATGAGCGACGAGGAAGTAATCTGCACGTTCATGAGTCCGAAGCCAGAACTGCCGCCTTACTGGAGTACCGGCTGGCCACAGAACCGGTGGTGGTTGTTAATGCAAACTGACGCGGGTGGCATGGCTTGGCACCCGCGTCTCCTAGACCTTGACACGCTCTGGCAGGTTGAGGAGCGGCTGACGGATGAGCACCGATGGGATTACAAAGATTTACTTGTAGAGATGCTATGTAATGGTGCTTCGGCGTTGATTGATGATCGAACGTGGAATGTCATTCATGCCGACGCCCTGACTCGCATTAAAGCCCTGGCTGCGATCCTGCGGCCAATCGTGGAGGGTAAATGATGGACCGCGAAGAAGCACTGAAGCAGGCACAGAGAGTATCAAAGCTAAAGGCTCCGGTACTGAATAGTCGCATTGCCGACACCTTGCTCCGCGTCCAGCGGAAGACGGCGGAGGAGTGCATGAAGAAGATCGAGGGTAGCAAGATGACCGAGTGCTTTATTGGGCCGCTGTACGGAGCCGGGTGGAACGGCTGTATTGAGGAGTTGCAGAAGCGCATCCGTGCGGCCTTCGGAATCGAGGTAAAGGGATGAAGCGGATAACGCGCTACGTAGTCTGCTGGAAGCCGGAAGAAGTAGAGTCATCTTGGACGTTCGGGAAAAGTACAAAACGTCAGGCAGTAGCATTCCTCATAGAAGCGAAGAAGCTGAGTTCGCAACGTGACGTGAAGATATTCAAGGCGATTGACACATACCCCGCTGTCCACGCTCCCGGCTTCAAGGACGGCCAAATGATATGGCGCTGCATTATTGAGATGAGCGACGGAGAAAAACATATCGAGTGGGCCGATACTGCGCCGCTGGCGATTTGCCGCGCCGCGCTGAAGGCGGTGGGCCATGAGTGAGCGCAATGCGTACGTCTGCACGAAGTATGCTCCTTGGAATGTGTCTATGGGAACGGCGGGTGGTGTCCAGCATCCCGATGCGATTGACGATGGTGAATGCTCCGAAGGGTGCTGCGACTACTATAAATGCCCACATTGCCGGCTTCGTTTCCGTGTGGAGTTACCGCAATGAGTGAGCGCGATCCGCGAGTGGACCCGAGGCCGGGAGATGTGCTGCGCAAATGGGATCAGAATTTTACGGTCGCACGTGTTACTCAGGGATTAGTACAGCTTGTGTTTCCTGAATGGCAGCAGGGCATTCAATTCTATCGAGCTTGGGCAAAGGATGCAGATGTGATGGTGATTGAGAAGTCCGCAGAGGTGGTGAAACCATATACCACCTCCACCGACCCAGCCCACCCCGGTCGGGTGATCCTCTCGGGAACCGCCGATGCCCGCGAGGTCGTGGCGACGAACGCGCTAGGAGAGAAGACTGCCGCGCCGGTTATCGACGGCAAGTGGTCTATACCGGACATGCTGCCGGGAGAGTACCAGATCGAATACCGATGAAGAAGCGTGCCAAGGTCCGGGTCCGCGAGAGCGCCATTCAGAGCGCGATAGTGACGATCCTGGCTCTTGACGGATGGACCGTGACAGTAACCGATCCTGGATATCGACCGGGGCAGGTTCTTCCGCCGGGTTACTTGCCTGGTACCGCAGATTTGCTTTGCCAGCGGCCCGTAGTCGGCGCGGAAGACCGGACCCTATGCCAAGTCCTGTTTATCGAGACGAAGGCCAAGGATGGCCGCGTATCGCTAGCGCAGCGGGTCTGGCACGACTCTATGCGTGAGCGCGGATTCCGGACGATGATTCTCGGAGAAGACGTTGAAGCGGATTCACAGGAGTGGAAGCGATGGTATGAAGAGCGCTCCGGCCTATGCCGAAGAAAACTAGCGTGAAGAGATTAGCGGGTAGCGGATTTTACTGATCCTTCTGAAGCCGCCTGCGCAGCTGCAAGGCTCCTACCGAGCCCAAGGTTCAATACGTTGATCGCGGCATTATGATCGCGTCCCAGGTCCGCTCCGCAGGCGCAGACGTGCTGACGTTCGGAGAGTTTCTTCCGAACTAGCGCGCCGCACTGTGAACAGATCTGGGACGTATTCCGGGGATTAACGGCTATCACGTAGCGTCCGGCGCTCTCAGCCTTGTACGCTAACTGAAATAGCAGTTGTCCCCACGCCGCTCCTAAAATAGACTTCGCGAAGTGGCCTCGCGCCATATTCGCGATCTTCAAATCTTCGTGCGCGATCAGGTCGTACCGCGCCACGAGTTCCTTCGATATGTAATGCGTGAAGTTCTTCCGCGCGTCCGCCATCCGCTGGTACGCTCGCCGCGCGGATTCTTTCGCGCGGAGCCGGTTCTTACTTCCGCGCTTCTTTCGCGCCAGATTCTTCTGCGCCCTCGCGATGGACTGCGCGTGCTTCTGAACGAAGCGCGGATTCGGTACTTCGGAACCGTCCGAAAGCGTAGCAAACGTCGTCAGTCCGAGGTCGATTCCGACCGCATTTAAGATGGCCACCTTCGACGGTGCTGGGCCAAGATCGCAGACTATCCGCGCGATCCACTTCTTTCCGACGCGCTTCACGACGATCTGCTTCGGAGTCCCGGCTAGCGGGCGGTGGGCCTTATAGCGGACTAAGCCGAGATTCGGAATACGGATAGAATCGGGATTTAGAACTGGAGAACCCCACGCGAAGGAATGGTAGTGATCGCGTGATTTAAAGCGCGGATATCCTGGCTTTTCTCCGCGCTTACAGCGGCGGAAGAACGCTTTAAACGCGCGGTCGATACGACGCAAAGGATCACGCTGAATTTCAGCGGAAATGGTCGCGAAGCGCGGATCTTGGCGCAGTTCCGTTAATTCATTATACTGATCATAGAGCGTAATCTTCTTCCGGCAAATCCTCCACGCATCCCTACGCTCCTGGAGCGCGGCATTATACGTCTCGCAGGAATCGCGAAGGATTTCTTCGAAAGCCAGAAACTGCGCCTTTGTTAGCTTTAATCGGAACTCGAACGAGCGGATCATTTTAGGTAGCATCGCGCGACCACTCGCAGCGCCCGCACGCGCATCCCTTCGGATGACGTCCTCCGAGCCTTCCTCCGCTAAAGACCTTCCGCTTAAGGCTTCGCCAGCTCGAAAATAGGGAGATCACGAACTCTTCAGCGAACGGACGGCGGCAGTACGGACAGGCGAGCGGCATCGGGCCGCGCTTCGAACTCGCTTCCATATCTTAATCCTACGCTACCTGCGCCTAATCCGTCTACCTGCTTTTGTAGTTTTGCTGAATCTAAAGGGTTTAGGTAGGAAAAATAAATACGCGTTTTTTCTAGCTTTTCCAGCTAGCTTGTATTAAGATAGAAAGCGTGAAGACGTTAGAACAGACCGAAGCGGCGGAAAGCAACCGGTCTGGACTTGATCTGAAGTAGACCTCGACACGAAGCTCTTTCTCATCAGGAACGCGCCTCCCGATAGTTCGCGGAGGAAAAATAAAGCGGAGAAGTCGTCCGCCAGCGGCAGCGAATACGAAATAGAGAATAGCGAAACCCTCCGCCCGTACCGGTTCCGAAAACTTCCACCCGACAGTAAGCGCGCCGCGCGAAAGATTCGAGACCGGGACGAGATGGATAACTTCCGAGGCCAGGGGGATACGCGAAATCTACTAGAGCCGAAGACGCCCGAGAAAGCCGATCAGAGACGCCAGTAAAGCTGGAACGGTCCGACGGAAGAAGGGCGGAAGCGGGAACGGCCCGAGACGCAACTAACGATAAACGAATCGGGACGATGAAACAGCAAGGGGATGGAAAGCCATCCCTATGGCGGCAATGATCTGACCTTCACGCGGTGCCGCTGATGACGCGAACAGATCAAAGGAGATTAGACATCATGACGTATACCGAGAAGACCTCGCCCTACAACGAGAAGCGCTACGGCAAGCCGTGGATGGCAATCGTGACGACTTCGCTGACCGCAAACTTTACGTTCCTCGACTGGGACGGACGCTGGGGACAGGCCGGAGAGTTTTCGTTCGACGCCGAGCCCGGAACGCTTCTCGCATATGGCCAGAAGGACATTCGCAAGGGACGCGGTGGGGTGGACGGCTACCAGATCTGTATGCCGGACGGCTCGCTTCCGACGTGCTCCGGAATGGCTGCGGAACTCCGCAAGATGACGCCGGAAGCGCGGTGGCGCAAGGTCGCGCAGAAGCTACTTGATAAGGCGCTTACGCCTCCGCCCGCTACGTCGTGGAATTACGCAGCGTGGGCCGAAACGCGCAACGAGAAAGCGGAGCGCTACAGCGTGATGCTCGGCATCGCGAATCCGATCACGGCGGTAATCGCGGACGCGCTCGGCCTGATCGACCATCCGACGGTCGAAGTGCCGCAGGCCGTCGAGATCGACGTCAGCGCGTTCGGTATCTAAGACCCCTGAAGAGACCGTGAGATCCGGTCGAAAATAGCCGCTCGTGAGAGCCGCTATTCGGGTTTACGCAGAGAGCGTTCTCCCAAGGAGAATTCACAATGACCGCACGCATGAACGCCCGCATCCTGGACGCGCAGTACGCGCTGATCCTCATGTCCACCCGCAACCTGATCAATGACCGCAGGCCGCTAACGCCTCCGGTGCGGAAGACGGCCACCGCGACCATCGCTGAGATCCTAGCCGCGAAGGGAGTTAACTAGCCATGCAAGCCAAGATCACCGGTAATACGTATCCCGTCAAGGATGCGCTTAAAGCGCTCGGCGCGAAGTGGGACGCCGACTCCAAGTGCTGGACGATCACGAGCGCGAAGCTAGCCGACGCGCAGAAGATCGTCGCGGACGCTCCGGCGGAAGCACCGCGCGTTCCCGGCAAGTGCTCGAAGTGCGGCAAGTCGATCAAGGAGCCGTACACGATCTGCCTCGACTGCAAACCCGCTCCGCGCAAGTGCCGCGAATGCGGCGCAACTCCGAACCTGCGCGGTTGGCCGCGCATCTACAAAAACGGCGTCTGCTCGGACTGCTACCGCGATGAGCGCGAAGAACGGGAGATGGGGTACTAGCCATGTTCGCCTACTCTACGCTCCTCCGCATCGTCCCGGTCCAGCCGATGACGGACGCTCTCCTGTTCGCGCGCGGCTTCCACGCCGTCGCCTTCGAAGACGTAAAGCACTACTCCTCCGTCGAGAAGCAACTCCTGGCCGACTACGGTCCGGAGATCTACGAGTGGCGTAAAGCGGCTGCCGCGCCTACTCCGCTGGCCGTGGTAGCGCCGGAGCCGGTCCGGTCCTGCCGCTCTACCTCTTCGAACGACGAGCGCGCCGTGGCCATCTCGAAGCAGATCCGAAGGCTCCAGCGCCGCGCGGAAGCGAAGCTGATGGCGCTTCCATTTCAGGCGCGGTGCGACGCCTATATCGCCCAGTGGCGCGCGGAAAGGTAGAACATAGAGAGCGGCTGAGGCCGCAAGGAGAAAGACGTCAAGAAGTGGCGCGAGAAAGTGAAGTACTACGAGAGACGCGGCTTGAGGATCGCAGCCGCCAAAGGAGATTTAACGTATGAAGCCGAAAGTGAAATTGACCGGAACCGACGGAAACGTCTTCACGCTTGCTGGGAAGGTATCCCGCGCGCTGAAGACCGCTGGCCAACCCGAGAAGGCGAAGGAGTTTAACTCTCGCCTGTTCGCGTGCGCGTCCTACGACGCCGCGCTTCAACTGATGATGGAATACGTGGAGGTCAATTAACCATGCCGAACATCGAAGAACTCCGCGCGGCTCTTAACGCCGCTCGGGAAAGCAAGAGCAAGATCGAGAGTGAGAAATACGCTAAGAAGTCCGCGCTCGAAGCGGAGTTAAACAGAACGATCTACACGCTATTCGGTGATCGTATCCGTGAAGCGACGAATACCGTTAACTTAGCGGCTCAAGCGCTCCAGGCGGAATCGGACCGGATCACGCTAGAGAGCGTCAAGACTCCGTGGCCGGTCGGCACGCTGATGGCCGAGTGGAAGTACCTCGACCGCTACCAGCAGAAGCCGGGACTCACGATGAAGCTCGCCGGCGAGAAGGGGCGCATCGAGATCGTCACGCGCGAGACGGTTCACCCGGAGAACATAGCTTCTTACGCCCGCGCGATGGTCGGCCAGGTCATCATCCGGCTCCTCCGGAAGAACGGGGAAGTCGGAAAGACGTACGTCACGGTTCCGAACCGGACGCTCGCGGAACTCACCGATCCGTCGAAGAGCTTCCTCTGGCGTCCGTTCGGAGAAGACCTGAACGCGGAGTATCAGATCCGCAGATTCGACCGCCGTAAGGACCTCGTGGCGGACGTCTTTAAGAAGGCCTGGAATAAAGTGCCTCTCCATATCGACCAGATCGCGCACATCGTTCTCGGGATGACGCGGTTCGCAGCGATGGAAGCGGTCAAGGCTTCTCTTACGCCGGATGGCCTCGACATTGACAAGCTGGCCGCGAGCGCAGCCGCTTCCGAAGTGATCTTCCACTGTTCGGCGTCTCACTACTCGGACCGTCCGCATCTCTTCAACGGTCCGGACGAGTGGCACGTTCACGACGGCGAAGCGCCGCCGAACGCGACCATCATCGAGAAGACCTGCCGCGAGCACCGGAAGCCGGTCGAGTTCTCCGCTACCGATCTCTTCGCGGCGATCTGCCACGCGGACGGTTCCTTCTGTCCGGAGCTTCCGGACGTCTTCGTACCGCTTCCGGAGTTCACCGGATGGACCGGAGCCGTCGGAGAAGACCGGTGGGGATACGGAGACAAGGCGCTCATCACGCCGACCTTTACGGCAAAGTCGCCGGACGGTATCACGATCACGCTCCGCTTCTACGGGCGAAATGCCGGAAAGGAGAAACCCGCAAGCTACGACTCGAAGGCTTCCGGCCATACCTCGTTCACGACGTCTCAGGGCGTCAGGACGTTCGACCGGACCGGGGTAGAGGATTCCTTCTACCTGCAACTGGCGGACACCGTAGAGGACGTCCTACAGCGATTCCGTGACCAAATTAAGCGGGTAGCGGAATCCCGCGCGCGGATCGACCGGTCGGAGTCGATCCCCGGTCTCGGCTTCCTGGCCACGCCGGAACTGAAGGCGCAGGTAACGGCAGAACTCAAGGCCGGTAAATCCCACAGCTTCACGCCGTCCGGCTTCGGAACCGGATACCGGCTCTATACCGGACGCCAGCAGTCGCGCTTCGATCACCGCGCGAAGGCCGAGACGGAAGCGTTCTTCGGCGTCTCGCCGATCTACCTCCAGACGATGGACTGCGATTAAAAGGAGATCCTATGAGCGTAACGTTTTCAGCGTATAGCAGTGACGGAACGGAACTCGCGCCGGAAGGTTGGCAGCCGACCTTCGAGGATAACGCCGAGTACGGACGCATTCAGACCAATCAGAATCCGTGGGAGCTAAACGTCGCCAACGGAAACTTCTGCCGCATCATGGAACTCCTCGGATTCCCCGGAGCGGAATACTGCGGAACGTTCGGAGACGGCTCGCTTCAGGACCTTCAGGAGCGCGTTACCTTCGCGCTTCAATCGCTAATCGCGGTTCCCGCTCTCGATACCGGACGACCGACGGAAGAAACCCGTACGAAGAACGGCGGACGCTGGATCGAATGCGGAACGGACGACGGCTACTTCACCGAACGTCTAACGCAACTCTCCGCGATCATCCAAGCGGCCATCGACGCGGAAGGAATGGTCAACTATGGCTAGCCTTCCCTCGAAGGTCCTTCTCGAATGCGCGCGCTGCCGCGCTCTTCACCACGTTCCGATCCAGGCAGACGAAGACGGAGAGCACGCCTTGATCGAAACGAAGCCGTGCGCGACGTGCGGCGCGGATCTCTGCTCCGGCTGTCCGCAGTTCGAATGCGACTGCGAGCGGACGGTCTGCATATCCCACGGCGTCGCCTTCGCCGGTATGCTCTTGTGCCCGGTCTGCATCAAGGAAATGACGGAGTCGGGCGCGGCTATGAACGCTCCGCGCAAGGAGGCATCATGAACAACCTAACCATCGCAGCCGGAATGAGGCCGGACACGTGCGATCATTGCAAGCGCGTTCTCGAAGGAACGCAATCGACGTGTCCGTTTCATTATCGAGACGATAAGAACGGCTTCCCGTGGTGCGAATCCTGCCGCAGTTATCATCATCCGGATAATCCGACCTGCGCGGCTTTATCCGAAGGCGGTAAGGCGGCTCTCGAAGCGCTCGTTATCCTAAAGCGCTACGCTACGAAGCTACGCCCGAAGAAGGAGAAGTGCTCCGGCTGCGGACTGAATCATTGGGATGACCTCGAAGCGCATAAGACTCAGGTCACCCTCAATTCGATCATCGAAAAACTGCGGTCTATGGCCGCGAAGGAGAAAGGCAAGAAATGACGAAGACCAAGTACGCGATAACGTTGATGCCGTGCGTTAAATGTTCTCATCCGACGGCTGTGATAACCGTCTCAAGCGAAGGAACCGCAACGGCGAAATGCTTCGCCTGCGGCAATCCGGCGGCTCTGCGGAAAGAAAGGAAGGCCGCATGACGAAGACTCTCATCACTCAATTCCGCGCGGCGCGAACCGCGTGCACACCCATCGTCTGCGTCCAGACGGCGGACCCCGCTGCGACGATCAAGGCCATCCGCGAATTATTCAACGGAGACGGAACGCCGTTTATCCAGTGGGATATCGTGCGCGGCATCGGCGGACTCGGAGAAGCCGGAGCGAAGGCTGTTAAGGATCTCCGGATGCCGGAAGGAATAATGCCAGATCAACTCATAGATCCGGTCACGGCGCTCCAGGTCCTCATGGGGATTCAGGGTAGCGAACCGGACGAAAGCGGAAGAATGCGGATGAACGGCGCGATCACGTTCTTCCTGAACGCCCACCGCGTCATCAGCCAACTCGGCGTCTCTCAGGCCGTCTGGAATCTCCGCGACTACTACAAGTCGTCCGGACGGATGCTCGTGCTCGTCTGTCCGGCTATGGACCTTCCCACCGAGATCCAGCAGGACGTCCGCGTGATCGACGAGCCGCTGCCGGACGAAAAGCAACTCGGTATTATCGTCCGGCTAATCTACAAGAGCGCGAAACTCGAAGCGCCGGACGATCTCGGAGACGCGGTTGAAGCGATCTCCGGCCTGGCGGCTTTCCCTGCAGAGCAGGCTTGCGCGGAGTCGATCAGCAAGGCTGGACTCGCCATCGACGACCTCTGGGACCGGAAGCGGTCCATGATCGAAGCGACGAAGGGCCTGACGGTCTGGCGCGGAGGCGAGACGTTCGCGGACATGCGCGGCTCGGACAACGCGATCCAGTACTTCGAGCGGATGATGGCCGGACAGGACCCGCCGCGCTGCGTCGTTTGGATTGACGAAATTGAAAAGCAGCTGGCCGGAGCTGGAACCGATACGTCCGGAGTATCGACCGAGATGGTCGGAGCGCTCCTGACGTGGATGGGAGAGCGGAAGAACATTCAGGCCGTTCTGCTGATCGGACCGGCTGGCAGCGGCAAGTCGATGCTCGCCAAATGCACCGGCGGCAGCCATAAGAAGCCGACCATCGCGTTCGACCTCGGGGCGATGAAGTCTAGCCTCGTCGGGGAGAGCGGACTCGCCTTGCGCCAGACGTTCAAGGTGATCGACGCCGTATCGCAGGGGTACGTACTCGTCATCGCGACGTGCAATAGCTTCGGAACTCTCTCACCGGAGATGAAGCGCCGGTTCAAGAGCGCAACTTTCTTCTGCGATCTCCCGACGGACGAAGAGAAGAAGGCGATCTGGAAGCTCTACATCAGCAAGTACGGACTGAAGTCCGCGCAGGCGAAGATCCCTTCCGACAAGGACTGGACCGGTGCGGAGATTCAGACGTGCTGCCAGACGGCATACCGCTTCCGGATCTCTCTGATCGAAGCATCAGCCTACATCGTTCCGGTCGCGAAGTCTTCGCCGGATGTCATTCAGCGCCTCCGCGAACAGGCGGACGGCAAGTTCATCTCAGCTTCCTACGCGGGAACGTACGAGCGGAAACGGCAGGAAGAACAGCACGGAGCACGGCTCCTGGAGGTAAACGGCTAGTAAAAATACTAGTAGCGTAATATATTATTATCGTATTACGCTATAGGTATGCGATCAATCAAGAATCCACTACACTGCCTGCGCTGCCTTCACGTATGGTGGCGCAGGTCTACGAAGGAACCGCGCTGTTGCCCGAAGTGCCATTCTCCGTACTGGGATCAGGAGAGACGCCATGTCAGCTAGAGCTACGGAATCGGACTTCTGGAAGCGCGTTAATAAAGATGGACCGATTATAAGGCCGGACTTAGGTGCGTGTTGGGAATGGACCGGATACATTATGGCTGCTACAGGATATGGCCAAATTAATCGTCGTCCACGTGGAGTGCTATTAACCCATCGCTATTCATACGAGATTTCCGTCGGACCAATCCCGGACGGTCTAACGCTTGATCATCTTTGCCGAAATAGACGATGTGTTCGTCCATCACATCTAGATCCAGTGCCTCTCTCAATCAATAAAGAACGCGGCGAATCTCCAGCAGCTATTAACGCCCGTAAGACGCATTGCAAAAACGGCCATCCGTACGATTCTATTAACTCAGCTAGCGGTAGCCGATTTTGCAGTATCTGCCATAATCAATGGCAACGAGACCATTGGAATTCCACAAACTAAGAATAGGAGACAACCGTAAAATGTCAAAGTATGGAATTTTTGAGACTACGATCCGCGATGAACGGTATCTCTGCGCGGCGCTCGATGACATGGGGTTCAAATATGAAGTCCATTCCGAGGCGCAACCCCTCTACGGATACGGCGGAGACCAGCGAAACGAGAAGGCTAATATCATAATCAGACGCCAGAATACCGGGATTAGCGCGTCGAATGATATCGGCTTCTCTAAACAGCCAGACGGAACCTATCAGGCCGTTATCTCCGCGTATGATCATAGCGCTAAATTCGACGATACCTGGATGGGGAAGTTAAAGCAGGGGTATACCGTCCAGCGCCACATGGCCGTCGCCCGCGCGAAGGGCCACGTCCTTCTCGGAAGAGAAGTGGTTAAGGGAAAGGTGATGCTCCGCTTCGGAGCGCGATAGCCATGCCGCAGAAGATCAAGGCGGCTATCATTGTCGATCCGATGGGCCACGGATTCGGAGAATTCTCTCCGGAACAAGAAGTCAAGGACCACGTACGCGAATATAAAGAGCGCGTAGCTCCTGCGAAACTAGCGTGGTACCGCGCGCATTCTCCCGGAGACATCAAGGTCGGAACTGATCTCGTGATATACGACTTCGGCGGAATGCTTCCTGGAACTTCGCTCATGGAAGACAACGCGCGCTACCTCGTTAAGTGGGCGGAAGATAACTCTAGCGCTCTCGTCGTAGTGGTCTCCGCGTTTACGTATAACAACTACGTTTCTGTCGAAGCTGAGGAACGCGGCCTATCCCTACCGAACATCGTAGTAGACGACGGACACGGTGACCCAATACCGGCGTGGTGGCGTTCTATGAACGGTCTTCCCGCACCGGACGTTAAGCAGATCGAACGCATCGAAGAAGCGCAACTAGATGCGGCCTTTGCGGAAGATGAGCGAGCAAACGAAGTCGCCCTCCAGGAGCGCATTAAAGCCGGTGAAGAAACGAAGAAACGGAATGATGCTGAGACGCGGAAACTTCGTGAAAAGCTGCGGACTCCTATCGGAGAGATCAAACTTCCGATCTGCCTCGATTGGGAGCCTGGACAGACGTCCGGCCTCGCGCGCTTTAAGATGGCCGATTCGATGGTAGACGTGATCGAAGATACTTCCGGCGAGAAGATCTGTACGCTCGGGGGAGCGTTCGGGGGCGTCTACGAGATCAGCTTTCCGAACGGTAAAGGAAACCTCTGGACGTACTGCATTTGGCCGGAAGCGATCTACGAAGTCGTTAAACGGTTTCACGAAGAGCGGCTTGCCGCACAGAAAGGGAAGAGAAGCGCATGAAAGAGATCAGCATCACCGTAGATGAAGAGGGCGAATCGGAAATTGACCTGAAAAATTTTCATGGTCAAGGCTGCGAACGCGTTCTTGCCGACTTCGCCGGAGGCGACAAGACCAAGACGATTCGCAACAAGCCGGAGTACCTCGAAGTCGTCCGGCAGAAGGAGGACCAGAAAGCATGAGCGGATTCGTTAATCGTCCTCTGTCTCTTCCATGGGAGAATCCGGGGAGAACCATTCCTAAGAGCGTCGCCGAGGCTCTCGTATCTTCGGACTTTACCGACGCTACCAAGTTCGTGCTGAAGTGGCAATTCGGCCTTCTCGGAGACTTCCAGACGGCGCTCGCGCAAGCGATTATGAAAGCTGACGACGATAACCTCGCGCGGCTCCGGATCGGCTTTCCCGATCAGGTAGATGGCTTCCTTCAATGGAATCGCGGCGATTTAGCGCAGCGCTTGCGCGCGGAAGGAATCGACGTATGAAGAAGCTCGGCAAGTTCGAGGTCCGCGTCCGTATATATTCCAATGACGTCTTCCAGCGCGAGATTACTGAGAAGCGGAACGTCTACGCGGACCGCTACGGCTCGCCGTATATCAACGATACGCTCCACGGCTGCCGCGTCTTCTGCATGGGCGAGAACCCGTACTGGTACCGGACGGATTCATACTCGGTCAAATCCGTGACGATCAAGGACGTTTTAAACGGAGTAAAGCCGACGCCGCATCCGCCGTTCGTCTTTTCCGGTCTCTACTTCAAAAGGTATCCGTCATCCGGAAACTCAGAAAGAGGCTACGGTATGATGTTCGAATTCACGCTTCCGGATCGAGGTTGCGTCTCGACGTTCAATGCCATCCAGGAAGTCTTCGGCGGCGACGGCCAGATCGAAACGTCTTCGATCACTAACCCCGGCGGATTAGCAATCGTTCAGTACCGCGTCCCATCTCCGATGGAATCAACGTTCATCGAGTGGGCGCGGATTCGTAGTATCGACTTGGAGGAAATTGGATGAAATGGCAAGACGCGTACGGAGCTTCATCTTCACTTCGTGATTCCGCCGCCAGAATTCAAGACGTTTTAATTGAGCAGGACGATATGACGGCAGAAGCGCGTGAGAAATTACGCACAGCGCTTAACGGCGTTCGATACGCGCAGAAACTTATCGACATTGAAGAAGTAGCCACGAAAGGAACGCAATGATCCGTATCCACCAGAACGCGATCCTTCACGGAACGCGCGCCAACGGCCCAGAGTTACGGACCTGCATTTGGCTGCAAGGCTGCTCGCTCAACTGCCCCGGCTGCCACAATCCCGCCACGCATCCGCTCTCCGGCGGAACGCTCTGGGAGTCGCAGGCGCTCGCGCGGCACATCATCCTTCACTGCGCCGTCGGCACAAAGGGAATCACCGTGTCGGGCGGCGAACCGATGCAGCAGGCCGACGAACTCCTCGCGCTGATCCTGGCGGTCAAGGCATACCGTCCGGACTTTAGCGTCGGAATTTTCTCCGGCTACACGCACCGCGAACTCGCAGACGGAGCCTACTGGATTCGCGACGAGAAGCACGGAGCGCCGTACAAGCGGCAACTCTGGCTCAAGATCCGAGAACACCTCGACTTCGCGATCTTAGGCCGGTGGGACCGTACGAAGGCGGTAGATCCGGCTATAGACACGCTGCTCGATCAGAGGCCGGACCTGCGGCTCGTGAGCAGCAGCAACCAGGAGGTAGTACTCTTTAGCCTTCGCTACTCGTACGGCAGCTTCGAGAACCGCTCGTGCGAGTACAGCATCGATGAGAACGGACTCACACAAATTACCGGGTACGCTCTTTAATTTCAAAACGGAAAAGGAATCTAACGATATGACCGCAACCGCAACCCCCATCGCCACCAATCAATCGCAGAACATCACGGAGACTGCCTGTCTCCTTAACATCCACTTCGGCTTCCTCGGGAATCACAAACAAGTTCGGAAGTCTCAGGTTCACGAGAAAGGTTCCGAACTTCTCGAAGAAGACGACACCGCGCCGGTCCAGGTCGATGCTGACGTCCGGCTCGTCCGCGTCTCAAAGCAACTCCTCGATAGCAAGGAGTTGAAGGCCATCCGCCGCGCCGACGGCGAACTCAAGGGCTGGCTCCGCGAGATCTGCCTACCGTCCTTCTTCCGCGCCGGTATGACGCTCGTCAAGATCGAGGCCACGGAGAAGATCGACGCGCGCCTCGAAGAGCACAAGGAGAAGCGTAAGGAACTCGTCGATAAGTTCCTGGCCGTCTACGTGGACCGTAGGAAGGAAGCCGAAGAGCGACTCAAGGATTTGTTCGATACGTCGGACTATCCGCCAGAGACGACGGTCCGTGAAGCGTTCGAGTTCGAGTGGCAGTTCTGCACGTTCACGACGCCGGATAACCTCAAGAAGATCAGCAAGAGCTTCTTCGAGAAGGAACAGGCCAAGGCCGTCGAGCACTGGAAGCAGGCGACGGCTGAGATCACGTCTCTGCTCCGCGTCCAGTTCCGCGAACTTGTTGACGGCATGCTCGACATGGTAAGCGAGGGCGAAGACGGGAAGCCGAAGCGCTTCTTCAGTTCGCGCCTGAAGCACATCCAGGAGTTCATCGGCAACTATTCGCTGAAAGACGTCACGGACGATGCCGAACTCGGCAAGCTGATCAAGGACGCGAAGGTCCTCTTAGCCGGAGCGGACCCGAAGCAGATCCGCAACGACGACGCCGAGCGGTCGAACCTCCAGAAAGGCTTCGCCGCCCTGAAAGAAAAACTCTCCTCGATGGTCGAAGAAGCCGGAACGCGGCAGATCATCTTCGACGAAGCGGAGCCGGAACCGGAGGAAGTAGAGGCATAGATGGAGCGCCAGTACGTAATCAATATCCAGCCGGTCGAGCCGGACTCGGAGGACCTGCGCTTCAAGGTCGTCCGTAGCGACGAAGATGAAGGAACGCTCGCGGACAACGTGATCTTAATCTTCACGGATACGCTCATGATCGGCCTGGAGCGCATCAGGACGTACATCGCAGAAGACTTTAGTAATGATCCGCTTTAAACCCCAAACGACGAAAAGGAAACTATCCCCATGACGACGTTCACCATCAATTCCGATATGGAAGTCACGGCGCACCGAGTGCGCCCGAAAGCAATCGGAGAAGACGCGGTCGCGTTTACCTCCCTAGAAGAACTCCGCGCGGCCACGAAGTCCTGGGACGGCACCGCGCTGATCCGCGTCTGGAACGGCTTCGCCGGAGTCGTCCCGTTCGACGATCTGAAGCCGGTCAAGAAGTTCGAGACGCGCGGTAAGGCGACGGAGCGGATCTGGAGCGCCATCCAGCGCCTCATAGACGGCCACCACGCGGAGCCAGAGACGGAAGCGGAAGTGACGAAGGAACCGGCTGCGCAGGAACTCCCGAAGCCGGAGAAGAAGGCGGCGCGCAAAAAAGCGGCAGCCAAGACCGCGTCGGACGGTCCGAAGAAGAAGTCGAAGCAGGATATTGCCTCGGACTTGATCCGGCGGAAGGCGGCGCGACCATCGCCGACGTCATGGAAGCGGCAGAATGCAGCTATTCGTCCGCTACGAACTATATCTGCCGGACCGGCAAGGACTTCTCCATGACGCGGATACGGCGCGAGGACGGCGCGAGCGTCTATACCGCTTCGTAGTAAGGCGGAAACCCCGTCAGGCCAGCCCTTGGGCAGCTAACGGCCAAGGATGGCCTGTTTTCGGGGTTAGTAGAAGGAGATTCGATGGCCGAAACGCTAAAACCGCTAAACCGTCCGCTTTCCGTCCAGGAGATCGACGCCATGAAGGCCGCGTGGGAAGCCGTTCCGCCGGTTACGGCCTGCAAGGGCCTCTGCTTCGATTCGTGCACAAACGTGCCGATCAATCCAGTCGAAGCGTACTACCTGATCGAGCGCCACGGCGCGCAGATCGTCAAGACCGTCCATCCGGCCAACGATCCGGAGAATCCTGCGGCTATCAGTATGCCGACTCTCGGACCGGACTATACGCCGTGCAGATTCCTGACGGCGGAGCGGCGCTGCTCGATCTACGAAGAGCGACCGCTCGTATGCCGGATGTTCGGCCACCACGCGCTAACGCTCCGCTGCGTCCACGGCTGCGGACGGACCGGCGACTTCATGGACTACGACGCTGCCGAAACGATGCTGAAGATGATCCAGGCGTTCGACGGCTTCCACGTCAACGACGGAGAAGACGTCTGGGGCGCTATGAAGAGAACGTTCGATGAAATGGAGACGGAGCCGTGAAGCGAAAGATGATAACGACCGAAGAAGCGCGGCCTTCGTCTCGGCAGCATAGGCAACCGTGCTCTGATTGTCCATTTCGCCGGGATTCCGTGAAGGGATGGCTCGGAGGAAATACGGCTCAGGAATTCGTTATGGCCGCTCACGGAGAAGTTATCTATCCCTGTCACGCTAAGATCGGACCGCAGTGCGCCGGTATGGCGATCTATCGCGCTAACGTCTGCAAGGTGCCGCGCACGGACTTCGCGCTTCGCCTTCCGTCAGACAGGATCGCGGTATTCGCCAGTATAAAGGAATTCACCGACCACCATAAGGAGACTACCGAATGACGAACGCACAGAAGGAAATGATTCAGCGCGCACTAGCGCGCTCAGAAGATCCGGGTATGATCTCGCCGTACTCCGGCATCCAGCAGCGATCGCTCGAAATGATGACGAAGGAGGGACTCATCGAGCGCGACTTCATGGTCCGCGATCCGAAGGCGCGCGAATCTCTCGAAGAACTCCGCGACTCGGAAATCCGTAAAGCCCACGTCGATCTAAATGACTGGGCGCAAAGCCGTACGACGGCTTCCTGGAAAGCCGCTCACGCGAAGCTTGAACACGCCTACGCGCTACAGGGGAAACTCAGCGCCGCGTACTACTGGGTGACGGAGAAGGGCCGCGCGGCGGTTCAGCCGGAGGTAGCGAAGTGAGGGAGTTCTTCTTCGTCCTCAGCGGAATCGCCTGCGGCCTGATCGCTTTCGGCTGCGGACTCTTCGCGTGGACCGCGTGGAAGATCCATCGGGAACCTCGCCGGACGCGGTGCGCTTTCTATCTGGAGGACCTATGAACCCGAGAGAACCGAACTGGATGGAATCCGTTGAAGAAGCGCGCAGACTCACGGAAGTCCGGAACGTTCGCGGCCTCAACGGTCCGCTTCTCGATAAGCGCGACCGCGATGAGTGGCGCATCCGGAAGCGGATCAACCGGAAGTGGTTCAAGCGCTACAGAGAATATCCCGGCGGACGGATTACTGACTCCGGAAGATGGGGAAAGCCTTCGGAGGCACAGCCGTGATATACGTCCACATAGCGGCCATCCCGACGGTCTCCGGCTCTCAGCGCTGCGTCCGATGCCGCACGGAGATCGCGGCGAAGGCGAAGTACGCTCCCGGCGCGTTCGTCGCCGAAGACCGTGGCCGCGTTCAATTCAGCAGGCATCTATTCACGGAACGCGATCACGACGCGCGCGGACGTGGAGAGCATCCGTGCTCCGAACTCGGAAGAAAGGAAAACGGCGATGTTCCGACCGCGAATAAAGGTTAGACTTTCCGACGAAGGCCGCGCGAAGCTCGTAGCACGGCTCGATATGCGCGGCACGGTCGTCTGCTACCGGCATCCGCTCGTCACCGTCATCGAAGACGGCTCCGGCGCGCGCGAAGACTATCACGAGGACTTCCTCGAAACGGCAAGCGAACGAAGAAAGGAACCTAAACGATGACCCTAAACTGGCTCTTCAATATCTGGCTATACTTAATGTTCACGCTCAATCCGCCCGTCTACGAAGCGCTGAAGGCGCAGGGCGCGGCCTGCTTCGTCCAGGTCGATACGTCCTTCATACCGATCACCGGCCTCGGCATCGGCGGAGACGTTCAACCGGACTGCTGGTACGATCCGTCGAATCTCAACGACGGTCACGCGAAGGTAAAATAGGAAAGTCGAGCGCCTAAAATATCAGTAGACGATCTCGCTGCTAATGCTCTAGAATAGAGATTCCAGCTACCTTCGCGGGGTGCTGGAAAGGCAGCTAGGAGTGAAACTACGGGCGGTTGCGTAACCAGCCGCCCATCACTCTAAACCCTGTTACGAGGGTATTTTGGAAAATCTCAATCAAATTTCGTTAGGCTTTTCATCACACGCCCTCTACCCGCGCGCTGAAAATACAGTCATCTTCATAATCAGTGAAGCGGTTGGCTCTCAGGATAAGCCTTCCCCCGGCATCGCCCGGCCCGTCAAAACAACCCCTGATTTGCTTTACAGGATTACGGTGAAAATGGCCCCGATAGAGCGTTGCGTAAAAGGTGAGAGTGAAAATCCGGGCAACGGGCAGGTAGTTGATCCTGCGACAGCGGCGACGTCCCGGTCTTCTGGAATGGGAAGCCTCAAAGACTAAGCTCTTACTACGCTCCAAGAATCCTAACCGACTGTATTCTACGTAGACGGAAGGGCGCACCAGGATAATTCCAGGGGGATGCCGCTATGGGAAAGAAGACGTTCTATGGCTATGCGACCGTGCGCGAAATGCTTTGAGAATCAGTGGATCTATCTATTCGAGGACGCTACCGGAATTATAACGGCGACGTGCAAGTACTGCGGAGCGCAAGTATCGTTTGAATCGAGGCGGGCGCGGAAACGAAGAGATCCTAACTACCGCCAGAAGCAACCCGACGTTCCGACTGATGCGTATCGCCATCAAGACGCGGATGACGACGGACAAGTACCGTGGTAATTAAAAAGGAGAACACCCCATGAAGATGAAACCCTTCCAGCGCGGCTACGGACCCGGTGACGCGCTCTACTTTCTCAACGGAAAGTATCAAGTAATCTTGACGAAGGAGCGCGACCGTGAAGGCGCGGACGTACTCCACCTCTCGATCCGCCGCGAAGACCGCCGCCCGATCATGGACTGGCGCGATGTTCAGATCATTAAGAACGAACTGGTCGGCGCGGAAGAAGAAGCCGTCCAACTCTTCCCCGCCGAGAGCCGACTCGTAGACGGGAGCAATCAATTTCACCTATATTGCTACCTCGGTAAGAGTTTCGCGTTCGGATTCCCGGAGCGCGCCGTCTCGGAATCCGTACAGATAATCGGTCCGACTGGTCAGGCATCGGTGCAGCGTCCGTTCGCGCCGGAGCACCGGCCAGCGGATCTCGAAGAGCAGGAAGCGAAGGCGCGGGAGATCATCCGTGAGATGGGACTACAGGAGGCTATATGAGAGACGATGAGAAGGTATTCAAGCACGAGAGTTACGCGATGGCAGGATTCAGCCGCGTATCGGCGCATCCGGGAGCGTTCCTCTTTGGATCGGACTTCCGCCACGGAAACTATATGACGCTTACGATATCGCGCGCAGAGCGTCTGCGGTCTCTTTCGAAGGACTGGTTCCACTCCTATGAGCAGTTGATCCAGATCGCCCTATCCGAGAGCCAGTTCTGCGAGATGATCACGCGACCGAACATGGGGGACGGCGTTCCGGTTACGCTCACGCGCTTCGGCGGGAAGCTAGTCAAGGAGCCGCCGTCGCCGGAAGTCATCGGAGAAGAGTTCGTGAAAGACATGAAGGCCGATACGGAGGCATGCGTCAAGGACCTGCGCGCGGCCATTGGCGTACTTCATGAAGCCATCGAATCCGGGAAGGTCGGCAAGACGGCTCTCCGCGACATCGAAAAGCAGTTAGAGTACGCGGCCTGCGCGGTGGATCGCGGCATACCGTTCGTCGAGAACCAGTTCCGTCGCTCAGTCGAACACGTTGTCGGACGCGCCAAGACGGAGATCGAAGCGCACGTATCCGCCGTAGCAATGCGGATCGGCGTGGACGCGATGCGCTTGGAGGCGAAGAACTCCGCGCCGAAGCTGATCGACGGGGAACCGTCCGACTATGACTTCGACGCTTACCACGATCAGGAAGACCGTGAAAGGAAGGGGTGATGAAGCAACCAACGAAAGAACAACTCATCCGGCTCGCCAAGCGCCTCGTGCGCGAACGCGTCGATATTCCCGATGGAACCGTCGGCGCGTACTCCGTCGAATCGCGGGAATGCAAGAATCCGTTCATCGTGAACTTCCGCGACCAGATCTTCACCGGACTACCGCAGTGCGACTACCCCGGCTCCGTTCAGATTCATGAACTTAAGGGGCCGGAAGGAACCTGGATGTCAGACCAACCCTGTGAACTCGTCCAGATGCACCGAGAACTGGCCGTACACGCCCGAGGCGACGTTCTCATCGGCGGGTTAGGATTAGGACTCGTGGCTCGAATGGCCGCAGCCAAGCGCTCCATAACGCGAATAACGGTGGTCGAGCGGCAGCCGGAGGTGATCGCGCTCGTCGGCCCGTACCTGAAAGACCCGAAGATCCGCATCGTCCACGCGGACATCCACGAATACTCAAAACGCGCGGACATTAAGCACGACGTCGCACTCCTGGATACTTGGCAATCGACCGGCGAATTTTGCTGGCAGGAGGACGTCGTTCCGCTCCGGCGCGCTCTCTACGGAAAGGTGAAGCGCGTCCACCGTTGCGGACGAATATCGCTACGTGGCGGCGGATGACCGGAACTCGGAATTTAGACCGGAAGGCGGTATCAGTCGGAGATAAACTGTGGGAGCACTACTTCGGCCTGGGCGCTCCGTCCGAAAGAAGAAAACGCCGCCTGATTCTCCTTGCTGAACGCTCGGCGGCTGGTTATCGGATCAGCCGCCGTTTCTTTCATATTCCTCTTGCTGTAGCGTAATCTCCGCTTCGATATCCAACCCCCAGTACCGCTCCCACTGCTCTTTACCGTGCTCGATTGAATTCTTTCCGAATCCGTGAAGGTGACCGCTCGCGCAGATCGCCAGGACGCGCCGGTCGTTCTTCGGGCTACCGCAGAATCGGACGTGGTGGATCGTCGGAGCCGTATCACAAAGATGCTCCTTAGCATTCTGAGAAGTTCCGCGCTCAATTATACAGTTTCTCTCACGTACCCATTCACGGAACGGGACATCTTTGACGACGCCGCGCCTCGGCTTCGACCTGCGCTTCTTGATCGGCTTCGCGCTACGCTTCAGCGGCTTTCGGCGTTGGATCATTTCGGAAGGTCCTTCACGATTCGCTCCACTTCGATAATCCGCGACAGAATCCACTTCATAATAGGGACGGCCATAGAGTTCCCGATTGCCTTATATCGCGGTCCATCTGCCGCTGACTTACCGCGATATGGTACATCAGTCCATCCATCAGGAAACCCTTGGAGGCGTTCACACTCTAGCGGAGTAAGACGACGGACGGCCATGCCGCTACGAACGCGAGTGCCTACGGGATCATGCCCAGGACCATCTGCTCGAAGTGTACCGGCGGTATCATACTCACAACAACCGGCCTGAGATTCCTGGAACGCGATAATCATATCCGTTTCATTGGCGTTCCCCGCTGGCCGTTCAGTTCCAGCGCCACTTGCTGCCAGTGTTCCAGATATAGTCGGGATAAGCGTTTCCGATTCCGCATCTATCCTATTCATACCCCCCCCATTCAGGCAAAGCGAAACGACCGGAATGTACGTATCGCTATCTTCTCGGTGGCTCATATTTGATCGTCCTCGTAGCGTCTTCGCAATACCGGGATCACCTTTCCCTCGTTGACGAATTGACTCCCTACCGTCTTGCTGTCCCGTGCGCAGAGTGCGCCGATTGTCTCTCTCTCTCTCTCTCTCTTGACAATTCCGGGGGGGGCGTTCGTATCTAAGGTTCGGCTAGGACCATCCCCATCAAACCATCCAACGTTTCCTCCGCTTCCTTGGTTTGATAATTCTAGGCCGAAACTCTGCTCAACTAGACCTCCGCTGGTGGCAAAGTTATTGCAGCCACTTCTTCCAGCGCGGCCTTCAAGAGTAGGGGCAATTCTTTCTCTCGCGCTTTGGCGCGTCGGAGGATTCCCGCACAGGCTTTCTGGCTCAAGTAATACCGCTGCGGGATATCTCCAGTCTCTAAAATGTCCGACAAAGAACAGACGCTCGCGCCGTTGCGCCACTCCGGCATACTGAGCATCCAGTATCGTCCATGCTCCAAAATACCCGATGTCCTGAACGTATTGAAGGAAGGTGGAGAAATCACTTGATTCGATAAAATCTCGCAGGATGGTTCCCCCTGCGGATTCAATATCCATTTTTGATGGATCTGGCGGGCCACCAGACCAATTGGAAAACAAGCCAGGGACGTTCTCGAAGATGAACCAGGCTGGAGTAAGCGCCCGCACAATTCTAAGGGCGTGGAGCGCCAAGTTAGAACGCGGGTCATCCAATCCGAGGCGCTTTCCTGCAACTGAGAATCCTTGGCAGGGAGATCCGAAGACGAGAACATCGAGAGTTGTTCCATTTAAGGCTTCCTTTGCTCGCTCAATAAAATCAGATGAAGTGATGTCACCTAGATTTGGAACTGATGGATGATGATAAGCGCCTACTACCGATGGAAACGGCTCTATCTCCGCACAGAACTTCCATTCAATTTCTGGCGTTGAGCATTCTGGAGCGTGGATACCGGAGAATAACGTTGCGCCCGTCATAGTTCGATCATCCGCTCTCCGGCTTCCGGAATTCCGGTATCCTTCGGAGAACCCACGCAGGCCGGTCCGCCTGGATAAGATGAATGGGAGATGACCGCGCCATCACGTCCTGGAGAAATCTTCTGATGGCAGACCGCGCACGTGACGCGCCAGTCCTCCGGTACTTCCAGCCGGTCGATCTGCTCCGCGTCGAGGCCGCGAAAGGTTAACTCCGCGATCAGCGATTCCCGGAGCCACCAGAACTTCTCACGCCGGTCCGGATCGTTCAGCCATCCGGCCAGGAATGACAGGTACGCTTCCGGCAGGAGCCGGATCTCTACTCCGCGATGCTTTCCCCACGGCATTACCGCTCTACCGTGACGTCTTCCCATTTACCACTTCCATCCCAACGCGCGCGCCTCTTCAATCGAGATCAACGCTCGCGGAGTCGTCCGGTATAGCTGTTCGCGTACTTCATCGCGGTATTGAGCGATAGCGCGCGCCTGCCGCCGAATCTGCGTAAATGGTAGAGGATCATACCAGCATCCCCATCTACGTGATGCCCTCAATTCACATTCGCAGAAGTAAAGCAGCGTTAGGTCTGCTTCACGGATCATACCGATTAAGCGCGCGATTTCGGAATTATCGAATTCCACGATTACGCTCCCCGTATCAGTTTAGCGATGTGCGCTGCCATCAGGTTCGGGAACTGGTCCGCGATCCGCGCGCAGCGCTCTCTTTCGGCCAGAACGAGCGCGGCAGCGTCTAAAGCCTGTTTTTTGCGCGCTACGGCAGCCGTGGCACGTCTGACGGCCTGCTTCTCGCGGGATAGACCGTATTCGACGCTGGCGCGATCTAGGCCAGCCGGACGCCCCAGAGCACGGAGCGTCATCCGCCGTTCGATGTCCCGGTGGGATTCCCGAGACGTCACCTTTTACCCCTTAAGAGAATTTGATTTATAATCACGTGCTTTTGGTCCAAATCTAGATGGCAGGAAAGATCATGGTCACAGTAGACGCATCTACCGTTACCGCCTCTCTCATACGTTTTACACGGTCCGAGATTCCCCTGATACGTACAGCAGCGACACGAAGCGTTAATGAACCGTTCCGTTCCCGTCGTGTCGCATAGTCCTTGGACTCTTTCCGTCTAGATTCACTTCTTCCCCCTTGCCGCCAACCGATGCTCGACGGCTTCCTTCGCGCCTTCGAAAGTCTTTGAGAGCAGCCGTCCAAATTCATCGACGTATGCATTCGCGTCGAGGCTCCAGGAGACTTCGGATACTTTAATGCCGGTATCCGTTTCGAGAATCCACTTCTCGTCCTTCGTCAAGCGCCAGTCGATCTTTACGCTCATAGTACCTCCTGACGCGCGGCGGCCCTTATCCTATACTGCTCTGCGATAGCGGTCATCCCTCTACTCTCGAACCGATTCGCCTGCGCAAGAAGGTTCTCCGGCGAGCACCTGCAGCATACGCGGCACTTTCGGCAAAGCGGACAATCCTTCAGCGATTCACAGGAACAGGACGGTCCGCGCACGCAGTCGTTACGCCACGGAGCGCCGCAGCAGAAGCAAGAACGTGATCTCATCCGATCCCCGCTACGTCTGCCGGTGAGAACGTCTGCTGGTCTCGCGGCTGAATTCCGATATCACCATCGAACAGCTTGTCAAACTGCGAAGAGAGCCGGACGCGCTTTCCCACGATCTCATACCCGAGGTCACGAAGCTCGCCGCAGTTATAGACCGTATACGGCCTTCCGGTCCATGACGGATGGGCAATCGTGAAGTGGACGTGGATACGCCTGATATCGTCCTGACGGTTATTCTTGGAATAGCTAACCTTCCGCGCTACGCGTAGCCGTCCGCTCGGCATACGGAGGACGTCACCGTCCCGAATCTTCAGCCACTCTTCGGTCGTGCTCATGCCGTCCCTACTCCTCGGATCTCCCTGATGATGCATTCGACGTGATACCGGATTAGGCCCTGCTTTAGCTCTTCGTATTCAGCCGAGTTCTCTTTCTTCCAGCATTGAGCCGCATCCCTCCTATCCGCGTGCGGAACCACTCCGCGCCGTCCATTAAACGAGCACTGCTGATCGACGTCCGCTCCGCAGCTACACGGAGTAACGCGCACCGGCAGTTCGTTGTACATGCGCGACACAGCCATTTGATAGACCTTACCGAATAGCATTACGTCATCGACCGTCACTTTTCCTCCGGCAGTCCCGCGACGGTTCCCCACGGACGCTCGGACTTGGTGCTCTTCGGCGGCGGTTCCGGCGGATCAATCACGAGCATCACTTTCCCGCGCAGATAGTCATGAACGTTCTTCGTCGCACGGTACCGCACGCTCGGCAGTCATATTTCACGCTAGTACCTCGTCGATATCCTTGAGCGCAGAAGCCACGGCATCTTTTAGAGCCTTGTTCTCTTTTCGTAGCCGTTCGCACTCAAAGCGCGTCATATTCACCCGAGCCATGAAAGATACTGGCGGTTCTTCCGGGCCAAGTAATCCGCCGTTCGCTACGATACTGAACCAGTCGTGCGCGGCCTTCGTATCCTTCATCTCGGGAGTACGGAACCATTCGCTCATCCGCTGCCAGCGGGAACCGTACCACTCCTGCGTAAACTTCTGACTCTTGATAGCTTCGTCGCGCTCGTCGCGCAGTTTCTTGACGGCTTGACTCATGAGCGGGAATTCCTGCCAGTCCTTCGGAGGAGGTGCGTCGTCTGGGACTTCCCACGGATCAGTTAGGCCGAGTCCGTCTACGGCTATAGCGCGCATAGTATCGAAGAACCGGTCGCGGTCCGCTTCTAGCGTCTTCCGCTCCTCGATCATCGCGTCAAGGATTTGCCGTGCCATCGCTACCTTCTGCTGGAAGCTCTTGCCGACCATCTGATCCCCGAAGAGATCCTCGAAGGCTTTATGCGCGTCCACCATTCCGGCTTCGTGGAGATGGTCAAGATACGATTGCGGATCAGATCCCATTCAGTTCCTTCTTTCGGTATGCCGCTATAAGGCCGCGCCTTCGCGCTACGCGGCTCTGTGCTGCGTCTTGTCGTACTCCGGCACGTCTTAGCGCCTGCTTTAGCGTAGACTCGCCTACGCCGATCCTCTCCGCAGCCTGCCGTATCGTTCGTCCGCGTAGGAAGTCCCGGAGGAACTCCGTGACGGTCATTTGCTGCGCGGAGGCAGCGGCTTCGATCTTCTTCACTTCATCACCATTTGAATCGCTGCACTGACGACCGGGGAAAGCCTCTTGGCCAACTTCGGATCATCAAAGTCCCACGCCGCGTCTTTCAGCTTCTCGGCGAGAAGCACAGCCTGCTCTTCAGATAGGTCGCGCTTCACCGCTGCACGCGTCCGGATGTGCGTTACGGTCCAGCCGCGCTTCGGATCGACGGAAGTATGGACAGCAAGCGGACCGAAGATCAGCCCCTGCCGAAAAGATTCTTCGTCTTCGTCCGTACGCGAAGTCCGCAGCGCTACGATCTGGCGCGGCGCGGAAGTGATCAGATGCTTGGCGAGAAGAAGGTCCTGGGCTGTCATGCCGGAAGCTCCATCAGATACTTACGTACGGTCTGCCATTCGTAATTTCGGAACGCGCAATCGACGTACGTTCGGAGCGATCCGCGATGGCGATGGCCGTTCTGCTTGATGTACAGTTCGGCAGCGGCTTCCGTGAAGAACGGCTGGACGAATTCCCACGTCTCATGATATCCGACGCGGCAATATCCGTCGGGTTCTTTCTCACCGTGCTGGTATGCGGTTTCAAGAGATTTCGCTAGGTCTTCCGCAACCTCAACCGATTCGTCTTCGTAAAGCCACGCTATCGGAGGATCATACTGCACGTCTACGCCGTAGTAGCAATGCCGCTCCTGGACGAGGAATATCGGATCGGCAGTAAAGCGATTATCCTGCGTGCGAATCCTTTCTCCGATCTGAGGTAGATCAAACATTTGCTACCGCCCTTCTCGCTTCTGCGATTACTGCCGCCGGTACGCGCTTCCACTTCCGGTCTCCGAATCCTGCTCGGATGACCCATTCCACGAAGCGAAAGTCCGCGTCTTTAATTTCGCACTTGAAGCAGGCACGCGATCCAGGCGTAACGTGAACTCCGCATTCCTGGCAGTGGTTCGCAGGAGCCGTCTCAGGGCCGAAGCACTTGCGCTCGTGAACCGGAAGGCCGCGCGTCCGGAACTTCTGGCCGCAGTACTTGCAAGGCTTCCGGTCGATCTCTCTCCAGCTTGACGGCGGGCGATGATTTATCGGTTGCGGAACGGACGCGGTCATTTCGCGGTCTCCGTTAGCTTCATGATTTCTTTCCACGGAAGCGCTTCAAGCGCGGTCCACGGCGGGAGTTTCTCGCGCGGCGGCTTCGGCATTACCGGAGGATCTTCAATCCAGAGGTCGTCGTTCATGCAGCCACCGTCCTTCCGTCCTTCGACTCGGTAGTGAGCGCGTCGAGATCAACTACGTCCCGGATTCCGAGCTTGATCAGCATCGACCGGAAGCGCCTTTCGCCGACGCGGGATCGGATTCGCTTGAACATCGTCAGCGCCTGAGAGAGTCCGGCGTACTGGTGCTCGAAGAACTCTTCGTCGGATTCCGCGAAGCGGTAGCCGCCTCCGCCTTCAGAGCGGTCCGCGATGATCTGCAGCCGGAAGTCGTCGATCAGTTCGTTCAGAACGTGGACGGCGTCGCAGCTGTGCTTGAGGCCGACCATCTTCGCGATGTCCTTCGACTTCGTCAGTCCCTTTCCCCTTCGGTCGAGAAGGATCGACGCGATGGAAAGATGGACGCCGGATAGTTCCGGAGGAAGCGACGGCTCGAATAGGGATTGCTGGCCCTGGCTCATTTTATCCTTCCTGCTTTCTGCTTACGCGGAACGAGCGGACCGGTGACGGACGCGGCGAAGTGCTCTACGAGTACGGAGCCGTCGCGAAGAGCGTGGCGTAATTCCGTAATCCGCTTCGAAGTAATTATCGCGCGATGAGGATCGACTCCGCCCATAAAGGAGCGGAGTTCATTCTGCGCGGATTCGAGATCGGAGAGAAGTTTAGCACGCGTCATTTCTTCCGCTCCTTCCGCTTTAGCCATTCATTAACGATAGACGCGATCAGACCCGATACGGTATGGCCGCTCTTTTGCGCGAGATTGCGTAACGCTTCGAGCGTCGGTTCCGTTAACACGACCTGCGCGACAGGATTTCTCATGGCGTTAGTATACTACGATACGGCGCGCATTTCTACCATAAATCGAAGAGTAATCCAGACCCCGTTTCCGGAAGCGGCACGAGCGGCGACGCGACCGATTCGAAAGACTGCGCTTCCTCTATCCACGGCTCCTGCTCCAGAGCGGCTATCACTTCCTGCGAAGGATTGGGGACGGCCTGGGCATGCTCCGTAAGCATCTTCAGATACATTCCGTGATTATCAACGCCTTCCGGAATCTCGATACCGGAACGAAGCCGTAGTTCATTTTTCTCGAACGGAGAATAATCGACGTGATGCTGCCACCGACCCCATTTCCATGTAATCGAAGTCACGTCCGGATGCTGCTCAACTAACGACTGCGCCATCTTCAGGCGCCCGTCTCCTTTGTAAAGCTCATCCGTATTCCCGCCCTTCATCGTCATCGTCGTAGACTTTAAGGTGAGAAAGGCGTTGAAGAGAACGGTACACCATCCGTCTTTGAGCGCGCGGATCGAGAGATCGGTGTCCTCGTTGTACCGCCCGCGCCAACGATAGGGCAGGTCATTCTTGATTAGGATACAGGAGTAGATACGACGGTTCGCGTAGAAGGGCGGTAGTTTGGTTTTTCTTGAAGCGAACATAAAGTAGTGAAATCCAGATATTGCTACGTTGTCAAAACGATCCACGAAGTCTTCTGCCGTTCGAAATATAGTAGCGTCCGATACTGGTACTTTTAGGTTGCGGTTTAGCCGATAAAACCCGTTTAAATTATCATCCAAAACCCAATGGCGACAAACGCCGGAAGCACTCGCATGATCCCATACCCAATTGCGTACAGGAATAGACCCCTTTCCTAACTTACTAAAGTCAGACGGTAGCGTAAGTATCTTCTCCGGATCAATTACTAAGGCATACTGCTTGTATTCCGAAGGCTCTACAACGATACGATACGGCGTACCCATCGACTCAAACGCTTTTGATGTTAATCTAGATTCCCAACGCCCTTTAGATATTACGTATATCGGATAACGCGGAGAACGATCCTCGGAATCATTGGCGTAGCGTTTGTCGGAATATCGCCCCTCTTCCGCCTCCGGATACCAGGTTGATGACGTATATCTTGTAGCCCGATCTACCTTGTATCCAATAAGGCGCTCAAAGGATTCTATATCCGCGTCGTTCTGGAAGAGTACGGATATCGTCTTGAACGGTGAAAGGTCTTCCTGAATGAACTCCGGCATTCCGCGCCAGTATTCGTCCCACCATTCGCCTTTATCGAAGAGCGCGAATTGTGAATCCTGCTTCACTCGCCTGTCTCCGCTTCTTCGTTTACGTCTGACTCAATTCGAGGCCGCGCTATCGCTACGTTTCCGAAGACGGCCTTCTGCTCCGGATACCAGATAGCCTCCGTAGTCAGGTCTACCTTCTGTCCGACGAGTCGAGAAAAGGCTTCCATATCCTCTCGCGTCTCGAAGTGAACGTACATCGAGCGGATACCAGACGGAGTCGGAATGCTCGGAGCCGCCTCTTCTTCGCGCTCTTGTCCAAACAGGTCTTCAGCCATTATTCAGGAACCTCCCACTCGCCTTCCGGCATATCACCAGTGTCTTCCGCACGGTTCTCGAACTTCGTCTGCGCTGCGAGCCAGATGAGATTGACGGTTCCCGTCGGACCCGCGCGCTGCTTCGCCACGATCCATTCGGCGAGTCCCTTCAGGTCTTCGCGGTCACGCGCATACATTTCTTCTCGGAAGACGAACCCCACAACGTCCGCGTCCTGCTCGATCGACCCGCTCTCACGAAGATCCGAAAGCTGCGGCCTATGATCGCCCTGGCGCTGCTCAACCGCGCGGCTCAACTGGGAGAGAACCATCATCGGCACGTCCATCTCTTTTGACAGCAGCTTGATTCCGCGCGATAGCGCGCTAACGGCCTGATTGCGATTCTCCTGCTTGCCGTGCGTTCCCATCAATTGAAGATAATCCACGATGCAGAGCGCCGAATCGAACTTCTCCGCGCGTAACCTTCGTAGCTTGGCGCGCAGGTCCATTAGAGTTAACCCCGCAGAGTCATCTATACGGATCGGAGCGTCGAGAAGGTCTCCGCAGGCATTCATGAGTTTAGCTCGCTCGTTCTGGTTCAGGTATCCGGCGCGGAAGCGGAAACTGTCCACGCGGGCATACGAGCATAGCATACGCGTCAGGACGGATTCCTTCGACATCTCCAGCGAGAAGATTGCGACCGGCTTGTGGAGTTTAAGAGCTACGTAGGAGGCGATATTTAGGCCGAGACTTGATTTCCCCGATCCCGGTCGTCCTGCTACGATAGTAACCTCGCCGCCGCGCAAGCCGTTCGTCATGGCGTCATACTTCGTGAAGCCGGTCGAGATTCCCTTCGGTCCTTTACTTGGATCGAGAAAAGCGTTGATCCCGCCTTCGTACTCGTGAATGATCTGCGCTGGAGACTGAGGACCGTTCCGTATCTGGCCTTCAGAAAGCCGCAGGAACGTCTCTTCGGCAGAGGCAAGGATGTCGGAAGGTTCTTCCGCCTGCGTAAGCGCTTGGTTGATTGCGTGCTGCGAAGCGAATATGATCTGGCGCAGTATGTGCTTCTGTTGAACGACGCGGATGTAAGATTCTATCGACGCCAGCGCCGGGATTCCGGTGTCCATCTCTACGAGTGCGGTAATACCACCGACGGCCTGGAGTTCCCCGCGCTTCGATAGTTCATTAGCGACGGCTACGCGCTCGATTAGCATATCCCGTTCCTGGAGCGCGGCCATAGCCTTCCAGATCTTCCGGTGAGAATCGAGGGAAAACGATTCAGCTTCTAACGCGCTTGCGGCCTGAACGTAGAGATCTTCATTTAGGAAGATGCTGCCGAGAACGAAGCGCTCAGCCATCACGTCAACCGGCAGGCCGCGTTCGACTTCGGGAGCGCTCACGCCTTCACCGCCTTCGGATCTTCTCCGCCGCTCACTTCCCAATCTTCAGGAACGCTGATGCGGAGAGCCGTCAGGTAGACGTTGTCGCCATAGCAGTTCGAACAGGAAACGATCTTCAGGTCTCCGCCCGTAGACGTGATGCATCCGCTATATTCCGTCCGGCAGTCATCGCAGAAGAACTTATCCGGCTCGACGAAGACAGCGCCGTAGCTCTCCGCAGCTTGATTCACCGCAGCCTGCGCGCGTGTTCCGTTCTTACCGACGAGGATGCGGCACTTGATCACGGATTCCGTCATTTCTATTCCTCCGGCTTGATCTCCGGTATCAGCGGAGCGAATCCCTGTCGCGGAAGATTCCAGGATGCCTCCGACGCGGAGAAGACCTGGAGGCAGACCGGCTGAAGCGGACCGCCGAACGTAAGCGCGGTCAGGTACAAGTCCGCGCCGTCCGCGATAGCCTTGCGCTCGTATTCGCTGAAGCGCCAGCGGCTCGTTACCGGAACCTGCGGATTCTCACGAAACGTAAGCGCGGGAAGCGTTTCGTATTCCGGTTGAGTCTTCGCCCACTCGACTTCATCAATCTCCGCGATACCGGGGATAACCGGTACGACTGAAGTTGGCATTAGACCGCCTCCGCCAAGCGCTGAAGCGCGTTGTAGATCAGCCGTCGAACGCGGTAGTTCAGCGACCGATGCCGCTTTTCTTTTGCCGCTAGCTTCTCGGCCTTCCGCGCGATCTCTTCCGGATACGCCTCACGCGCCGAAGTCGATATGAAGAACGTTCCTGAATCCCACGAAGGCTCACCGGATACCGGCGCGTTCGGATCAACCTCGTGGCCGAGGAACGCCGCGTCTCGCTGACTCCAGAGCGGCTTACTTCCGCAACCCGACGCCCAGTGGACCCATCCTTCCGGCTCGTGGCGCTTCGCTACGCGGTCCGCAAACTTTTGAAGCCAGCGGCTTTCTTCGTCGGTCAGTTCGACTTCGAGAGCAAATGAAATCTCGATACGGGAGATCAAACCTTCACCTCCGTCGGCGTCGAAGCCGCGCACTTTTTGCAGTAACGGAACTCGACGGAATTCCATTCGACGATCAGGAGATCACCTCCGCAGGTCTTCCGGCAACGTGAACAGCGTGCCGGTTCATCAGCCGGAAGGATCGTAAAGCCGTTGGGGGTATTCACTGTAATACCTCTTCGCATTCAGATAGTGGTTGGCCGAGCGCTATTTCTACGAGTTGACATATAGCCGATTCCATAGGAGTTAGATTCCCGACGTAAAACGGTTGCGCTATATAATGGCGTACCGAATCTCCCTTTCTGGAAAGCCACCGATAGTCCGGCAGATCGGTAGCGATCTTATCCCGTGGAACCGTAACGAACGGGAATATGAAGACGTTCGGATGAGAACGCGCAAACTCGATAATTTGCCGCCTCGTTGCGTTTCTTAAGATCGCATAACGCGGTTTATACTTCGGAATTATTGATGATAAATTCACGTCAACCGTTATCATCGCATAACCTCGATTCGATTCGTGCGGACCGGCTTGTTTAGGATCGCGACGGCCTTCTCCGCGTCTGCCATCGTCAGGCCGACGTGGCCCGCGCAGAGAACGAGCCGGTCCATGTTCGGCTCCATATCGCCGTCGTCATCGATGATCACGAATGACTCGACTTCGCGGTATTCCGCGTTATCTTCGAGCCATTTTGCAATCTCCAGGCCGCGCGGCTGCGCGACGGTGATCTGGCCGTGCTGATTATGGAGTTTCGCGGTGACGTCTATGACCGGCGCTTCGACGCCCCATTCGCGAAACTTCTCGCGGCAGAACATTAAACCCGCGAGACGCCACGTGCTGCTCACGATGATGACGGCTCCGGTTGCCATCGTGATCCGATTCAACGCGGCCACGTAGCGCGGATCGGCGGGTACGCGGTTGCCGCTAAAGCCGCGCGAGTAGCAGCCGGGGTTATTGAGAACTCCATCGACGTCAACGAAGCAGCATTTCACAAGTAATCCTCGTCCCGCTCTCCGGGTTGAATCCCAGCCGCGTGGTCCCATTCCGTTAGGCCGTCTTCGTCGCCGGAATGGCAAGCGCATTCGCAGCGACAGTCGAAGTCTTCATAATCGTCATCATCGAACGTAGCGATCATCCCGTAGCGCGACCGCATACATTCCCGCGCATCGGACGAGTGGCAGCAGCAGGTCATCGCGTTTCCTCCGGACCGCCGCAGCAGTGAACCGCTGAAATCACGCGCTGGCCGCAATCTTCGCAGAGATGCGTCGTAAGCGGCTCCGGACCGTCGGAAATGCTATCTACCGTCTCGGATGCCGCCAATGCAGCCTTCAGGCTAGGATTCGCGGCAATCGGCTGTTTATCCGGCATTAAGAACCTCCCGCGTAGCCCATTCCGGACAATCCGGCCAGTGCCAGGAATCGTCGCCCAGCGCCATATCCGTGACGAACCAGCCTCGATCCGTCCAGAGGCAATCGACCGACCAGAAGCCGTCGAACGCAGTGGTAACGGTAGAAACCAGCGCGTAAAGCGTTTCGCGGTCTTCGTCGTCTAATCGGTTCATGAATTGAATAGCCGCGATAGTTCCGGCGTCACATCCGCCCTGCTCGATAGATTCCTTCGGCCAGTACGGATGTCCACAGACGATCTTTCCGGTATCAATGAAGATCCGGAACTCTCGGCGTACCGGCATATTCCGATAGCGAGGAGCAGTTCCAATGATCGGACCGGGGAGCCATTCGCGGACAGCCCAGACGTTGTACGGAAGACCGATCATACCGCAGCATTCGCTGAACTCAACGATCTGACCGACGTGAGGACCGAAGTCTTCCGGCTCCTCAATACGGCACGTCTGGTCCCAAGAATGCTTCGCGCTCGTATGGCCACTACGCAGGAAGCACGGATATCCGACGGAAGCTCCAGCGGCTTGGAGAGCGGATAGAAACGCGTTCCATCCGTTCGGAAGGAATCCGTCGAGCAGGCACGTTAGGCCATCGACCGGAGCCGGAATGATAACCGTCTTCGGAACGCGATCCGGAAGCGCGTGTTCCAGGATCGGGAACCAGAACGATATGCAGTTCTTATCGGCCATAGAGAACTGCCAGTGTGAGCGCGACAACGATCAGGATGCCAGCCGCGACGGAAAGCCACCGAACGCGGCACTTCAGCTTCGCGATCTCCGCCAGAGAATCGGCATACTGCGCGCGGAGGAATTCGTGCGTATCGGATAGACGGCGGTACGTCTCCCCGGAGGATTCGGAGCGGAACGCTGCGTCGAGTTCCGCGAGCATGATCCGGTCGCGCGTCGTCAGCTTCAGGATCGGTTCGGTCTGCGCGTTCATTTCTTCACGTCCTCCTTCACGACGTCCCTCAGAAATAGCTGGTCACCTTTTCGGCAGAGCCGGTCCATTCCTTCGCGTCCGAACAATCCCAAATCACAGGATACTGCTTCCCACCATTTGCGTTCTCCTTCTGCGATTTCAGCCAGCCTTTTAGCGGCAAACTGATTCACCGCCTCAAGAAGTTGAGACACTCCTTGCCTTTCAGCAAACAGGCGATTTACTATTTCTATTCTTCCAGGGGACGGCGTAACGAATTTTCCGCACTTAGTAAATCCGTTGCGCATCTCGTGTGCGTGCGGAAGAATATGCTGGCCGTCCGGCAATTCGAATGCATGCCGAGTTTCTGTGCTTTCCTGCTTTTTCTGTTTCATTAGAATCTCACTTTCTTCGCCAGTTTCTTGACCATCGCGTCCATCTCCGGATCTGCGCTTACGGCTCCCGGATGCGGTTCAGGAAGGGCCTTCTGCGCGCCGGACGGCAGCGCAGGAATGGACGGCGGATGCTCGGAAGGAAGTCCCTCCGGATACGACTCCGTACTGAAGCACTCGATACCGTCTGCGGGGTAATAACGCGAGCATACCGCCTGCCTTAAACCTTCGATTCCGCAATGATCCCACGTCTTATGGGAAGCGCACGCGCGGCGAACCAAATACCGCAGCGCTTCGACTGATGGACACATCGACGCAATAGCGTCTCCGATCACCGTGCGCGCGACCGGATCACTCGGAAAGTAGGACATAACCGCTAATCCCTTGACGGCCTCGAAGATCGCTTCATCCGGAATGTATTCGCGCTTCTGCGGAGTTTTCTCCGGACGGCAGCGGCACGGCGTCACTCCGCCACCGCTCGGCTCCCATCCGGTCCCGCCGCAATACTCACAGATTTCCATTAGGTTTCGTCCTCCTGAACGCGCTTAATTGAGCGATGGCTTCCGCATCAGAGATCTTTCCGTTCGGCTTACTTCCAGACGGTTTCGGCTTCCTCTTCCATTCTTCGTCGATGAATTTTAAGGGTCGCGGAACGTAGCGCGGTTGTTCGATGAATTCCTGCAAACGAAGCTGGAGAGCCTTCATCCGTTCAGATTTCTGCTCCCACGAGAATCGCTTCCAGAGAACTTCGTATGCCTTACTAAAATCTTCGTCGATAAACGAACAACCGGTCGTTAAGTATAAGCAAACAAACTCTACGAAAGTATAGTCTTTCTTCCATCTTGGTTCTTCTAAGAGAACTTCAGAAGAAAGATTTAAGTCTTTAACTCTAAACGCGCGTTGTTGAATTTCCGCAGCACTGCCGTTCAACGTCTCTTTAACGTCCGTTGAACCGTCGCTAAACGGCAGTTGTACTAGATCATCCTCCTTCGCTCCGCGTACAGAAGCAGATTTCCTACCGGCATCTGAGGCTCTTTCGCTCTTGTACTGGCACTTGTGCCATTCTCGAAGGAGACGCATATTGTAGTAGCGTCCGTTGATCAAGCGAAAACTCTTCAGGACTCGGCGGGATGCCTTTCCCCACTGATCACCGATATCAGCAAGAACTGCCAATTCCTCCGCGTCGTTCGGAAGGCCGCAGTCATCTGATTTCCACTCATGACACAGCAGTTGAAGGTACGCGCTTCTTTCTGCGGGGGACATGAGTTTAACGCTAGTGGATGAAAGCCAATCATCCACATTCAAAAGAAACGCTGGAGGCTTTCCCCGAGCCATTTACTGACGGTCCTCCGGGAGCGTAGCGGTTTCTTTCGAATTACCGATAGAGGCCGATTCTTTCGAGGGCATATCCGGTACTTCTTTAGATTTTTCTCTTTTAGCTAAGGTTTTATCTCGGAAAAATTGTCGATCCAGGCAGGTTCCCCAGTGGCTTGTTCCGTCAGCGTTATAGCAGTGGAGTTTTCCCGTCTTAGGATGCGGTCTCCACCAAATAGGAGCGCGGCAACTCTTAGCCTTACATATTGCGGGATCGCCAACCGGCTTTAATTGTTCGCCCAATTCGTCCTCTTGCTAAGACGGCCAGTGAGGCAGGGTGAGCAAGCACCCCACCTCAACAGGTCTTCCGTTGGAGCCGTAAGCTCCAAAAGAATTGTACGCTACTCTACCGAAGCGTGTAAAGTACATTTTAGAGCGGAGACTCTGCCTCGTCGCCGTTGCAGGCGCGACCGTTTACTTTACCCCAAATCTCTTTGTTTACAAACTTGATGAACTCCACCAGGAAAGCGCCTTCCGCGCCTGTGGCTTCGTCGATCATCCGCTCGATAGGACTAGACGGCGGGAGCCAGTTCGATCCAGTAGCGAGCCTGTACTGAGCGACGATGGCCGGTTCTCCGAGCGCGTAGTGGACGCATCCGATCCACGCGGCTAGCATCAGGTCGTTCGTCGGCGCGAGCGCCATGATCTGATCGTGGATCGAAACCGGCGCGGCCTTAGCTTCGGCGCGCCGCTTTCTTCCGAGATGGCTGTTTCCACCGCCGCGCGGCCTTCCGGTTCGAGGCGTCACGCGGATACCTCCTTGCGCTTCTTCCAGCCGATAGCGAGAGGCTCTGGCAAGATCCATTGATACTCCCCCTTCAGGGGATTTCTGGCTTCACGCATAAACGTGAACCTCGTGGGTCCATCCGACCCCGGAAATGAGAGCGTTACGAGCCGCGTTTATATCGCGGTCATGATGAGTACCACAGGCCCCGCAATCCCATTCCCTTACCTTGAGTCCCACCAAGCCAGTAGGGCCGGAAAGCGCCCCGCAGGTAGAGCAGGTCCTCGTGGAATTTCTATTCTCAGGAAAGACCAACTCGCTACCGCCGATAAGGCTCTTGTATTCGAGCATCGATCTCAACTGGCCGTGCGCGCTATCACTCACGGATTTACCGAATCTCTTTGCCACCGCTCGGTGGTTGTCTTTCAAAAAGCAGATCGTCTTGTTCTCCGCTACTAGACGCCGCGAGAGTTTATGATTCCGGTCTTTACGCCGATTCTGGCAGCGTTCCTGAATTCGCGCAGCGAGCTTCCGATTATGGCCGCGCTGCGCTTGGCCGATACGCTTCTCCGCATCGCGGTACTCCTTCGGATGCGCTACCTTCTCACCTGTACTCAGCGCTACGAGATCCTTAAATCCTGGATCGATGCCGACGGCATTCTCCGCTACGCGCTCGATAGCTTTCGGCGCAGCGTCGATGAATAGGCAGAGATAATCTCCGGACGCGCGCTTAACGAGCCGTCCGCACTTAATCTTTCCCTCAGGAATCCACTGCTTATGGAAGCGGACTTTACCGAGGCCGAGAAGATGAATCTTACCGTCTACGATCTTCAGCGGATCGGGAAACGGAATCGAGTTCATCGGGCGGCGCGCGCCCTTTAATCGCGGCTTCCGCGCGATCTTTTTGAAGCAGCGCTTCCATGAAGTAAAGGCTGTTGAGAGAACCCCCTGAAGAACGTGGGACGGGATACTGATACGTTCTCCGTGTCCCGCGAGGAGATTCTGGAACTCATGCGCGCCAAAGTAGATTTTATTCTGCGCGTTCAGTTCGATCTTCCGGACGGCAAAGTTCCAGACGGAGCCGAGAATCGGTAACCACTCATCTCGCTTCATCTTCTGCGCTTTCGTTAAACGGAGTTTAAGTTGGTATTGAACCATTACCTAAACCTCCGCGCTTTTAGCGCCGACGCAGGCATAAAAATCGAATTGAGGCGATTCTAGCGACGCGCGGACGGCAAAGGGAAGCGCTTCGAGATGCGTCACGCAACCTCCTCGATCTTCTGCGTTATCAGATTGAATCGCCGTAGATCAATACCGAGAACGCGCATTCCGTTAATCGGAATCGGTCCGTCGAAGATACCGCCGTGCTCCGGGATGAAATCCTTCTGGCACGCTGCGCACCAGAGATGACCCTTAAATTCTGACCAATCCGGATCAGTATTACCGCAGGTACAACCGGCGATCTCGTATTCCTTCGGACGCTGAACGTAGACCCACTCACGTTTTTCGAGAGACATTACGCCGCCCTTCGCTTTCCGCCGTTAGGACCAGGAGCAAACGGACATTCTGTACCAAACTGCGCAAACCACGTGCGGTCACAGGCCGAAGACGGATTAGGGTCGATATGCGCGCGGCAATCCTTACACCAGATTAAATCTGATGGACCGTCAAACTGTCGTCCGCAGCAGCCGCAGAAATTATACTTGTACCAATTTTCGGAAGTGATTGGAACGGACTTCACCTCGCCCATCCTTCCGCCTGAACTTCGGCCAGGACTTGGTGGAACGGACGCCATTCAATCACGGCTTTATGCTCTATCGTCCAGGATAGTTCCGCGTATTCAGCGCCGCAATCAGAGCAGTAGCGCTGTCCCGATTGACGCTCCGGTACTCGGCACGGACGGCGGATCTGAAGTTCGATCATACGTTCTCCCGCAGCGCTTCACCGAGAATTTCGCGTAAGGCTTCCTGATCTTCCCGCGCTTTCCGCCTACGCTCTGCCGCGCCTTCCATCATGAACTTTTTAGCAATAGGATTCTCCGAATTGACGTGCTGGGACAAAGCCGCCTCCGCGATATCCGCTGGCCACGGAATATCCTCATGCGGTCGGCTCCGGCAGATATCGCGCGCGGCATCTTCCGGTAGCTTCCATGCTTCGTTGAGATCGAGCGTATAACCGTGACCTCCTTCTCGCCACCACTTCAGGCAGTCTCCGCAGTAGCCGAGGTTCTGGATGTAAAACATCTTTAGCGGTTCGCTCATTTAGGTTCCTCGGTTCGCGTCTCACCGACGAATTCTCCGTCAGGAAGTGGAAGCTCCCAGAACCCGTTCGGGTCCAGTCTTCCGTATCCGTACGTGATATACTCGTGTATTCCGGTCGAACAGCAGGGACGCTCTCCGGCGCTCTGCCTTCTTCTAGCTTCCGCTTTACGCGTCTCGATTGGCACCGCGAAGGCGATATCGGCTTGCCGCTTTTCGTAGGATAGTTCTTCGATTAGATCAAATTGAGAATCTCTCATTCCGCGCCTCCGTTAGATGCCGCTTCTTCGGCGTTCTTAGCGCGTAGGCTCAATCGCCGCGCGGCTTCCGCGTAGTAGTAGTCCACTACGCTCTCACGCGCGCTAAGTGGACGGATATACTTCGGACGTGAGCGGATAATCTGAAGATCAGGAGATTGCGCTTGGATACCAGCGGCTTTCAGCGCGTCACGAATACTATTCACGGCATCACCGTCCCGTCGAGTAAACCATTCTTTATGATTTCCTGAATTCCGCCGCGCTCGTCGATTAACGCGAAGGCCGCGTCTTCAAGATCGACGTCTCCGCGTGCGTTCCATCCTTCCGGACATTCGTCGTGGTTCTGGCAGTGGCGGCAGCCGACCAAATGAACGAATTGTTCCTCCGCTCTAACGAGGAAGCGGTCCGCCTTGATCTGGCTATCATCACCGAATCGCGGCTTCGCGCGGAGAATCTGGCGGGCGTCGGAGAGCGTCACGCGGTACCTCGATTCCGAATCGCATACGCGAAAGTCCGAAGCGCATCAGCTTGCGCAAGCAACTTTAATTGACGCTGAGTAAGCGGATGCTCAAATACTTCACCGTCCACTATATCGTGAAGCCGCTTCGCTTCCGTCTCTGCTTCCTTAGCGATCTCTTCGCGCTCGCGCAGGACAGCGGCTTCAACTGTGCTACGACGCTTACGTACCTGCTTACTTGGCGGTTCATCTACTCGTCCGGTAAGAATCGCTGCGAAACGGGCTACTTGTTCGGGAGTCACGCGGCACCTCGATTGCGGATATCCTTAGCGATCAGCGCAGCCGCGCGGCAGGCTTCACAGTCATCATTTTGAATACGCGCTTCCGCCGTCTTGGCGCACGCTTCACGCTCATCCGCGACCGCGCGCTCTACAAGAGTTTCTATCGACTGGACTACGGCTGATAGGTCTTCTTGCGGCGCATAATCCGTCCCGATGGCAGTTGCGCAGAAGCGGATTTCGACTTTAGTCACGCGGCCCTCCGCTGAAGGTAAATCGACTCGGTGCCTTCAACATTCGCACAGGCGCACAACCTTTCAGAAGGAGGCTCCTTTTCGTTTGTTGTCCGAGTCGAACTGGTAGCTGGCAGAACGCCAGCATAAGATTGTCCGGGATTCCGCCGCGCTTCTTCATCCGCTTGCGCGCGCTCCCGGCTGCGCTGTCCCGTACTACGGGCTATGACGTCTGTTGGGGTTTTCTTGGGAGCCTCATAGCGAATTCGTTCGCCGGGGACGGCTCCCTGTCCCGGCGAATCGCTTGCGTAGTGTCCTGATGGCTGGAGGAGACGCGCTCCAGCTCGCGCCGAAGAATCCACTTCGGAATCGCCGTACTTGCCGCCGCGCCGTACCGCGTACGTTGCCGGGTTTAGTACGATCCCCGCAGGGCCGCTGATTTTCTGCCCCACCGTCACCGCAGTTAACCATTGCGGCTGGTCCACGGTCTCGAATAGGAGCGGACGCGAGTGCAATCGCGACGAGACCGAGAAATAGAGAAGTTGGACTGGCGTGGCGGTGATCCCGCAGGCACGCCAGTAATCCGGGACGCTTCCACTACTGCACGACGGCTGGATACGTATTCCGGATATGTGGTCGGATAACGCGCGGATTTCACGGGACCGGCGTACGCAACGGTCGCTATCGTTCCGCCCAGGAGACAGTATGATGCTTACGGCTGCTCTAGCGTCTTCGCGGTCATCCGATATAACTGCTGGAGTACTAATGCCTGCCGACGGAGGTCGGCGCTCTATCACTAGTCGTTGCGGGCAACAACGTGACCGAAGGTCAACTCCAGCAACTTGGTACGCGAGATTCATTGCTTTCCTCTCGCGCGAATCTCTGCGGCGGCATCCGTGAATGGCTTCTCACCGCCGTATTCCTTCCACTTTTCCGCGAGCGCGTCGAGGACTTTAGCGCATTCCTCGCGCTCATAAGCGACGGCCTTATTTAATCCGCGAAGAATAAACGGACGCGCATTCTTACGCCAATTTCCTTCTACGGAACGGACCGGCAAAAGACTATCTGCCATCGCATCCGCGAAGTTAATCATCCGAGATTTCTGTACAGACGCAGCTATAGCGCCTTGGCTCATCGTTTGGTTCCCCTGAATCCCCAAAAACTACGGGGGCCTGGCGGGGAGATCCAGGGATAGGAATTAGACCCGATCCGAGGCCCCTGCCGTAGCTGTCCAAATTCGGAAGAGCGACCTCCGAACGCTTTCTATCCTATACCGATTCCGTATCGGAGTCTACAGTTTTTTGGAATAAATCTTCTTGGAGAATTTCCGCGCGCGCATCTTTTTTCTCTTTCCGTTCACGATCCTTCTTTCGGCGCGCATCACGGTCAGCTTGACGGTACTCAAGACCGTTGAGAGCTTCAGCTACGAAGGCGCGGATGTCCGTCTTCTTCACGTGGCGCTTCTCGAACGATACTGGGATGAGCGGAGACTGCTGCTTCACGTAAACTCCATCATCTTCTGTTCCGCAAGCCCCTGCCAGCGCCACGCGAAGATCTTCATACGCTCTTTCGTCCAGAGCGGAAACGCGCTATCGCAGGAATCACAGCCGGACTTGAACGCGCTGACGAGTTTCCCCGGCGTTCCGGCACGTCCGTAGTGGAACTTTAGGCCGTTATCGTGGGATAGATCGGCCCAACGTCTCGCGGTCGATTTAAAGGCATCGGAGCCGCCAAGGAACAGGCCCTGAAAGAGATGCAGGTATGGCTTTACGTCTTCGCGCGTCATTCCGTCCTGGACGGCCAAGTACCAGGGCCAATCGACGTCGCGGAGTTGGTTCATGCGCCAGTCGATGCTATGGTGGAGTGACTTCAGGCCAGCCGCTACGATATCAGGCGTCACAGCGAGATACGGATCAGAGTTTGCCAGCATTGCCGCTTCTAGTCTCTTCAGGTATGCGTCTCCGTTCCATTCGGTTCCGTTTCGCCACGCGATGAATGCCTGATTATCAAATCCCCACCGCTCGAAAGGAAACGGGCACGGCGGTCGATCTACGAACATCCGGCCCCATCCCAGTTCGGCCAAGCGCGCTACGAATACCTTCGATCTGGTTTCCCCTACCATGACGAGCGGAAGATGATCCAACGCTACTGCTCCAGCACGACGCCGCAGTGCTCCGTCTCGCGGATCTCGATACGCTTCAGAGATGTCAACTCGGAAGGATAATCGAGCCGTCCGTAGATATACTGCGCGATTATCTCGCACGTTGGATTCTCAAGACCGGGAACGTCGTTGAGGCATTTATGGTCAAGGTCCTTCTTGATAAAGTTCCAGTACTGCTTTACGTCCGCGTAGTCGATAATCCATCCGCTCGTAGAATTCAGGACGCCGCCGAACTCCAAGCGGATTCGGTACGTATGGCCGTGGAGAGAACGGCACTTGTGGCCGTCCGGAACGTTCGGTAGGAAGTGAGCCGCGTCGAAACTGTCTTCTATAAATATTCTCATCTTGGGTTCTCCGGTTCTTTTGCGCTTCGGCGCGTCGTGGTTCGGACACCGAGGATTCGGGCAATCCATTCCTTTATGGACTAGCGTACTCTTGCAAATCGGGCAGAACGTATCCGGCTGCTGCTTCAAGGCTTACCCTTCCTTCGCGCTACGGCTTCGCGTATAGCGACGAAGCGCCGCTCCCGTTCCGTAGCATCCGGACCGAGTTTGCCGTCGGCTATAAGGATGCGGACGGCTCCGGTTTGATCGCGCTCCGATTCGTCCTGCTCCGCTTTGAGGAACGCGGCATCGAGCGCTTCAGCTTTCCGGTCGCGGTACATTCCTTCATGAACCTACCGGTCATCGTCTCCGGCGAGCGGAATGTACCGATGCGGCGGACGGCGTTGTGGACCGCGCGTAGTCTTCACGCTTCTACCTTCTCGATCCGGAATTCCTTCGAGTCAACCCGTCCCAGGAACCACTGAAGGCCGGTCTGCTTCGCCGCTTCAACGAGAGACGCGAAGTGCGCGTCGTCAAAGCACTCAAGGCCGTCGCAGCAGACAACGCCGAATTCTCCCGCGCGCATAGCCGCCACCCGGAGCCAGAACTGAGCGCGCGCCTGCGTGTTGACTTCCGATAGCGGGACGCCGTTCAGGTGAGCCACCTTGTTCGCGTCGAACGTCAGGCCGCTGATCGGAAGGTGGTCGAGCATGTCGTCGCGGAGGGAGTCGAGAGCGTTGAGCGAAGCCGTCAGCTTGTCCGCTTGGTCTTTCAGCGCCAGAGCTTCCTGCTCCGCCTTCTCCGCGATCTCGCGCGTACGCTTGTCCTGGATCTGAGAAGCGGCCTTCGTCTTCGCAGCGGAATGCTCGGACGTTAACCGTTCGATCTCGGCGCGGAAGGCTCCGGAGATCTCGCCGAGCGATCCTTGATGCGTGTCAGCGACGATCTTTAGATCGGACTTCAGCTTGGATTCGATGGTACCGATCTTCTCTGCGCGCGCGGCGTTCAGGACGCGAATCTGTTCGTCGTAGTCCGCGTTTACCGCGACCTTCTTGTCCCACGCGTCTTTATTCAGGTCCTTCTCAACGGCTTCGCGCTGGCGTTCGGCTCCGGCCTTCTGCTCCGCTTCCTCGGATACGCGCGCATCTTTCTCGGATAGCAGCCGCGCCTCTTCCGCGCTCCAGTCCGTTTCTTCGTCCGTGCCGATAGATTCGCGGAGTTGACCGGCGTGAGTTGCCTTGATCTTCGAGTCCCGGTTCAGGTCCGTCCGCTTGTCGTAGACATGGTCTTCGACCATCTTGACGGCATCGAGAGCCGGTAGCAGCTTCGCCTTCGTGACGACCGGCTTCAGCGTGGTAAGGAACGACGCGTCGGCTACCGCTGCCATCAGCTTCGCTTCGTCTAGTTCCAGCTTCACCGTCTCCAGAAGGATCTGCGTCTGCTTTTCCTCCGAAGCGTTCATGGCTTCGTTGATCGGGTCGATACTGATCGAATCCGTGATCTGTTTCAGCCACGTTGCCGGAGCGCCGAGAGGACCAGTCTTCGAGCTGCGGACCTTCGTTGCCGATACCTTTCCCGGCTCGAACGTCCGCGAGAACTTCCACGTCTCGCCGCCATCACCTTCTACGACCGCGCAGATCTCGCCTTCAGCGGCTCCGGCACGGAGCATACGCGGATTTCCTCGACCGAATAGGGCAGTCACCAAGGACAAGAATGACGTCTTGTTCGTACCGTTGGCACCAGCGGCCACGTTGACGGCTGCGAGATCTGTCTCGAAATCTTGCCATCCCTTGATCGACTTCGCGGATATATGCTTGATGAACACGGAATCTCTCCTGGACGCCTCCTGGCCGCGCAATCCGGATGACCACCTCCCCCGAGATTTGCCATCCTTGCTGCTCCGCCAGAAAGCGACCGGAAGGGCCTCTTGCGAGGCCAGACCGTCTATGCCGTCTTCTTCTGCTTATAGAATGCGGCCCAGCGCTTCTTCTGCGCCGCAGAGATCCGTGCCAGCGCTTCCGCCGAGAGCTTCCGCTTGCGCTTCGGCACGACGCCCATCGGCTTTACCGCAGCCGGTCTGCCGCGCTTCTTACCGCTTAACTGCGCGTCGATCTCCGCGATCTTCCGCGCGATCATATTGGCCTGCTGCTGGAATCCAGCGCGCGCCATCTTAAGTAGTTCTTCGTCCATACGTTTCGTCTCCTTTACTTTTCACGTTTGCCCGGAAGGGATTCCAGCCATAACAGGATTTCTAGGAACCGGTCGAAGTCCTGCTGGCTAAATCCCCAGATCGTTCTTAGGTCGTCCGGCGAATACTGGCGCTGAAGCGCCGATCCATCTCCGATGGGTTTCCTCATCTAACCGTTTCCCCCTTCTTACGTAAAGTCGAGAGCGCCGGGGTTCCGATCCTTCCCCTTGCTCTTCGGCTTATCCGCTCCCGGTGCTTCCCCAATCCGCTTCCACGTCGGAGCTTCTCCCGGCTCCGGCACAACTGCGCGGATATGCTTCCCGTTGTAGTAGCACTCTTCGCCTTCTTTCAGGTCGTCGGTCGGCAGGTTATCCGAGGTATACGTCGGAATCGACTTCGGACCGGCCTGGGCAGGTTCGGCTTTGGCCGTTTCCTGCGCTTTAGCGGCCTCTGGCTGCTTCTCCGTCTCGGCAGGTTGCGTAGCAGGAGCGGACTGCGCCGGAGCCGTCTGGCCAGCCGGAGACGCTGGCGCGGAGCCGTTTTCCTGCTTCGCGGATTCGGCAGCAGGTTTAGCCTGTTCCGGAATGGCCTGCGGAGCCGCTTTCGGCGCTTCCGCCTTCTTCTGCTGGCGGTCAATGGATTCCTTGATCTTCAGGGCGATGGGAGTAGGCTTCTCACCTTCCGCTGGAGGACCGGCCATCACGTCGGCCCATGAAGCTACGCCTTCCGCGATCACCATATAGATTCCGCGCAGCTTAATGATCTCGGCTGGCGTAGACTGCTCGACCGGATGGCCGAGGTATTCCGCGAGATGCTTCGGATCGATACGCTTTTCCGCAAAGGCGTCGATCAGCTTCTTCCGCTCTCCGTCCGGATCTTCAGCGGCTTGCTTTTCGAGCGTCGCCCAGATACGGTCTTTCCACTCGATCTTGTCCTGCGGCGGAAGGAGTTTTTCACCGAGCGTCCGGATGGCCTTCGACACCGCTGCGGCTTCGAGTTGATTCACCTCCGCGTCCGTCGCTTCGATCAGATGAACGATCTGGCCGTTCGTGTTTACGCGCTGGCCGAGAGTCTCCTGACCCTGCTTTACGTAGCGGCGCTCGACTACCTTCTTCGTCGTGATCGTCCGTGAATAGGCAACGTTCGATTCGAGATCCATGACGCATACGGTAGTGCGGCGAACCTCCGCGTCTTCCCATATAACGTTCTGAGTAACGTCGATATTCTTGGCCTCGAAGATCGCGGCCTCCACGAATCTGATCGAGAAGCCGGTCGGCCAGTCTTCAGGAGCGTTCAGGAGTTTATCGCGCTTGCTCCACTTCTGCCATTCGTCCGGCGTCTTGCTCATCGGCTTTACATAGAGGGCTTCCGCTGCGAAGCCGGGATTCTCGCACAGCCGATTGATTCCGACGCGGACCTGCATCCAGTCACGGCGAAGATAGCGCGCGGCTACGACGAACCGCGCTTCGACTAGCGCCTTCTGCTGCGCGGCCATGGCTGCCATCGACGTCTCCGGCGAACGCGACAACTCCGTTCCGCCGAAGTCTTCACGGCGCGTCAGGCCGACTTCCGTTTCGTCTCTTCCGAATTCTCGTGGCGTCATTCTTTCTCTCCAGTCTTAATTCTTGGATCGGGCATACGTAGCGCCCAGTACCCGTCTGCGCGGTGAACCCATTCACCTAATGAAATCGAGCGGCCTAGCGAATCTTCGACTTCTACGAAATGCCCGGACTCGTGCGAAGGCGGACCGTCAAATACGATATCGATATAGCTCATATACTGTTCCAGAACTCTTCTGCGGTAGGAGGATAGATCATCACGCCGTCTTTTGCGTGGAGTACGAGAAAGTCCATACCGTTGCAGATTCGGATTTCTCGCTTGCTCTCCATACCGAGATCGAACTGCTTGCGCGCCTGATCCGTATTGATCTCTTCGTCCGGATAGCGCGGATTACGCTCGAACCAATGACCGCCGTTATGATACGCGCTATTCGTAGCGTAGATATAGAGCTTCAGCGCTCCCTTGCGGTCGGCGCTATACGTCAACTCCGTAAGCGTATGGACTATGGGTTTATTCACTTTCCGGCCTTTCCGCGCGGCAGCAAGAGCTTCCGCGCGCCTTCCCGCGTCACCTTCTGATGCTGCTTCGCCAGCGCTTCGATCTTGCGTATGCTATCCGCCGGAAGCGCCAATCCGGAACCCGCGCAGACCGAGCAGTCCGTCACCGTTCCGTCACCTTCCTTATGATCCATCGGGCACGGAACCGATACCAGGATATATACGATGCGCTCCCAATCAGTACCGACCGCGTCCTTGTCTTTTTTCCAGGTAACCTTCCCGATCCGTGACATCAAGCCTTCGGCTTCGCCTATCGCCTGCTTCAGCGCGTTGCTGGTTTCCTCTTTCCGGTCCTTCGCCGTCTCATAGGCGTCATGCGCTTCGTCATACGCCGCGATCAGCGCTTCTTCTTCCTCCGTCGCCATCCGCAGCATCTCGATCTGGCGCGGAAAGCGCTGCTTAAGGTAGTCCTGCGCGGCTTCAGACTTTCCAATCGGCGGCGGAACGCGCGCGAGGACGTGATCCTTCCAGAAGCTCTCTCCGGCTTCGAGAAGCGTAGCTTCGATTTCTACGTCTCGATGGACGCGGTAGGTGCGAAGTTCGTCCAGGCCGAACAGTGCAGCGGCATCCCACCACGGAAGATCCGCCGTCGAGCAGGACCACTGAAGCTGGAGCGCTACGGTAATCGGAACCTCTCCGTTATCTTCGTCTCCCCATCCGTCGCGGAGATTCCAAGCGACCGTCTTTGCGTCAACACCGCCGATGCGTCTCCGGCGCGTTAGGTCCGATACTACCCAGGCATCTGGCGTGCAGACCTGCCAGTCTCGGTCGCGGTGCTGGATCGTTTCGTCGAACCATTCGGTCTTCAGGCCGGTAACGTCACTATACCAGTCAATGACGCCGCGCTCGAAATAGTGGCCTCGACGCTGGCGCTGGTTCGAAGGGCGCTGCTTGATCAGGCCGAGTTTCGCGGCGTAGACGGCAAATGCATCACGGCGCGGGTCAAGGCCTACGATTGCCGCGATCTCTGATGCTCCGATACCGCGCGCGCGCGTTCGCTGGTCAATCGCCATTCCACGTCTCCGCTACGAGAAGAGCCGCGCGGCAGATCGCGAGCGCGGGAGTTTCTCCAGAAGCCAAAAAATCAGGACGTCCGTTCCATCCAGACGTTCCGTGAGGAGTAAATCCGCAAAACCACACGTGGCCGCTTTCAGCAGCGTCGGAATCTGGAAGGAACGGAGACTTTAGCTGCATATGATAGCCACGTCGGTGAAGTTCGGCCTGAGTATCAAAGGCTGCGGACGTATCTTCACTCGGATGAAACGTTACGCCTAGTCCATTACGAATTACGCGGACGGAATCCGTCCATATGCTAGCGTATCCAAGGATTTGATACCCCATAACCTTATTAGCTACAAGCGCGTCCAGTTCCCGGCCAGCGGGAAAATTCCAAACGTCGATCATAGTAGTGCTCCCGTTAGTTCGAGCGTCCGGACGGCTTCGCGCGCTTCCGCCGTGCAGAAGCAGTCGCGGCTCGCATGACGACAGTGCTCGTATTGCTTTAGCACGGTAGCGGCTCGACGGAGCGCGGCGGTCAAGCGATCTACCTTCGCGGATAGGAGTTCGATCTTTAGTTGATCGGAGGATTTAGCGTCGGTCATTTCGCGGCTCCGTTCTTGCGCTCTCGACGTTCCGTGAATTCTTTAAACGCAGCAGCTACGGCTTCCATACGGGAAAGGCCGCTCTCGATAGCGACAACCTTCATGCGCTTCCAGATACCGCACGGTACCTTTACGTTTACGACCGCCATCTTCTCTGGCATATTTTCTACCATACTACGGTTTAGAAATTAACGCTATACCTTTTTTACGTTTCGTATTATGCTAGCGTTTGGAGGCTTCCATTGACCAACGCAGAACGTTACGTACGCGCCCGTATCGACGCGGACGCTCTCTTTAAGACGCTGACTGCCGACGAAAGGCGCGAGGCGGAAACCGCGCTACGGTGGATCAGCTTCGCCGGTTCTCCGCAAGCGTCGAAGGCCGGACGGCCAGCGGGTAGCAAGAATAAGAAGACGGCAGAGATACCGCAGGAGCCGATGGCTGGAATCGCGGCGGAGAAGAGCGCGTGACCGAACCTCCGTGGAATCCTGGTCCGTATTCCTTCCGACATGTTGACTACTTCGCGGACCTTCCAGGAATGCAGGCCGGAACGTTCGAGATTTCTGACGAAGACCGGACGCCGGAGTGGCTCGGGCAAGCGCAGACAGTCGAGCAGGCGCGTCTCTTTACGGCTTCTCCGGATCTCGCAGAACTCGTTACGGAAGCGCTCCAACTAAAAGGCGGATGGCGCGAAGCGATAGCGGAACTCGAAGACTTCTGCTCCGAGCCGGTCCGTCTGAAGAATATGCTGGCCGCGCTCAATCAACTCGACGTCTGGGCGAAGAAGGCTACGGAGGTTATAAAGAAAGCGCGAGGTGAGGTATGAAGGATTTGAACTTCGCGCCCAGTCCGTGGCGTATCGGCCCGATCAACTATGCTGACGTATACGGAAGCGACGGCGAACTGGTAGGCGCTTATTACGAAGGGACGTAAAACTACTGTCGCAGACGCACGACTAGTTGAGGTCGCTCCGGAGCTTTACGCCGCCGTCCTTGCGTACGAAGCGCTCGACGAGCAACGCAACCGCTGTGAGGATTGTGAGGACTGTTTAGAACGCGCGCCGGAAGCCTGCGGCAAGTGCTTCCCGTTTGCCGATGATGCGCGGTGCAAGATGCGCGCGGTATTAGCGAAGCTGCGGGAGAAGTGAGAGAACCGCAGCCGAGGAGTAAAGATATGAACGAACCGACCGACTGGGCCAAACTCTTCGCGGATTCCGACCGGCAGCAAGCGGAGATGGCGCGGAGCGGTCCGTTTGCCAAGATCTTCCAGCGGTGGGACGCGGAAGCTCTGAGCGGAAAGCGCGGACCGGTAGCGAAGGTCCTGGCTGAGCTGCGTCAGAAGGTACTTCTCGAAAATGATAAACCCTAGTGAAATCGTATCTAGGTTACTCGTCCAGCTTGAGTATGAAAATCCGCTTAATATTTCCCAGAACTTTATGGGACGAGTCTTAATCTACCTTACGGACCGCCCTGAATATGAAAAGCGCCGGTCCAAATGGGGTTCTACGATATCACAACGATGGTGGGACCGTGCCTGAGTACCACGTCCTCCGCTTCCTCCTCGGCCTCGCGGAACTCTCGCTCGTCTATTTAGTCCTAAAGCGCCGCGTCGGATACCTTCTCTGGTTCGCGGTCTTCATCTACGTTTCGAGCGCCGTCAATATCGCTCCGGCCTTTCCGCGCGACGTCTGGTATACGCGCTTCATACAGGTTCCGCTCTTCTCGCTTCTACTCGGCCTTACCTTCGCAGCCACGTTCGACGTCTTCAGCGTCCTACTTAGGCAGACGTTCGCGAGGGAAAGATGGTTGATGCTTTCCCTGTCCGGAGTATGCGGAGCCATACCGCTCGTGGCCAGTGCGTCATGGAAAGCGGAGAACTGGTATCAGGGAGCGATGATAGCGCTTCAGTACGCGCTTCTCGCGGAGACGGTCGGGATGCTGGTGGCATGGCGGTGGATATCGCAGAAGCGACCGGTACGGATGGAGGCGCAGATCGACTGCCACGGCTGGCTGTGGACCGCGTGGCTGCTTACCTGCGCCTTGATGGCGAGCACTACGAAGGGCGGATTATTCTGGGAGATCTTTACGTGGAAGGGCGGAGGCGGGGCGTGGCGTGCGGCTTCGGATTCGATCCTTGCCACGCAGATTCTACTGTGCGGAGCATTTTGGCTTAATCTCCGGCGCTGGCGCGGCGGGATTCGAGATGACTGAGCCGATTTCGCGAATCTTCCATCTCAGCCGATAGCCGGTCGATGGATTCTTTCATAAGCTTAATTTCACTAACGACGTAAGCGTTCGAGTAGTAGCCGTTGTTCGGTCTGCGGACGCGCGTAAGCTGCTGCCAGATCCACTTTCCGCAGGCTCCGAGGATACCAGCGGCTATGAGCCGGAGCCAGCCGTTCGGATCGCTTCCGAGGTTGTTGTCCGTCATAAGCAGCTTTCTGTACATTCTAGCGCAGTACCTAGGGTACTAGTAAGCCGTATCCTAGGCGCCGCGCCGTTATCAGAATTGGCTACCGCCGAATCGCTAGAATCCGCCAGGACCTTCCGGCGGATCTTTGGGATCATCCACCTGATCGCCGTCCGTATCACCGTCGCCGTCGAGCGTAGGATCGGCAGGATGGACCGTCAGGTAGCGGGCGAGCGCGGAACCAGCCGGAGGTGCGTCAGTGCCGTACATCGCCTGAGAGACGAGAGAAACGTGCTTCGGCCCGTGCTTCAGTTCCCAGAGCCGCGCGAATGCCTTCTTCAGTTTAAGTTCCATGTTCATTTTTCTCCTTTCGGTCTTGATCCGACTACATCCCAGACGACCCTTCCGATGAATCCGACCAACAGAGTGATCAGAAGTCCGAGAGCCCAATAGAACTTCGCGTTCAGCTCGTCAACCTTGAGCGCGAGCGTGGCCATAGTAACGTTCTGCGGCCCCTGCTGCTGCTCTACACTGGTCATCCTGGATTCGAGGTTGGATATGCGTGCTTCGTTGATCTGCTGGCGCGTCGAAATAGTCTCTATTTTTGAAGTATTCAGTATGATCTGATTCTGACGGCCTTCCGGCGTGTATAGGTTCGGAGTCTGAATCGGAACGGCTAAAAGCGTTACGACGGCTACCAGGAGAACTCCGGAAATAGCCGTCTTCATGAATTCATTGGACCGAGGAAAAGCGTAGCCGTCCATTTATTACGTTCTTCCGAGATCCCGCGCCGATGGCATTCGAGGGAGCAAACCGTCCAATCTTCGGCTTCGAGGGCGGCCATGAGTTTATGGAACTTCAGAAGACCTTCCAGACCGAGGTTGAACTCCATATCGACGAGCGCGGCCTGAACTCCGTCCGGCCAGGAATCGAACTGCGGAAACTGCCGCCGGAGTTCTTCGTTCGATTCGGCGACGTCTGCGTCACGAAGCGCGTCGATCTGCGGGTCCGTGAGACGTCCGAGCGTGTACTTCTGATAGAACGAAGCCTTCATGCCGACCGGAGCGTCCATGAGCGCTTCCCACTCCTCCGGTTCTATCGGAGGATCGAAAGGAATGGCCTGCGCTACGGCATAGGAGGCCACTAGATGGCCTGCCGCGCAGGTAGCGTTACCTTCCACCGCGTTGTCGCGGTAGAGCCAAGGAACGCGCCCCTCTTCCTGATCGACGTTCTCGTAGATTTGATTCAGGAGTTCTTCCGTCATATTCGTCTGGATCTTAAGCCGCGTCGATCTGAATTGCGCAGATCAACGGTTCATCGGCCTTTCCTTCAGTAAATTTGATCACAATCACTCCGTTAGAGACCGATACCGGGATCGACCTGTCGAGAGCCGCGAGGCTTCCGGCCTGAGCGAAGATGTCGAAGTCGGTCAGGACCGGCGCGTCGTTGATCGACACGTTGAAGACGCGCGCTCCGACGCCGAAGCGCGACGGCTCACAGAACTTCAGAGTCACGACGTAGTTTCCGTTCGGAACCGTGAAAGAATAGGTAAACGCTCCGTAGCGGCACGTCCGGTAAAGCTCCGGTTGATCCGTTCCGGTTACGGCCTGAGTCGTTGACCACGGAGTACCTCCGGAGAAGTCCGCGTCTGGAGACCACGCGCGGCCAGAGGTTCGACCGGCATCGATGGAGATCGGTTGAAATGGTGAAGGCATAGGATTAGGCTTCGGTTGAGGAACTGCGGACGCTGGCACTGGCGACCCCGCCGCCGCAGACACCGCGCGGAAGGCATTTATCCTTCCCCATCCGAACTTATCGTCTCGTCCCGGC